TTTTTAGAATGGAAACGGTAGTTAGAGCGGGTGACCGGATTCGAACCGGCTGCCCCCAGCTTGGAAGGCTGGTGCTCGACCACATGAGCTTCACCCGCTTAGAGTAGGAAAGAGTTAACCTACACTTCCAACCTAATTGCCGCGGAACAATTGTTGGTCTTTTTTTTATTGAGAGGTTTCGGGTCTTTCGGGGTTTCTGGTTAATGACTTGCTTACGCTCGGACTAATACAAACCCTTTTTCATCCTTTTAGCACCGTTTCATTAACTACAGCTTCACTACCTCTTGCTCCCCCACCTGGGCTCGAACCAGGGACCTATTGATTAACAGTCAACCGCTCTAACCAACTGAGCTATGGAGGAATGGAAAGGTCCGGGCCCAATGGTACCTTTTGAAGACCTTAGTTGCGGGAGAGGGAATCGAACCCCCGACCTCCAGGTTATGAGCCTGGCGAGCTACCGCTGCTGCTATCCCGCGATATGATGAAAGGAAGGAAGATCTGGCGAGTACTTGTATTTGCCCGTTCCACACCGGTACCAAGCCTCCCGTCTTTTTCCAAATCCGTGCCACTGTGAATTAGCATCCTTCCTTAGTGCTCCCTGTAGGGATCGAACCTACGACCTACTGATTATGAGTCAGTTGCTCTAACCGCCTGAGCTAAGAGAGCGGGATTGTTTCCTAGGGTAGGCACGGCGGGGATTGAACCCACATGTAACCAATTACTCTTTCTACAAGGTATAAGCTTGAGGAGATACGTGCCCATATGAAGACGGGATGCTGTTTTATAGTTTACGAATCTATTGCTGAAAATTGCTGTAAGCATCCCTTTATTTTAGGATTTCCTTATACTGTAACTTTTTGTTTGTCCATGACAGTTTTTACAAAGGATTTCCAAATTCTCTATACGATTATCAAATCGATCACCGTTTATATGATGCAAATCCAACGGAATTTCTTTACTGTTCCACGAAGATCTTCCGCATTCTTCACACTTTTTTTCTTTAATGCCCGCCGAGATCAATCTATTTCTGATCTTGGAAGAAGATAGGGTTGTTCCTTTTCTACACCATTTCTCTACCCATTCAAGATCATCCATCTTGTTAGAAGCTATTTTGTAGTCCTTGCCTCCCTGATTGCCCTTATATTCTATATCATTCTTTTTAAGGTAAGAATCTAAGGTTCTCGGTCTGCAATCGATCTTTTTACAGATCATATTCTTAGGCATCCCCTCTTCCACCCATTCTAGTATCTGAGGCATCTTTTCTTGTATGTCATTTCTCATAGTGTGTTATATATCAGACACGCTGAAAGAAAATAAAGAAAGTCTACTAATTCTAGTACCCCGGGTCGGACTCGAACCGACACGCACTATGGCATATGCTCCTAAGGCATACGTGGCTACCAATTACACCACCGAGGCATTTGCAGGATATCGCTTAACCTGCGGTGAGTGTTCCTTTCACCTTGTTCCCTAACGGTACTACGATTTTTTTTGCGGAGAGGGAGGGATTCGAACCCCCGGTACCTTGCGGTACATCAGTTTTCAAGACTGGCGCATTCGACCACTCTGCCACCTCTCCTAAAGCTCGTTTTTTCCCCCATTACCCCGAAGAGGAGTGGGACCCTCATTCGGATTTTGATTCAGGTAGTCTACCAAGGTAAACCGTTCCAACGAGCAAACCTAATCAGAGCCTCCAGACGGACTTGAACCGCCGACCATCTCATTACAAATGAGACGCTCTACCGGCTGAGCTATAGAGGCCTTTAGAATCCCAATATGTCAAAGAACTTGATGTTTTTTGTTCCTGATTTGTACTCCTTAAACATAAAGTGTTTCTCCTTTATGAAAAAAAATACCTGATGAAAAATCAGGAAAGATTTGTGGAGCTGGTGGGATTCGAACCCACGTCCAGCTAGGCAAATCCTAAGAACATCGTTCACAGGCTTAGATCATTTTTCTAAAAGATCAAAATAGAAAGGTTTCATATATGTGGGAATCAAACCTATCAAAAGTACCTGGTCCCAGAGTTGGTTTAGACGGGCTCCGGCCTGTGACCCGCATACTCCATTTCCACCATAGGAAGATCTGGATTTCGACTTTCTGTTCCTAGGGAGTCGACCCCCGTTGCTTAGGCTGCAAGAGCAACTTCAGCTTCCTCAACAGGAGCTAGTCCTGCAAGGATGTAAAATGGATTTTCGCCATTTAGAAAGTTACATAGGTTATTATAGAGTTTCCAATGCTAACTCTGCCTGCATCAATTCAAAGAACTTTCGGCCTCCTGTCGATTCCATTTCAGCCCCTTATTGTTTGGCAAATTTAATCCATGGGTGTGATTAAAAAAACCAGATCTACATAAAAAACCCAGACTTTTTCATGGTCTGGGTTTGATATGTCTAAAAATCTCTTCTGAGAACTTAACAACCAAACCCATGAATATTTAGGTTTATCGAGGATATACTCGATATTTCTAAATATGTTTTTATGATCGATCGTGTCATTCCTGGATGAAATTTTCAATTGTTATATATCACACTTGCAAAAATGTTTCCCTCAGGATTCATCTTTTTCAAACCTTCTTAGCATCCAAAATTTATCTATGCTACTCACGGGAACTTCCTGAACTATGTGGTGCTTATAATCGTCCAAATCACTTTGGACCTTAAATTCCAGATATAATGAACCCTCGGACTCCGGAATATTTCCGATGTGACCTGAGTGGAAAGTCCTCCAATCTCCAGGACGGAAATCTACTTCAGCGGGGATTTCTATGACTTCTTCACCCACCCTCGCTTTACTTTCGGTAACCTTGAAGGAGATCTTATCGGACCAGTTATATGCAGCTAGAATAAATCCATATTCTTCGCCCTCCTTGTAGGGGAAAAAAGAGTATTTGAGGTATTCTATGGCTGTAACCTTACTGGAATTCCTATTGGGAGGTCTATTTAGTACAGCGCTATATGAAGACACCTCTTTGCTGTTTTTTCCCCAATATTTATTGAAGAATTCCTCTTCGTCAACATACACGATGGAATTATCCCCAGAAGAAAATGCTACGGACTCAATTATCTCTTCAAAAAACATATTCCTAAACGTGCTAAACCAGGAAAGACTATTCTTTTCCCATTGTGAAGAGAAGATCCCGTTTTCCCGGAATACCTTAGTTCGGTATATCATAAATCCCCCGCTCACGAACCCCTCGTTTTTCCTCATGAGAAACAGGGAGTCTTTACCCGAAGAAATTATCTCACCTATCGAATCTTCAATAATCCTACTGAAGTCAACCTCAGGTTTAGAGTAGTCATATTCCATGTAAATCGACCACTCAAATGAATTCTGATAAGCTATTTGGGTACCATTTTTTATTAAACTCAAGGCGGACCTTTGGTGGGGAGTGGAGGCAAGAAAAGATTGTAATTTACCAAATCCTGATATGCTATACCAAGTGGACCACCTTTGAGAAATATCGCTCTCCCCGAAAAGGTGGCAGTAGTTTATTAGTTCATACTCATCGACAAATATATTATTAGAATCAAAAATGAGATAGTCACAAACCTCCGAAATTTTATCGAGACCATAACTACAGTGGGTACTAAAACAAACCCGAACTCCGCTTTTTTTCAATGAAAGCAGAAGATCCAAAGTGTGAGCTAGTTTCCCAGGAGTATCCTGATGGGCACCTACTATGACTAGGGTTTTCGGCAGATAACTATTTTCCATCTTTTGGTGTATAAGATAAGTTACACAGCCCGAACATCCCCACGACCCTATCCAATTTGTTCCAGTCTTCTCTCAGAATTCCCAGAAATATGCTATCCAGATATTGACCACACTTATGTATGCATTTTTTCTTTATACCCTCCTGCTCAAATCCAACCCAAAGAGCACTTTTCAAGCTGGCTATATTGTTCTCCAGGACTTCGGTATCAATTCTATTCATATTTAGAACCTCAAACCCAAAATCTACCCCCGCCTCAAGAACGGGCTTGGAATATCCCTTCCCTCTGTGATCACTTAATACATCATGGGCAGAATCATACCTTCGATTCACCCAATCTATATTTTGTATCTTGTATAAGCCAACCATATCCCCATGATTATTTATAGCTTTAAGAATCAATGATTTAGAACTGTCAAGTGAAGAAAACCATCTCTCCTGATCCTCAGAGTTAACAAAAGCAATATTATGAGTACCAAACCAGGACTCGTTCTTTAGATCCTTGAGAATCTGGAGATCCTCATGCTCTATCTTTGTTAGGGTTATCCCGTTCTTGTGTTTATACATAATGAAAACCTAAATGAACTTATTGGTAATAGGGTTATCCGAACCTATGGAAACTATTTCTACCATCCCTTCTTGATGCAATCAGCAATATATTCTCTCTGTTCGCTTGTTACCCACCATCCTACCGGGATAGAAACGATATTTCCTATTGTTTTATCTAGTGTGGGTAAAGATGTCCGATATTCAGAAACGCATGTGTGTTTATCATTCCTCTCGTGAACTTGTGATACAGAAATTCCACACTCATCCATCCATTTATAGAATCCGTCCCGGTCTTCCACAAGCATGGAATATATCCAGAAAGCAGAATCAAATCCAGGCTCTCTTTTAAGTAGACTAACCCCCTTAACCCCAGCCAGTTCATCGTCATAGTAGGAAGCATTCGATCTGTGCTTACCTATAATCTCATCAGCGTGCTTCAAGTTCTCCATTCCGACTGTTGCACAAACATCGTTCATATGGAATTTATATCCCCATTCCTCTATATCTGCCTCACACCTGAAGTCCTTTCTATCGCCATCTCGGTCTATACCATACCACCTTATTAGCTTAGCCCTTCTGTGAAGCTCATTGTGAGGAGATATTAGGATTCCTCCATCTATCGAAGTAACATGCTTAATGGCTTGCAGAGAAAACATTGTTAGATTGCCATGGTTACCTATTAGCTTGTTTTTGTACCTAGATCCAAATGAATGTGCCCCGTCTTCTATCACAACTGGTTTGAATCCTATCCTGTAATAGGCTTCCTCCTGTATCTTCCTGACCTTATCAAGATCATTTGGGTAACCTCCCCAGTGAACCAGCATAATAGCCTTAGTCTTCGGCGTTATCTTCCTTGCCAGGTCGTCAAGATCCATATTTAAGGTGGTTGGATCTATATCGACCCATTTTATATTGAGTCCGTTAGCTAGAATAGGCCAATTGGAAGCAGTGCAAGTCATCGGAGTTGCTAAGACCTCATCACCTGGCTGTAACCCGGGCCAATCTTGGTCAGTTGACACAGCGCCATGATACACAACACTCGATGTCGCTGGCCTTTTAATTAAGTGCAAAGCTAAATGGAGAGCGGAGGTACCTGAATTTACGGTTGAGATATAATCATGGTTAAAATATCTCTTCAGGTCATTTTCAAATTCTTCTACCTTGGGTCCTTGACCTATATAGCCGCTGTTTAAAACATCAGCAACTTTCTCCCCAGCATCAGGGGACATAAAAACTTTAAATAAGGGGATGTTACTTTTTTCCATCTTGAGACCACATTTGTAATCTATACACGCCGGAGATTCGAAAGTTTCGTAGATATAAAACAAAAATCCCTGACCTAAAAAGGCCAGGGATCATTAAAAAACGGGATCGTGATTCGTGTTTTTCTTCCCGGCGGAATATCCCCTTTTACGTCAGGGAAATTGGACGTGGGAACTTTTTTTAAAGTGGTTAATTCCCAATCATGTCCACTCTGAAGTCGGAATGAACCCGACATCTCTGCTAGTATTAGGTGATTGCTGCACCGATCCCCTTACCAGGCTTCATCTTTTTTCCAATATATTTGCTGTATAATGAATTTGCTGTAAGAAGCCTATGTTTTTATATTTCAAAGTACTCTTTTTTCCCTCAGGTCCCTAAAAATCTCATCGATATGTTTCTGCTCAATGAAAATTTTGCTATCCCAGATGGCATTAAATAACCTTACAATTTCTTGCTCTAGATAACTCTCAGGTTCAAACAACGATGATCTGCTTCCCTTAACTACCTCATGAAGCAAGTCCGAAACATGACCCTCCTGAACTACCAATCTAGCCAGCTCGTCCCTTTCCCTCTCCGAGCAATTTAGCCAGTAATCTTCTGGATCTATATCAAGGGAATTGTTTAATTCAAATTCTGCCATAATCTCTTAAGTTATAACATTCTTATACCTTTCCGAGAGAATAGTTTCGTCCATGATCTGCTGTGGGGAAATAATGTCACCCTTCAGAACACTCTTAAGGATAGAGGGGGAGAATCCAGAGACCAGAGCAGTACCGGACTCATCAAAAGATACCGGAACGTTGTCTCCCCTAGAATGGATGTTCCAATAAACGATCTTAGGAACTTTGTATCCTGCTTCGTTAAACATTGTCTTCACCATCTCCTGCGCGGTTGGATTCCAGGTATCTTTGCTTTGCTCGCCCCATCCGAGAATCTCCTTCGTTTGATTCGTTGCCTGATTAAATTCCATGTCAGATAGAATCAATAGGGTAGAAGGCATCTCGCTCTCGGGGACTGAATTCTTTACTGCTTGATTAAGAATCAGTTCATAAACTGCCTGAAGGTTAGTGCTCATCCCCCAGTCAGACCTTCTCAATTGATGATATCTATCTTGGAGACTTCCGTTCAATACCTCTAGTTTAGGATCGGAAGAGAAAGTTATGAAAGCATCTTTAAAGCTACCCTCGTTCCTCTCAGAGATATAAAGACCCAGAGATATGGCTACGGACATACAGGTGAGATTTGGGTTTCTACCTGCAGCACACGACATAGAACCAGAGACGTCAACCACCGGAAGTATCATTCCGTTTCCACCTTCCATATAGTTAGGCAAAGCCTTCCATTGCTCGTTTGCAATTTCAGGATCACCAAAATCAAGGGACTTGGTTATGTCATAAGGATAAACGGCGGATGCGTTAATCTTAGCAGTTCCTTCTTTTAGTGCCTTCTTATATTCTAGGTATTGTTCCTTAGCATTCTTAGTAAATGCGTTTTGGTATCTAGCGGAAGCTAGAGATGGCAATTTACCAAAATCAATGGATTCCCATTCACCCGAACACATCTTAGTTTCAACCACGTCGGTTAGGGAAACTAAAAGCTTTCTGTATTCCTTGGGCGATAGCTTCATGTAATTCCTGAGTTTAGCCGCTACCCTTCCCTTCCTTGGCATCCATTTAGCACAAAGACCATCTTTATTAGAAAGAGCTTCAGCAATTAAAGCAAAGGCATCTTTTTCAACGCGGGTACCGCACAAGCTCAATACATCGTCCCATCTGCCGTAAAAGGGTATGAGTGAGAGATTGGATTTAACAATCAGATCTTGAGTGTTACCCAAATAAGAAATAATATCTCGAAATATTTGTCTCTCTCCAGCTCCGCCTCTAACATCCCTAGCCCAGAAGAGAATTTTCATCGCTCTCTCCTGATCTTCATTGTAGGCGAGAGAAAAATTACGAAGCAATCTTTCCTTGTCCTCCCCTCTCATAGCTCCTATCTTAAAGAAAAGATCCACACAGAAGTTCAGAGATGAAGAATTCGTTGCCATACCATTCTCGGTAACCGAATCCTTTGTTCTAAGGGCATTTACTAGTTTCATAATTTCCTTTTTTCAGAATCTTCTATCGAAGGGAGGGATTTTTGTTCCTTTTTTAAAGACGGTGCAAATTTAGATAACCAGATCGTACTAAAAAAATTTCTACTAATTTATTTCTTGCTAGAAATGACCTCATCAATGATTCCGTAATCTACCGCTTCCTTTGCGTCCAGCCAGAAATCCCTGGTAGCATCATTCTTTACTTCCTCTGGATCCTTGTCGCAGTATGATCCAAGAAGGTCGAATAGGATGTTGTTGTATTTGTCCCATTCTTTGTAATCAATTTTAGCATCTTGTATATTTCCTCTAAATCCTCCGGATGATTGGTGAAGCATTACTTTCGAAAATCTGAGAGAATATCTTTTGCCCTTAGTTCCAGCCCCCAGCAATATGGATCCCATAGAAGCTGCCATACCGGTGTTAACTGTAGCTATGTCGGATTTGATATAATCCATCACATCGACCATCGATAGTCCAGATTTGACTGACCCCCCGGGAGAATCAATGTGCATTGTAATGTCCTTTTGACCTACAGAATCAAGAAACATCAGCTGCGCTTGAACAATTGTTGACATCTTATCGTCAACCACGCCGGAGACCCACAGAAGCCTATCCATCATTAATCTGGAAAATATATCCATCTGCGTAGCTCTCAGCTCTCTTTCCTCCAGGATATATGGAGTAAGAGAAGACTCGATCATATTCTCATAGTACATCATATTCAATGAGCTAATTCCGTGATCGCTCATTGCATATCTTTTAAACTCTTCCTTGTGGTTCATTTATTTTGCTTTAGTGTTATACTAAGGGCTTCGTTCAGCATCTTCTGTGTTACCTTAATCTCCTCTACAACGTCTAGTATATTAATACCCCTGTTCTTAGAGATTGCTAGATCCTCCATGTCGTTAACTACTGAGGTTAATTTGGAATCAGCCCCCTGGATTAATGATTTTAACTGTTTCATATTAAGTACTTTTTGTCTAACTTACTACAAAAATACCTGAAACAGACGTTTTGAAAAAATTTTTTGAGATTAAATCAGTGAAGTATTTACAGATCTATTCGCTACTCCATTAACCCCGGATATACCTGAATAAAGTGTAGCAACACTCTTAATCGTGCTATCCCACGGAGAGTAATTCTCAAAAAATCTCTTCATGGGAGTGAATGAAGTAACCTGTGCCTTATCCATATTACGGGATACTCCGCATCTTATCCTACCCCTTCCGTGGTCAGGATGGTCAAGGTCCACATATATTACCCCTCTCCCGTCCAATCCCCATCTGATATTGGAGCAGCAAACCTGGGTTCCCCCAGATTCTTCAAAGAATTCCTTTAGCTTGTCAACTAGATTCATGGAAGATTAGAGTCTATTATATCTTGGAGCTGACTCTTCTGTTTAAGACCTATTGCTCTTTGGACCTCTTCATCACCTTTGAAAAATACAACCGTAGGTATATTTCTCACATTGAATTGTTTTGAAAGGTCCTGTGATTCGTCAACATTTACCTTGATTAATTTTACTCTAGGATTTTCTTCTTCCACGGAGTCCAGTATTGGACCCATCATTTTACAAGGCCCACACCAGGGAGCCCAAAAATCAACCATAGTTAGGTCGGAACCTTCCATTTCTTTAATCAGCTCTAAAGCATTCATATCTTTGGGTTTTTAATTTTCCAGATTTTAAGCATACTTATTAGACCTAAGTCAGGGTAATATTTCGACCAAGTCTTCAACATTTACCCCATGATAGTTTGGACCATATCCGGTTGTGTCCTGTAAATGATTTGAGGATTCGGAGCCATTATGACAGATATACCATCAGAAAGATCCTGTAAACCCGAGATATAATCCTTAACTGCATCTTTCAAGGATGGATCCAATGAAAGCTGGCTCATAACATCATTAACTATCTCATCCAATGAGTTATTAAACTCCTCCGGATCATGGAATTTGAAGTACTTCTCATACTTCCTTACGAAATTCTTAATCATCTCCTGCTGGGGCAGGGATAAAGATAGGTTGGACATAAAGTCGTCAAATTCAAAAATTCTCCTCATTACATTAAAGTAGCATGCTTTATCTATTTATCCTACACTGAAACAAAAAAGGACATCAGTTCTATATTAATATATAGTGATATACATTAACACTAGAACAATATGACTGAAGAAGAAACGCCAGACGTACAAATTGAGGATACCCTTGATCTAGAGGGAATCGAAGAAGAAGGTATGGAGGAATCTCCAGTAAACCAAGAATTCCCCGAAGAAAGGGATGAAACGCAAAGTCAAGACTTCCAGGAGGATCCTCCGGCAGCAGACGGAGATTTTAATGAAGCCCCCTCTGATGTAAATTCACAAATGGAATTACCAGACGATCAGGTAAACCCCGAACAGTCATATCAAGATCTTACACAACAAGAAACCTCACCAAGCCCAGGTAGGGTGATGAGGTTTGAGGATTTTATAAAAAATCAGTCCTGATCAATCGCCAGAACCAGACCTTCCAAGGTCCCTCCTAATCAATCTTCTCACATAGTGTGATATTGATTCGGGGGGTTCACCTTTTGTTAAAGCTTTTTTAGATATCTTCTTGCTTAACTCCTCTAGGTCTTCACTAGACAGTAGAACCTGGATTTTTTCAGTTTTTTCTTCTTTAGCCATTGCTGATCAGTTTTTTTCTCGTAATTATATATCTAATAAGTTCTAGCTATCCGAGCTAAACTCTATCCCACCGTGACGTTTCCCCTTTGCTTTGAGCGGTGCGTATTCAGACATCGGCTCAGATATTACAAATGCTTTATGCGGATTTACCATAACTCCAAGTCTTTTCATAAGCTTCCTGTTGATTAAAAGCGGAGTAGATTTGGATATTCTATCGGTAGGAGCAATTCTTACATTAGGGATCTTTACATCATTGAAAACTAGATCAACCTCTATTATAGGTCTCTCGATGGTTTCACGGCCAACCTCGGTATTGGTGTAACCAACTATCTTATTCTCAAGCTCCACATCACCTATCTTCCAAAGGAGCTTATCGCCCTCTACACTAATTTCATCCGCGTGTATGGAGCTCGCAGTAGAACCATTTCCGGTATCGAACTTGGCTACAAATTTTCCTATCTGTGGAATCTCTACTGTCTCCAAATAACCAACTTCCATCTTCGTGTATGACCAGTTGTTTTTGTCAACTATAAAATCTATCACATCACCGACGATAGGTTTTCCTATAGCCTCCGATATTCCCTCCGTGCCTGGCGAGGAGTTAACTTCCAGAACATATGGATTCCCAGATTGAGAATCTATCATAATATCAACACCACACCAGTGACAAGATACTGCATTAGCAGATTCGCAAGCTATCTTCTCAATCTCCTCAGTTAGCTCATACGCAGAAACGCTACCGCCTAATGAATAATTAGTTCTGAAGTCCTTTTCAACTGCCTCTCTTTTCATAGCGCCAAGAATCTCGCAGTTGTCCTTTCCCGGATTCAGAGGATCGAATTTCTTGGTAATAACCTGAACTCTAACATCGAAATTGGAGTCAATCTTTTCTTGCAGCAGTATCTCCCCGTCAGGATCAAGCTTTCTTATTGTCTGGTAAACCGACTTAAGTGAAGCATAAGAATCTACTATGGATACTCCTATACCTTGAGTCCCCGATAATAGCTTCATGACTACTGGAAATTCTCCTCCTACTTCTTCAAGGGACCTATCCAAAGTCTCTTCTCCGCTTACGAGGGAATATCTAGGAACCGGTATACCGGCGTCTTCGAGAACCTGCGAAGTTAGGTATTTACTTTCACACACCTCGATGGATTCGAGAGAATTGAGACAAAAGTATCTGGAGTTCTCCAATTCGGACATGATCCTCTTGGTGTAGGAATTGGTTATTACCCCTCTCCTTGGTACTACCGCTGTTGTTTCAGGACGTATCAAGATCTCAACTACCTCATCCCCGTTTTCTTCCCTAAGAAGATGTCCATTATAGACTTTTTCCAGTACACAATTATTAACATTAACTACTCTACACTCTATTCCCCGACTAGAGCATTCTTCGACGAAAGATTTAGCAGTTTTACTAGGGGAAGATTGCCCGCTTAAGATAAGGATATCTACTGATTCCCTCTCTTCCGCTTCATTAAGAAAAGATTTATAGCTAAGTGCCGGGGATATTTTTCCCATCTGGATTTTTGTTTTTTGTATATATCATACAATGGACAGGATAGATTTATCCTTCCACACATTCTTCTGAATGAGTGGATCAATGATCCATCTTTTCCTGATACAACTCAGAGATGATGTAACTTACCTCTAGTGCTGCCTTTATCTCCATTAGCTTCTCACATTTATCGTATCTCTCCTCGAGAAGGAAAAAATCCAACATCTCCTGGATACGTTCCAGCTTGTATTTTGGACTTAGACAATCCTCCCGTATAAACTCAAATGTATTAAGTTCTATAACATCGAAATTCTGGTACATCGAATCACGATATGATTCGAATTCAGCATCCATGTCCTTATCTAAATAAGTCTCATTCATTTTCTAGACCCTTTTTCTTCTCTATCTCCAGAACGTACTCGTTGGATTCTATGGAGCCAATTATAGCATCCGGTCCGTAAAGATACCTCTCTAAAAATTTATCGTCGTCACCCATACTTTCCCGGATTTTCTGAAGCTCCTCCACCTCCGGCAAAAATCTTTTGTTAAATCCCATATTAGAAAAGAGTATTAATCATGAATAAGTTGGGACTTATTGGGTTATGCCCCATAACCTCTATGAATCTATTAATTGGATCAAGGATGGTTTTTGTAAATTGTTCGTCGAAGTCAATCGGGGGAGCAAATTCGTGTGGAAATGTCCCCTGTGCATAGGCAAAAACATTATTCTCTTTGATGTTTTTGGTCTTTACGAAATAAAACCTAACCTTCTCTCCACTTCCCAAGAGTGGATACTTATCCTTAAACCTTGTTGAATTTAGCAAGTAGTTGTGGTAAGCAGAAGCTCTTACGTGTATCGGACACCCTTTAGCTACTTCCAGAGCCGTGGTGTCATTCAGCACGAACTTTTCATAGTTATTAACCATGATCGCAGCTGATATATTTTCAGGTTCCTGTGCCTTAAAATCTTTCTTTATGCTCTTGAGCTCCTGTACAAATTCTCTAAGTTCAAACTTATTACCTCTGCTGAAAATAAATTTAGTTAGGTAGATGAGCTTCTCCCTTACGAACGAAGGTGTCCCTCCCTTAACCATCTCCACCCCCGTGGTCTTAATAGAGGTGAGAGGATCCGAGTGAACTCCGTCAGAATAAACTATATTGGTTACGTACTTCTTCTTACCAAGAAATATTCCGTTAATAGAGAGAGTCTCCATTTCGAAATCTTGGTAGTTGTCAGTACCCCATTTCTCAGCGTAGATGTCAAAACACTTCTTGAGGTAACCGACCAATCTATTTTCGTTTATGGCTAGTATTAGATCTTTGTCGCTTCCTTCCCAACCCTCACAGGAGGCTACAACCTCCTGAAACGTGACATAATTAGAATCAGTGTCCCCGTAAACTACCATTGGCTTGTGGATCTTCTTCACAGAGGTTAAACCCAGCTTATCGTGAAGTTCCTTGTCCTTGTGCCAAAACTCGTGGAAATATTTATGAAGAATCTTCTCCGAGTGCTTGATTAAACTCTGGCCCTGAAGGGTAACAGCCTCAGCTACTTCGGGATTGAAGCAGACGAACCAGCTGTTACCAATTGCTCCATAGATAGAGTTCATGGTAAGCTTTATCGCTTGTTCCTCGTTCTTAAGCTCGTTTTTTAGAGCTGTAAGGGTTTCAATCTTCTTTTTTAATTCCTCTGCTTCCGACATGATCTATTATTTCTCTATGATACCGACTGCAGTCGAAGTGTCTGATTGCTCTGAGAAGAAGACAATTCTGTTCTCATGCAGGTAACACCCGCAAGTCTCAGTATCTACATAGTTAAGGTGTGATTTATAGATCGATGATTCAGTACTTCCGTCAACTGAGATTTCGTCGGATCCTATGTTCAGCTTATAGTTAAACGAATCCCCGTTAATCTTCACGCTATTGTCTTCTACCTTGTAGACAAGCAGTTCCTCAGAATTACTCTCAAGACCGCACAAAGCCATAACTGACGAAAAATCCGAACTGTAGATTTTAAAGTTGGAGAGGGCGTCTTCTTTCGAGTGAACTATGGAAAGTATATTGTCCTCAACATAGGATATAAGGGAGAGATCCGCACATCTGATCTTGATCTGCAGGGAATTCGAAACGACTCGAAGCTGTGTAGCCACACACTCTCCCTCGACTTCAGAAACCTCCAGGTCGAGATGTATATCCTCCTCGGGTCTGAAATGCTTGAAGCAATCCATGAGTCTTGTGACATCAATTAAACCTATCTTTATTCTATCACAGGTCCCATCCAATTCAGGCATTTCATCAAATACCTGATCAACATCTACCGCTGAGTATTTCATCACGGACTTGTCGGGGGTGTGGACCTTACAAAAGAGCTTCTCGCTGTCCAATTCGAGGAGAACACTCTTATCAACAACCTTCAACTTTTTCAGAAAGGAAATGAGGTTGCTGGTACTGGTTACTCTAATTTGCATCTCTTAATTATTTACACGTTGTATAGCGATTAAGAGAATTGTTTTCGATTAACACAAAAAAATCCCGACAAATTGCCGGGATTTGGATCCTATTATATTTTGGCTTATTTCATCCCGGTGGATCTAATCGTATCTATGATGACTTGCTTAGTTGCTGGATCCAAGGTCTGAGCCCATTTTCTTATCGATTGGACATCGGTGCGTATTGGGGCTTGGTTACTAGATCCAGATCTACTGGAAGATTTAGATTTAGCAAGATCTGCGCTAAAAGAAGAAAGCTTCTTCTCTATTTCTGCGAAAGATCTCTTCGCATCGGGGGATTGTATATCAGATTGCAGATCCTCTATGTTTCCGTCCTCTACTTCATCTTTTTTAAGAAGCTGGAAATCTATCTTCTCCCCGCTAAGTCTAGAATTAAGATCAGTAAATAAGTCAGATAGCATCTTATTGAATACCTCAACTTTTTTACCACCAAAAAGTTTAGAGAATGAGTTACCCATTAGCTCCACAAGCATATTGGCCTGTTCCTCTACAACAGGTTTATAAACAGAATAAGTATCCAGTGCATCAGCTAATCCTTCCATTGCTTCATCATAGGAGGTCTCAGAGGATAGGGTGACGTATTTTTTTAGAAGTAGTCTTTCGGGAGAACTGAATTCCTCCCATATTTTGGGCCAAGCTTCTTTCCAGAACTGCTGTGGAGTTATATCTTTCACCTCTACAACATCCTGTCCCTCATATTTAATTTCTGGTAATACGTAAGGGATCAGTGCGGGAAATATCTTTTTAGCCATCCTATTAAAGGCTACATCAAAGATCTTCTTATGTGCATCCTTTTCTATGTCTTCTTTCGAAACCTCCCTAATGTTTTCCAACCAGGTATCAACAACATCCATGGCAAGCTCGTATGGCTTTATGGGCTGTTTATTTATCTTGATCTCCTTATCCAGAGGGAGTCCTGATTTACCCCAGTCTACCTGAAGTTCCTCGTTGATTGCGGTCAAAAAATAATGGTCGACGTAATCGTTTATCATATCGGAGTGATATATTTTGACTTATATATCATCCTCTTCGTCCACTAATTCAAAGATCTCCACATCAGGATCTATCTCCTTCGGGGTTCTAACATTCGATTTGGGAAGGAGTGAAGCCGCCTTAGTCTTTTTGAGAAGAGCAGTTACCTTTTTAACCACAGTCTCCTGCTTTTTAATTAGGGCTCTAGTTTTCTTAATTTCCCCCTTGATCCTCTTTATCTCGTTTTCGGTTTCCTTGATGTGATCCGATGAAAGTTTTACTATCTGTATAGCTGATAGTTTTTGTGATATCCACTTTTTGAATTTGGACAAGAAATCCAGGATCTCGCTATTTTTCCTTTTCTTCTCGCTCATATAAATGAGGAACTTCAATTTAGCTTCTAGGAATTCCAGATCAAGGTTCAGATTAACCTCGTCTCTTATTAACCTCTTCAGGCGTACATTTTCAAGGTGAGCCCTGAAGGCATCAAGATATTCTTTCACAGAATCAAACTGAGCCACAAGTCCATCCTTTATGAAAACGACATCCTCCTTTACTACTATCTTGGTTTGTTTTTTAATTAGCTCAACTGCTGAATCAAAATCCTTAGTTGGGACCTTGTTTAGATGGACAGTCACATCACATGTACTTTGTGAGTTGTTGTTAACTCTAAATTCCCAGTCGGTAAGATCCAGTTTAGATAGTAGCTTCTTCATGAACGAGTCGTACCTCATTACCGGAGGCAGATCGAAGATTCTAACCGTCTTTCTGGTTTTATTTACCTCAAATCCGCTTTCTAGGATCCATATATTGTCCTCTGGACCTACCTTATAGATCTTACCATTAAAGTCCTTGAAATATGGCTTTAAAAGCTTGTTTTTTCCCTCTAGATACTCCACTATATCTTCCATCTTCCGCGGTAGGATATTGCTTCTATACCCAACAGCAATTCCCACTACATGGGTGAGAAGTCCTATCGGTATTTCTAGATGTATCCAGTCGTGCCCACCTTCCTCGTTTTTTTCATTAAGGTCTTCGTGACGCTTAACTATTTCCTTGATGTTACGATTTATTCTAACCGAGGTATATCGGGGAGCTGAAGGGTTAGGGTTAACTGGGGATCCAAAAAATCCATCACCCTCCAGTATTGTATGCGAGCATCCGAACGGGCGAGCTAGCTTTGATATAGCACCGGCTAAGGAAGAATCACCATGGTGATAAAGCCCTGTCCTTATTACCTCCCCCACTAGTCCTACCGTCTTGTTAAAGGAGTTTGGAGAATTCTCTATAATTATTCTCTGTACCGGAGTAAGGGAGTCATAGAAATTAGGTATTCCACGAGCTTGCAAGACGTATAATGCATATTCCCTATACTTCTGATTTATCTGGTCTGTTATGGTTAAAGTAGAACTCAAATCTAATCTATTTTGTAACTTCTTTACTTTGAGCAAAGGATTTTGTTTCTACAATACACGGACAAAACCCTGCGGAATACTTTCACGGGTAACCCCGACCTGCGAAGATCAATTAGAAAAGAGATGTGGACTAATGAAAGAATCTTACCCCCTGGAGGCAATTACTGACTCTACCTTATTACGTGCATCCGACTTTAGATCGTCAAGTTCTAAGACGTAAACATCAACCTTCTTCTGGTTATTATCGCTAAGAGCATTAAGTGTATCTCTGAGCCCGTCGGGATTTTGAAAAACCAGACATCCTGCGGAATAACTATCTATTCTTTCCGATCCAGAGCTTCCAGCTTTGTGTATATTAATACCAAACTTGCCTGACTCAGCATTACCTGGGGAATACGTGGTGAACTTAGCATCCTTAGGATCCAAAACAGGGATATATCTCTGCACTGTTACACTTCCGTCTTGGACCAACGCTTTATATCCCTTATGATTACCAACCTTATATGAATATTTTCCAGGCTGAAGTATGGCGAGACCCTTAGGGTTTATCGAAGAATTTGGGTTAGCAGCAACATACCAGTTCCTGAAAGGAACCGCTAAGTAAAGTGGACTAGGCGTAGTTGTGGCCCTGAAGACATCAACTTCCTTATCGTCCTCCGGGTTCATTACCATTATCCAATCCGTGAAGTGGTTTTGGTGTCCATTTTTCTCGGATATTTTATTACGGACTGCAATGATATTCACTTCGTCAGTATCTACCTTATATCCTTCATCCTCCAATGCTTTATTAATAGCATCCCACCTTTCTTCCGAATTACCAACCCGGTAACTCCTTTTGTCTTTTAATGATCCATAATCATATGGGGAGCTAGATGGCAAAAGATTATAATCTGGCTGAAGAACCATGCTATCATCTTCAGCTGCCTTCTTTATAGTCTCGACGTTTGTTTCAAATTCCTCCTTACTCTTCCGGGATCTATTGAGCTTGTTTAAGATTGATCCTACCGTTAAGGGAGAGTCTGAAATAGCTTCCTGCGATATCCCCTGTTGTGCAATATAGTCTGGGTTGTCTGCTAGAAATTTACCAAGACTAGCACCAGCCGAAGTAGCTAATAAGAGATCTATAGCCTTTATTTTCCCGATATCCGTAACCCCGGGTGCATCGACCTCTTGCTGATTTACACTAGAGCCACCTGATCTCCCACCTGGTGAAGTTGCTTGATTTAACCCTTTGTTGATTCTATCGGTACTCTGCTGAATTTGATTCAGAAAAGATCCAAGCTGGGCATCCCCTGGGTTAATCTCGGAACCTGGTCCTCCTTCGTTTAGAACATCCTCAGTAAACTCTCTAAAATTAAATATCTTACCTCCCATTAAAAGATCAATCTATTTAATCTATTTATCTAACCCACGGGATTTTTCTATTCCTTTATTAGATAAACTATCAGAGAATCCAACAAGACACTAATCCCGCTATTTAGAAACCCGTAAGCCAAGCAGATCACAAAATCCGTAGCCAATCCATAATCCACCAAGAACCAAGGATCCATAGGGTTTCTAACAAATCCGATAACAGTAAGAAGACCCAAGAAAACCCCAACCCAAAAACCACTACACTGTATGCAGGTTAACAATTTGGAAAGGCTTGGATGCTTAACTTGCAAATAAGCCCGGGGTCGGTCGAATATCGTCCCATTTACAAGTATACTAGTAATTGACCAGCCAACGATTAGTAGAGTTATAGATTCCATCTAGAATATGTCTTTATATTGTTCTAAGAATTGTTTCTGCTCTTCTGAAAGGACTGCAGGTACTGAAACGTCTATCCTAACCAATATATCACCCCGGTAATTGTTACCGAATTCGGGCACCCCCTTTCCCGCTAATCTGAATATCTTCCCTGGACTAGTCCCCGGGGGTATGGTTATCTTGTATTCACCGCCAGCTGAAATATTGGGTATATTGATCTCTTTACCTAGACAAACCTCGGGAAAGGTCAAGGTCTCAGAGCAGATGAGATTTAGTCCATCTCTTTTATAATATGGATGAGGTTGATCGAAAACGCTAATAATCAAATCACCAGGGTCGGATGGAGATTTAGCCATATCTCCCTTACCTGGTAAGGTAAAGCTTATCCCAGAAACCGATCCCTTCGGAATATTGATCTCCACCTGGTCTTGTCTTCTCTCCGTCCCCTGTCCGTGGCAGGAAGGGCAGGTAGTTTTTGGTATCTTCCCTGTTCCCGAGCAAGAATAGCAGGTCTCGTCCATAGCTATCTGCCCAAAATTGCTATTAACTATCTTTCTCTTTACCCCAACACCACCACAAACGTGGCAAGTATCCATGTTTCCATCTTTAGCTCCCGTTCCCTGACAGGGCTTGCACTGCATTCTCCTAAAAACATTCGCGGATTTCTTTGAGCCGTTTATAACCTCCTCAAGGGTTATCTCCACTCTAGCGTTAATGTTTTTACCTCTTTTGATTATCTCCTGTTCGGAGAATCCACCAAATGGGTTAAACCCTCCAGTGAAAGGATTACCGGAGGTAAATGGATTACCTGAAGTAAATGGATTTGGTCTGTCGTAATCCCTCCTCTTTTGGGGATTTCCTAAAGTCTCGTAAGCCTCAGCTATTTCCTTAAACTTGCTCTCAGATTCCTTGTCGTTACCAGTTTTATCTGGGTGATATTTCTGGACAAGCTTTCGGTAGGATTTTTTTATTTCCTCCTGAGTGGCTCCTCTCTGAACATTTAAAATCTTGTAGTAGTCCTTTCCCATTATGTAACTAGAAAGATGACTTAAGCCACTCTCTAATTACCATCTCTTTCCCTCGATCTGAATCCGGCACATTTTGCCACTTGGAAACGAGCTCCTCCTTTAGCGATAAGATCTCACCACAAATCTCGTAGCTCTCTTCATTTTCCCAGTATTTACACATCTTGCTACAAAAATCTGAAATCTGATCCTTGCTCGAAAAAATGTATACAAATTCCTGGCTTTGCCCTCTTAGTGCTTCCAAAAAAAGATCCTGGACAGCTCTTTCGACGTGGCATTTTAGTACGGAAAGTTGTGGATGGTCTTCGAAAGAAGATCTCCAATCGGGGAAATGCTGGTTGTCGAAAGATAGATTCATGCCGGTTTTATTTAAGGGTGTCTAGAAATGTATATATCTCTATATAAATTTCCTGTTCGCTCAAATCTAGATAATTTATGTTTAGTTTTTCTAATGCCCAATCAGTTTTTTTTGAACCGAACCTTTCAAATAAAACTTCCTTCTTGATCTGAGCCTCCATCTTAGAATCCCTATGGTATGTAACACCGGATTCTTTCAAGGAGAGAATCCTCTCCTCGAATTCCCTTAACCTTTCATAATCTTCTTTCTTTAGCTCTACCTTTCCTGACATATGATTTCCTCGATATTAGAATGGTAATGAAGAAGTGCTTTGTCCTTCATTTTAACCTCTAATTCTATATCGAAGTTGTGTCCATATGTTTCGATCCTTTCGTGGATCCAATCTGAGTGTGCTAGCTCTTTCGCAGAATCATCTTCGAACAGAGCTCTAGACTCGGAAAAATGGGTTAATGGAGTTATATCTACGGGCCAGGTTGACAGACAAACTAGAAGTGATTCCTCCTCCGATAAACCTTCCGGGGGATTACATTGGTTGTGGAGATAATCGAATGTAACAGGTATCCCTATAACATCATGTACCATTTTCTTCAAGTCAACCGAGGTATATTGAGATCTTTTATCGTCCACCTCAACAACCAGTCTTTTTTTGACAGATTCTGGCAGGAGGGAGAAATTCTGACAGAACCTGGCAGCAGCCTCCTCCTTGCTTGGCTTGGTAGTGTTAACATGGATGTTTATGGGATAGTTTAGATTTCTCTCCAGTCCCATCAGATCCATGATTTCTCCGTGTTGGCTTAACTCCTTAACAGCGTTGCGAACTACGTCATCTCTGAGAGAAGCAAGAACACCATAAGGGGAAGGGTGAAATGTTATTCTCTGGTTTCCCCGCATAGCTATTTCTCCAGCAAGTACGAGGTAGGACTTGATTTCTTCAAAATCTGGTAGATCCTCCAACTCATACTCGGAGCACCAAGGGAACATATCAGAACTCATTCTATACATCTTTATCCCCTGTTCATTATTCCAGGAAATTATTGTACAAAGGTCCTTCACATTGAGCAATGCCAGCTCCGAAACATAGTCCAACCCTCTTGACAAGAATGTCTTTTTGGTCATGGATCGATTTGTAGTAATCCTATCCTTCTTCCCTTTACCCTCTGACAAGCTTAAATTAATGCAACAATATCCATATCTTCTCTCCATACGACAAACATAAGATTACTAACCGGGCTAAAAAAATATCAAGCGAGGGAAGACAGCCAAGCTTTCCTTGCTTCCGAGGATTTACCAAAAGCCATCTCTAACATCGCGGAAGATTTTCTGTCCTTCACGATATTGGTTAGCTTCTTATTCTTCATCACATAGTCCCAATCGTCCAAAGACAATGAACCGAGTCCCTTAAGATATCTTACACCGGAAACACGGGAACTCTTTGACTCCTTCTTAAAATCATCCAGAGAGTAGAAATATTTTTTGGACCTCTCCCCGATAGAAACCAGCGGAGTTTCCAGAAAATACAACATTCTCTTTTCTACAATCCAGGGGAACCATCTGAAGAACAGGCTAATGAGAAGAGATGTAATGTGAGCTCCATCCGGATCCTGATCTGTCGCTATCACGATGTTCTGATATGGACATCTGAGATTCGAATTTTCCGGATCCAAGTTGAGTATCTGCATCAATTCCAGGATCTCCTTATTCTCTGCCAAATCCGACAGGCTCCTGGCATTCTTAATTTTACCCTTCAAAGCATATACTCCATCACGGGAAGGGTTTCTTTTTTGCAATATAGAACCCATAGCGCTAAGACCCTCCACAATAAATAGATTCTGAGCTGCCCTTGATGCAGGTGGGAAGTACTTATGCGAGTACTTCACATTTACGCTTTTCTTTTCCCTTCTGATTTTCTTAAGGTTTGATTCCTTTTTTCTTTTTTCTACTTTGTCCCTTACCTTCTTATACAGAGGGGTGGTAAAGAATTTCTTTAGGGATCCACTAAAAGAATTCAATATTATATCCTCAACCTCTTCCCTCCTTGAGACGAATTTGGTCTTATTTTGATCACCAAACTTTACCCTCCCGGGAGGCAAATTCAATATCAAGCAGAAGTCATAGAAATGGTGAGCCAGAGAATCGTCCAGGGTTCCGTTAATCTGATCCATAATAATCTTCTGGTGTATCCCAGTACAGGTAGCTGAATTTACAAAGGACACAGATCCCGAATCGTCCACCTTTTCCCAGATGAGAAGTTCACCAATCTTAGTCTTGTAAGAAAGCTGCTGGAAAACTCTAGTATCGATGGGTATATCGTTACCATCCCAGATGAAGTGTATCTTTATTCCCTTAGTGTTGTCCTCTGTCTCTAACACTCTCTTCTTCAGTAGTAGCAGAGACCTTAAAATGTCTTTGTTCCATTTGCAATTATCAAATATCTTTGATAACGGAGTAAAGCTTACAGTGGTCCCCAGCTTTTTCCTTCCTCTCTTAAGAACCTTGGGTTGTGTTGGCTTAAAGTTGTTCCATTCCTGAAAATAATACTCCTTAGGACTGGTAGTTTCTATGGAGAAATAGCTAGACATGGCGTTAACTAAGCTAACCCCCATTCCGTTGGTCCCTATTAGTGTTTCCGAGATGTCCTCATTATCAAAGTTAGAGCCAGCTCTCAACATAGAGACTGCAGTAGCAACATTGGACATGCCGCTTTTCTTGTTAATTGCAGATGCGTTGATAAAACCCTCACCCGAATCAGTTATGCGAATGGTGTTAGCCTTCGAGTCAACCTCCACGCTGATGTGATCCATTGATTTTTTCATCCTCTTTGCTTCGTCGACGGAGTTAGAAAAAACTTCATCGAAGAGCTTGTACATACCGACTGATATGTTATAGGGGACCAGTCTTATTTTATCCTTATCAACTATCGGAATTTGTTCTTCCGTTACCTTCACGGAGCCAACGTAGATAGTGGGCCTTTTTAATATGTGCTCAAAATCTGAAAGAACCTGTATGCTTTTATTAGCATTCTTCATACTTCATCTATATTTGTCCCAAGTTATACGGTTACCCTTAATTATTATTTCGACAAAAAAAGGGGATACAATCTGTATCCCCTTCGGTGTTAATCTAATAAATCAGCTATTATTTCTCCAGAAGTCCTTTAACCCAGTTTTTAAATAGGTCCCAGTTTCTAGTTGCAAATACGCCGAATGCGAATCCTGCATATACCTTATAGCCGAGTGTCCATAGTGCAGCTCCTGCGATTAAGCCAGCAACTCCTTCTACTCCGTTTGCTATAATCCATCCCTTTACGAGGGAATAAACGTTTTTGATAAAGTCCAATACTTTTTTCATTTGTTCTTATTAATTATTTTCGATTGGTGTGTAATATATCTCGTCGACCTTAAGAGGCGATATTTTAGCTTCGTATCCCTTATCCGGTAGGGAGGCAGGTATTCCTATGATCATATCCGTTCCTCCGACATTTTCAATCCTATCAACAATAAACTCAGAGTCAAAGAAGATTGTTCTCTGATCTCCGAATCGATTGACATCAAAATCGAAATCCTCAACCTCTGCGTCAACATCATCTTTTTTACCTATCGATGATTTATGAATCCTGGCTAATCTTTCTCTCTCCTGAGCTATAATGTCCTTAATGTAATCTGGAGCGCCTTTACCTTGTGTAGGAACCTCAGCAATTACATTAATGTTTTCAACAGTTCCCATTTCCTTCTGGGCTAGTAGATCCCTTAACTTTGGTACAATCTCAGAATATTTTAGCTCCTCGACAGGAGCAGCATTTATATTCTTCTTGAAGTCAAGCTCATTATACAGAGGGGTTGATCCTTCGTTGATTTTGTTTGAGTAATCCTCAAATAAACTTATGTGCTTCATCTATTTAAACTTAGATTTATCTATATATCCTACCGATCTCGGTGTTTTGTAACCAGAACTTCTAATTCTGATCTTCCCTTTATGAGTCTATGCCACTCTCCGGCTTTTATATTAATAGTACCTGAACAAGGTATGGGAAGCTGGTTATCAAATTGGAAAAACCAGTCGTTAGTGGATAAAAACTCTATAGTTCTGTCCTCCTCGTCCCAATGCCACTTCAGATCTTCTTCAGACACTTCGGGATTGAATATTCTTAAATACTTATCCTCTGATTTCCGGATTTCTTTGTATGGATAGCTTACCAAGGGTTGCTAGATTTAAGGCCTAGGAGCTTATGATACCTATGTACATTACAAGACCACCATCTAGGTTTCCACCTGGGACCGGGATCGTTACACCTATGTCTAGCTCTAAAGGATTTTGAGGCTTCCTTATCTGAGTTTTTTATTCTCATCCCCGGCTGACCGAATCTAACCATAATGACCTTCCCCTCTCCGTTCTTCGTATAAACAGCGAACTTTCTTGGTGCTTTAGGCGTCCTGAATGGCTTATCTAGTTCTACCTCCCGACCTTTATATTCGGCCTCGTTAATTTCAAACGGTACATCTAACAAAACCTCTGCACCGCGATACTTATCTTTTTTCCCTGCGTCGGTACTTATAAGAAAAACATCATCGAAAGAAAGGTCTAGCTTATCATTCATCCACATTTCCCTGGATTCATTGATTAAATCGAGCCAAGATTCTGACTCTATCCTATAGACACTTTCCATTAGGGAAACTTCGTTCTGTATATGGTAGTTTAAGCCTTCGCTTAGTGAATCGAAATCTGAAAATCCTTTTATCCTCATACCTTATATATCAAGAACAGAACCTCCAGTTATTACTAAGCTTCCTGCTTACTAGCTTTATTTCTCTCCTCTATAGATTGAGCTTTCTTTAGAGCAGCTTCCCTAAAGTATTCGTAATTTTTACGTATTCTGGTTTTTTCGTTTTCATTCATCGATACGAAGAAGGGCATTCTCATAATGGCTTCCATCTTCTCAGCTGATATCTCCGGATTACCAGTGTGGTAAGCAGCTAGTGCAAATTCGTCAAGTAATCTCCACTGCCAAATTTCGGGTTCGACGAACAGTATATCGGAGGTTCCGTGATTTTTTACTGCCATGTTGCCATATGTAAATGAGAGGACCCATCTATTCTGCTCTCTCAGCTTTCTCATAGCGTGAAATACAGCCTCAAGTCTCTCTGGTCTATATTCCCAAGCTTTGGAATAAGCAGCAATAACCTCGTCGGGATGCCTTCCCAACTGCTCTTTAAGTCTCCCTATCATATAAAGAGAATAATAAACCTCCTCTTCCCATCCACCAGCTTCAGCTCTTTTCTGATATGCATCTATCGCTTTTACCTTCTGCTGGGAATCTCTATAGCTCTGAGCAAGGTAGAACATATATCTAGCATTATCAGGCTCCTTTTCTAGCGCCTCTTCAAGGATTTCAGCGTCCTTTGCATATTTTTCTTCTAGCGAGTTAGCCCTTTTGAGCGGGCTAATATCAGCATCTACCCTACACCTGTCTCCGGGAATTTGGTATTGTATAAGAGGCTCCTTCCCAGGCAAATCCAGATATTCGTGCAGAACTCCTTTGTATATCCAATCTTGGTCTGATCTTACTATCTGAGCCCTATGGTACTGGAGATTGTTGAGCCTATACATTATCTGGAAGCAATCCACATCCGGGGGTAGATTTGAGAATGGGTTTACATTGGGATTTAAAACCTCGAACGTGTCGTCCGCATCTATTACCCAGAGATAATCACATTTTCCCCTAGCTAATTCTAAACTTTCAGTTCGGTTAACTTCGAAGTTAACCCAAGGTCTCTCGTGGATTTCCCCGTCTATTCCAAGATCACCCATGGTGGATCTTATCTCCTCTATAGTATTATCGCTGGATCCGGTATCACATATTACGTAATAGGATATGTAAGGAGCACATTTGGTTAAACACTTCCTGATTGTGTCCTCCTCATCCTTTACAATCATCACCAGACAAAGGCTAATTGACTGCTCGTTATTGAAATCCGCCTTCTGCGGATTCGCAATCTGTTTTTTATTAGATCTAGGTTTGGATTTAGTTCTAGTCCTGGATTTTTTAGATGCCATCTTTTATGTGAATGTATTTCCCATTTATATGGGACATCCGCTAAAAGATTTCATCCTTATCCCCTATCTATGGAGGTTATCCTTTCGAGGATAAGTCCATCATTAAGTGTTCTCGTAAATTCACCTCTAGCGACAACTCTTTTCCTGCTGGTTGAGACCAGGTCTACATTAAGTAATCCGGTATCCTCGCAGATATCAACTTCCCCAGTGAGAGAATTCACATCGGGCATAAATGTCGATCTACTCATTCCCCTACCATTCCAATAAACCAGAGTAAGGTTATCAATCTTGCCGTCTAGGATTTTCACAACCTGATTCTCTCTTAAACATTCTATTTTGACTGAAGGTCCTCTAGATTTGAATCCAGCCGAGAATGAGGTCAAGAAATACCCTCTCCCCTCCAAAAGACCGGGCACAGTGTCATTCTTGCAAGAGAACATATTTAAGGAACCAGAAAACCTATGTTGCTTAAATCTTACCCCCAATTCCATAAAGGACCTCCGTAGAGACTCCATTATATCGTCCACATTCTCGGATTTATAAAAATCCATGATGTAATGAGGATTAGCCCCTTTTATAGTCTTAGACGATCGTATCTTAAGGTCCGAGTAATACCTTACGTAGTTTTCAAAAACATTACCTATGAAAACAACCTGCTCCTCCTCGGATTTATGCATTTTCTTACGCAGGTTCATCTCATGCTCGAATCTTTCTACAAATTCGGCGAGTATATTATTCTGGCCCATTGATATTTTATATTCTTTTCCAGGAGTAGTCCGTATCAAGTTTAAATCTCCCCAGACACTCAAATTTGTTATCCCATTCTTCGGGAGAGATTATACTAGCAAAAGTCTTCTCGCTGTCGTTAACATATAGATATATCTCTATTCCTATATAAGGCTCAAAGGAAATTTTAGATGACCATATCATCTGGTTGTCTGCGTATTCACTATAGAGATCACTGATTTGCTCCCTAATTTCCTCAGCTCTCTTATTGAATTTTTTTGCTGCTTTAGATACAGCACCACCTTTAAATTTGGAGATATCATCTATCTGGAAGCTGGGAGCTCCCAGAGAAGTTGGATATGGTTTAGAGAAAGCATCAAAAATTCCAGTATCCGGGTTAAAAACTACTGAATCTGGAAGTTTACGATTTTTCTTCTCCACCGGATTCCTGATTTATCCCTATTTTTTTGAGAACATCCTTATAAACCTCATCGGGTTTAAGAGAAGCGTCGATTTTAACTAGTTTTCTGCTTTTTCTGTACTTATCCAGGAGAGGTTTAGTTTTGCTTTCGTATTTGTCGAACCTCTTATTTATTACTTCCTCGTTTTTATCGTCTTCCCTATTTTCCTTTTCTGCCCTTTTCAGTATCCTTTCCCTAGATTTCTTTCTGCTCAGATCCAAGTAGACGCAGTGGCTTAGGCCTACCCCTAATTTTCCCAGAATGGAATCAAGCATTTTGGTTTGCTTTAATGTTCTTGGAAATCCGTCTATGACTACCCCCTTCTCAAGATCCGCCTTTCCTAGCTCCTTTCTTAACATTCTAGCCATGATTCGATCCGGTATGTAATCACCACCGGCTACAATTTTCTTCAGTTCTTCGTCTTTTGAATTTCGTATGAGCTCTCCGGTGGAGATATGAGTAAATCCATTACCGGACTCCAATTTTTTAGAAATTGTTCCCTTACCAGATCCGGGAGGACCCATTATGATCAGGATTTCCCCCTGCTTGTCCGGGATTTCTCTCTCGTTGATGAAATATTCGTAGCTTTTAACCTTATCCATACTAGAATAGTTGTTTTTTTATCTATATAGTCAAATTAGACTATTTCTTTTCAAAATACCAGGTTCCGTACCATTCATTAGTTTTTGACACCTGGTATCCTCTGGATTCACAAAATTCATCTACCGCAGGATTTACCCCAAATACCCCGGAATAGCCATATTCATCATAAATATGCTTATCCTTCCCGTTCGGTAAAAATAATGGATCGTTATACCAGTCCATGTCGAGATAATCATGTCCCATGACCAATCCTCCCTTTCTTACCTTGGGGTACCAGAGATTTATATCCTCCTTGACAGAATCGTATGAGTGGTTAGCATCAATAAAAACAAAATCTAGGCTCTCGTCGGGAAATAGCTTATATGCCTGATCAGAAAATGCCCTTATCATAATAGCTCTCCTGCCGAATGGGGCCATTCTATCTACACATTCACTGAGAATCATATAGGGTGAATGCTTACCGTGATTAGAAGAATCCGGATAATCTTCCTCGTCTAAACTCCTCCACACATCCACCATGTAGAGTTCACCTTCCCACCTTTTCAGTATCTCCGCAGAGAATTCACCCTTAAGAGATCCGATCTCAGCTCCTACCTTATAACCCCTTTTTACGAAATACTCGTCTATTAAATCTTCCCTCTCCATTTACTCGTATTATTTGAAAAACCCGCTATCGTAGACCTGTCGACGGGACTCCCACTTCTCCCGGTTGGAATATCCCTTTCTGGTCGATGATATTTCATTGAGACCCAGTATATCCCGAGCTATTTCATAACTTTCCAGTGTTCCCCAATCCCTAGGATTTTTAAAGCTCTTATAATATCTCCATCCAGATTTACAGATCCAACCGGAATAAAGATCCTGGTACCCCTGGGGGGTTCCGGTCGCAGATATTCCATTATTTTCCATGTCAAATCTTCCTATCTCAAAATGGGCATAAGTTTCAAGATCTTCCTCTTGGGAATTTATTAGCATCCCACTGTGCTTAAATATCCTTTCGATTTTGGACGAAAATTCTCCTTCAATCCCAAGATAAACCTGGCATTGCTTCTCCCTCATGTAAACCAAAGCTTGCTCAGCCCAACATTTGGCATCAGATAGAGATTCCGCGTGTAGATCTATTTTAACCTTCTTGCCACGAGGATCGTAAGATTCTTCACCTACCTTCATCATACCAAACTCTGAATCGCAGTAGTAAACCTCCACCTTTATATCACCAGCGAAGGACCGGAAAAAAGAGAACCACGTGTGTTGATGCATAACAACGCTTTCTAGTATTCCATATTCCTTCATGCCATGCATTCTTTCGCTAATTGTACATAGCAAAGTTTCCCCCGGAGGCACACCAGGGAAAGATCCTAGTGTTATTCTAAATCCTTTATTAAAATCTAAAGCTAGTCCCATTATCTTATTTTTTTCTAAGTACCCTATTCCCAATAACAAGAATATCTATCGTACCGTTTCTCAGATGACGAATGGCATGATGAGGATTATCTATTATGGGTTCCCCGTGACCGTTGAAAGAAGTATTTAGGACCGCAGGTATACCAGTTTTTTTGTAGAATGCATTAATAACTTCCCAGAAGTACCCATTTGTTTCCTTATTAACCAATTGAGGTCTGGAAGTCTTATCCTCCCTATGGTAGCAAGCGGATATTTTATCCCTCCATTCGCTCTTAACAGTATAGCAAATAGTCATGAATTCAGAGGAATACTTAGACTTCCACCCGAATTCAAATAAATCTTCTGAAAACTCAGAGAGAACAGCAGGTGCAAAAGGCATAACCTGATTCCTTCCCAACCTTTCATTAAGTTTTGCGTGCATTTCTGGATCTGAGGGATTAACCAAGATGGACCTTGCACCCAGAGCTCTAGCACCATATTCGAATTTACCGTTGAATAGACCCACTATATCGCCCCGAACTATATGTGAAGCCAAATCATCCAGCGAAAGATCACTTTCATCCAAGTCGTCGTATTGGGAGATAGCTTCCGATATCTCTTCTTGGTTGTAGTCCAATCCATAAAAACAGTTATCAAGCTTAAATGGATGTTTAATTTCGCCAAGGTCCCTGGCCATACATATAGCGGAACCTAGAGAAACCCCCTCGTCTCCCATTACCGGGACGACATATATCTCGTCTATAAGGTCTATCTCATTTATCTTCTGGTTCATCTTAACATTATGGAAAAGACCACCAGATAGCCCTATTTTTTTAGAATGCTCCGGATATTTATAACAAAGGTCCTTTATAAAGCGAACCATTATATTCTCAGTAACATCCTGTACAGCTCTAGCAAAATTCTGTCTACCTTCTTCAGAATCCAATATTCCTCTTTCTCTTACCTTGTTAAAAGCATAATTAGCAAAAAGATCCGTTCCAGCATTTTTTATTGAGAGAGAACCTGGCTCTTCATAAAAAATTATCTGGTTCATTAGCGACTGAAGATACTCGTCATATCTTCCGTTAGCAGACATACCCATGACTTTGCCCTCATCTTGATGAGGTTTCCATCCAAGGATAGATGTTGCTTGAGTCCATAAGTTAGCTAACGATCCGAAAATATGGGAGGGCATAGAAAAAACCTGTTCCATTTTGCCATCCTCACATAACCAGACGTCTCCGTAGTTACCGTCCCCTCCACCATCGTAAGAAACCATCATACATTTTCCAGAAAATCCTGAAGTAAAATAAGTGGAAGCAGCGTGACATTCGTGATGTGGAAATTCTCTCACTTGTCTGTCCCCGAGGTTATCTTTTATGAAGACATACGAGGTTGGAGTAGCAGTAGTCAGATAGTCTGCCTCGTCTATAGGCACTCCTGTAAAATCCTGTATTTTTTCCAAAGAAAGAGCGGGATAAGAAAAATCCGTATCCCCGCTCTTAACTCTGGTTATTCTCTCCTCCTGGATAGCTATCTTGATCTTCCCGTCTTCTATATAAACTATGGAAGCATCGTGAGCACCACCGTAAAAGCCATATATTTTGCTCATTGTCTGATTTTTAAGATCCGCAAGCTAAACAATCATCCGGGTTGTCTAAACTGCAGGATAAGTCCGTTATAGTCTGGTTAGCAAGTTCCTTTAGCTCCTCGCTAGATTCGGAAGATAGTTTAGTAGCTTCCGAAGCTTCTTTTACCTGGATCTCTTTTTTCAATGTTTCGGTTGGGTTAGGTTTATTATACTTACTAGCATCAATACCAAGTCCAGAAAGAGCATCTACTGCAGCCTTAGTCCTTAAGTAATACATGCCTGTTTTGAGACCCAACTTCCAAGAATGGAAATGTGCAGCGGTTAGTTTAGCTGCATTCACACCCTCTATAAAGAGATTGAGAGACTGAGACTGGCAGATAAATTTACCTCTCTCCGCAGACATCTCGATTAGATCCTTCTGCTTTATCTCCCAAACCGTCTTGTAGATTTCTTTTATATCTTCAGGTATATTAGGTATATTCTGGATAGACCCCTTATGGATGATGATCATATTCTTCATATCCTCGTCCCAGAGATTGAGAGAAATTAAATCACTTACCAGATGCTTGTTTATTACTATGAATTCACCGCTTAAAGTTCTTCTCGTATAGATATTGGAAGTGAATGGTTCAAAAGCCTCATTGTTACCCATAATCTGAGCAGTAGATGCTGTTGGCATCGGAGCTAAGAGCAATGAATTTCTAGCTCCGTGCTTCATCACATCCTTTCGTAGCTTTTTCCAATCCCACCTTCCTGATAACTCCTCATCCGTAAAATTCCAAAGATTAAACTGGAATTTTCCCTCGCTTAAAGGCGAACCTTCGAAGGTCTCATACGGACCAAGTTTTTTAGCAAGCGACACAGAAGCAGACATAGCTGCGTAGTATATGGTTTCAAATATATCCGAGTTAATAGTTCTAGCCTCATCCGAAGAGAACGGTATTCCCATAAGAGCATAAAGATCAGCCAGACCTTGTATACCTATACCTATAGGCCTATGTCTCATGTTGGATTTTTTAGTCTCTGGGGTCGGATAGAAATTAACATCTATAACCTTGTTTAGGTTAATAGCAGTTTGATAAGCTACATCATAAAGTAGATCGTGGTCTACCTCACACTTACCCCTAATAATCTTAGAAGTTCGGGCGTCCGTGGATTTAAGGAATTTATTTACCGCGATAGATGCAAGGTTACAAACAGCCTGCTCGTCCTTATCAGTGTATTCTATTATCTCAGTACAGAGATTAGAGGATTTTATGGTACCAAGATTCTGCTGGTTAGACTTCCTGTTTGCAGCATCCTTGTAAAGTATATAGGGAGTGCCTGTTTCTATCTGAGACTCAACTATTTTTCCCCAAAGCTCGCGAGCACGAACAGTCTTTCTAGCCTTACCTGCTTTTTCGGCAGCTATGTATTTTTTGTTAAACTCTTCTCCGTAGACTTCATGTAGTCCAGGAACTTCTGATGGTGAAATCAAGGACCAGTTCTCATCCTTCTCCACCCTCTCCATGAATAGATCAGGAACCCAAAGGGCCAAGAACAAATCTCTGGCTCTTCTCTCTTCCTTTCCCGTGTTCTTTCTCAGCTCTAGAAAATCCTCAACATCAGCGTGCCAGGGTTCAAGGTAAATAGCGAAAGATCCTTTCCTTTTACCACCTCCTTGGTCAACGTATCTTGCGGTCTCGTTATAAACCTTGAGCATCGGAACAATTCCATTGGACTTTCCATTTGTCCCACGAATATAAGATCCGGTAGATCTTACGTTGTGTATGGCTAATCCGATTCCACCAGCATTTTGGGAGATTAGAGCAACGTCTGATAATGTCTTATAAATCCCTGGGATTGAATCCTCACTCATGGTAAGTAGGAAACAAGAGGAAAGCTGGGGCTTCTTAGTCCCGGCATTAAATAAGGTCGGGGTTGCATGAGTCATCATATGGGTCGATAGGAGCTCATATGTTTTAATGGCATTTTTTATGTCACTACCCCATATCCCAACTGCAACTCTCATGTACATGTGTTGAGGTGTTTCCGAAGGGTTCCCGTGCATTTTCAAAAGGTAACTCTTCTCAAGAGTTTTAAATCCGAAGTATTCGAAGTTAAAATCTCGGTCGTGTATGATCGCAGAATCCAGCTTATTCTTATTTTTCTTGACAACCTCATAGGTTTCGTCGCTGATCAGACCAGCAGGCTTGCCCGTTTCAGGATCTATGTAAGAATAAAGATCCTCTATCGTATCAGAGAATTTCTTTTTAGTTGTTTTGTGTAACCTTGAGACGGCTATTCTAGAAGCTAAGATGGAGTGATCTGGGTGGACCGGAATAAGAGAAGCAGCAGTTTCAGCTGCTAAGTTATCTAGTTCTCCCGTTGTAATACCATCATAAATCCCGGCGATAACCTTCTGGGATATCCCCATGGAATCCACAAAATCTGTATTTAGCCCATATGTCATTTTTCTTACGCGATTAGATACCTTATCAAATCTAACCGCTTCGCTCGATCCGTCTCTTTTAGTTACGTACATTCTCTAATTTATTTTTTTTAAAAGTCCACATCCATATCGAATGCGTTCTCCGAGGAATTCATGACCCCCGCTTTTTGATATTCACCAACTCTCTTCTCGAAAAAGTTAGTCTTTCCCTGTAGTGATATGTTTGTCATAAAGTCAAATGGGTTATCGACATTAAAGACCTTAGAACATTTCAGATCAACCAGGAGCCTATCTGCAACAAATTCCAGATATTGCTTCATAAGATCCGAATTCATACCGATCAATTTAACTGGCAAAGACTCAGTGATGAATTCTTTTTCTATCTCAAGTGCACTTAGGATAATCTCTTTTATTCTCTCCTCAGAAACCCTGTTATTCACGAAGTTATTATGGAGCATAACAGCAAAATCACAATGCATTCCTTCGTCCCTAGAAATCAGCTCGTTAGAGAAACTAAGTCCTGGCATTAACCCTCTTTTCTTAAGCCAGAAAATGGAGCAGAAGGAGCCGGAAAAGAATATTCCCTCCACAGCAGCAAAGGCAATCAGTCTCTCCTGGAAATACTCGGAGTCTACCCACTTAAGTGCCCATTCAGCTTTCTTCTTTACCGCGGGAATAGTATCTATAGCATTGAAAAGCTTGGTCTTCTCCGCTGGATCTGTAATGTAGGTGTCTATTAGCAAAGAATAGGTTTCGGAATGGATGTTCTCCATCATTATCTGAAACCCATAGAAAAATTTAGCCTCCGTATATTGAACTTCACCAACAAAATTCTCAGCGAGGTTCTCGTTAACTATCCCATCAGAAGCAGCAAAAAAGGCTAAAACATGCTTTATGAAGTGCCTCTCATTATCGTTCAGCTTATTTCTCCAATCATCTATGTCACTGGATAGATCAATCTCTTCAGCAGTCCAGATGCATGCTTGCTGTTTTTTATACATATCCCATATCTCCGGGTGCTCTATTGGAAAAATCACAAATCGATTTGGATTTTCCTGTAATATCGGTTCAGGCAACGAATATCCCTCCATTGGTATCAATTTTTAAGTTTTGTTTAATTGTTATTTGTTATCAATAATTGTTCTGCTGTCTCCTTCTATTCTCCTCGTTTTTACTCATGTACATATTGTACATCTCCTGAGAAGTCATTCCAATGGATGCAGCATAGTTCATAAAGAAATGAAGCATATCAATTATTTCAAACTTACATTCAAGCTGGTCCGATTCGGACAGATCCTTGAATCGGATCTCTGAGTAATTTTTATACGCCTGCTTCCATCTTTTCCAGATTGCATTTCCGTCACCTTGTTTAATTCCTCCCAAGGCATCAGTAGCTTCGTGGATTTCATCAATCATCGCATGATTGTTCATATGCCAAAAATCCATCAGCTCCCTGAGGGTCATGTCCTGAAAATTGTAGCCATAAACGTTCTTCTGTGTATCTGCTTGAAGTTCAAGAATTTCACCCAGAGTGTCGGAAGATTCGGAGTACAGATCCTTGATTTCTAGTTCTGCGCATGTGTTATCGATGTTTGCCATATTTTTTTATTTGCTCTATTTTAAGCCCTTCCGACACCAGGTTTTTTATATATCAAGTGGGTCTTCGGAGTGCGAGTATTTTTGAGATTTTCTACCCTAATTTTTTCAATTGTTTCTCCATCTGGTCGATTTCGATCTGGAGTTTTAACATCCGGTCCTTAGTTGCCTTTCTTTTGGCATAAAGATCCTTAATTATGGTCTTCAGAACTGGACTTTCTGAGTCTCCTCCAAAAACGGCTTTAGACGAGGTTCTAACCCAGCCATCCTTAACTTCCGATATGTTAACCCCCTCTTTACCTTTATAGACCTCCGGAGATATTCCCCATTGTACAATAGTGTTTGGATACAGTGAAGCGAAGTCATAACAGGCTACCCATTCGTGAAGGCCCTTTATAGGCTCCTTCACATATCCACCTATAAATTTGACGTGACTTTCCTCTTTCCTCTCGTTTACAAAAACCTGACCTCTCTCAAGGAATTTTCGAAGCATCATTACTTCAGTTGCCCACACCGGAGAAAGAGCCCTACTGATCTCGACCCCATTGAGATTAGCAATCTTAAAGTACGTAAGCATGGTCTTGAGCTTTACGTCGATGTAATGGACAAGAGCACAGTCAATAACATTATAGAGGATAAATTTCGGAAAATCCGATTGGTACAAATCCCTCAGAGATCCATTATACACTATCTTTTTAAGACCTGTGGCTTTCTCTGCGACATAGTCAAGTCTATTACTTTCTTTTATCTTTATTACCCTATCCCACTTCTTGTATATTTCCAGGTAGTCGACCATCAGGAGATGCATCGGAAGGTTATTCTTACCTATCAACCAATTAGCGGGGGATATTATCTTAGGATCTATGCCCAGTCTTTTGGCCCTGTTAACCAAATAAGGCCAGTCATAACCAAACCAGTTCCAACCTGTGATCAAAGACATCTTAGGTGCTAGGTTTTTGAAAAAAGTATAGAGCATATCATATTCGCTCTCGAATTGATGATATTTAAAGCTCCATTCGTCACCCATAGGAGCTAGATATTCATTCGTCCTCTTGTGTATATCCGCTTGCTGTTCGGATGTCAGAGGATCCAAAGCCAACATGATCGCATGACATTTATCAGTAGCTATACCTATAGAAAGAACTCTATTTTTAGCTGAAGCCGTATCCAGGGAATCCCTCATTTCATCGGTCATCTCGACCTCAATATCGACAAAGTATTTCTTGGGGGTCTGGAATGAAAAGAGAGGCTTGGTTATTTCGGGGTCAGCTTCTTCCAATATCTGAACCATCCTATATTTGTCATATTTCTGGGATTTAACCTTTCTAACCGGAAATCCATCCCAGCTAACCCAATCCTCCTCTTTTCTCCTATCAGAGGGTGAGCATTTTTCCCAGATGAACCTTTCCTTTTCGGGAACAGGTACATCAACAAAAATAAGGCTCCCATCCTCAGAAAAGGTTGAAACCTTTAAGTAAGTTCCTTTATTTTCAACATCAACTATCATCAAATATTAGATTTATTATCAGCCAACCAGAATCGGTTAGAGGATATATAGAAGTATATGAAAGCTAACATCAAAAGTTTCGAAGATTTCCTTCTCGAATATTACGTTTCAGAAGCTCCTGGAAGCGTTGTTGTCCCAGGAGAATGGTATAAGGATAGCGTTAACTCAAGGAACTATAGGCCTGCATATACGCAAATGCCCCAGGTAGTGGACGCAATGTTTCAAACAACCGATCTATACAACTATCTGGACACGCTATCCGAGGAGGAAGAATTCAGCAAAATTGTAAAAGAAAACAATGGAAAGCCCAAACAGATAATCAAGTACCTTAAGAGGAGGATAAACGAGGAGTTACTTCCGCAGCAAAAAGGAGAAAAATAAGGACTGATCTAAATTGGACATAATAAAACACCCGCTCGACCCCGGAGCATATTACCCGGATCCCAACTTCAAAGATTCTATTTTTATACACCACTCACGGAGTTATTATAGACCCGATTGGGTAATAGATAGCTGGGGTAGGGATAGGAAAGCATCAACGAATAAGATTCGCTCCGGTGCCTCTTATGTGATAGGGGGATTGGATCCGATCAATCGGAAAAATACACAGCATGACGGCAAAATACTAGAAGCATTCGGATCCGAGTATTGGGCACACCATCTATTTGTAAAAAACAAGAGTAACACCTTTCTAAACCAGAAAAGTATAGCTATAGAGCTATGCAACTATGGGGAGCTTACAAGAACGGCCACCGGTGAATTCTTTACCAAGACAAGCGTAAAAATACCAGAAACCCAGGTGGAGACTTTAAAGGACCCGTTCAAGGGGGAAAGATATTTTCACGCATATAGTGAAAAACAGATTGAATCTCTTAGGTCATTAATACTATTCCTAGCTAAGAAGCACGAAATAGATATAAAGAGAGGATTAATAAAGGAGATTGAGAGAAGCAACCTAGAACTACCGGATGGATTGTCCGTTATAGAGACTAAGAAGTGGCTAAATAAAAACGGAATAACCGACGTCAAGGGAAAAAAGCTTACCGAGAATAACTCCGATGACAGCAAATACTCACAGGCAATAGATTATCTACTTAGTAATCCATTCGATTTATCACCGCAAGCAATGCAGGGATTCCAGGGTCTTTGGTCACATTCGAATATAAGGCCCGACATCAAAGATGCTTATCCCTCTACTATAATGTTGGAGATGCTCCGTTCCTTATAGGATCACTTCTTCTTTCCAAATAGCCCCGGAGCTTTTTGTCAGTGGGTGATATCTCTAAATTTCCATTTACGAAAATTTCCCAGGACTCAATAGCATATTTACCTACCCCGGGGAGATCGGAGGGGTCGTCAAAACCTTCCAACCAAACTTTAGACATGTTAACTATCCTCTTAGCCTTTATGTTGTAAAATCCGGTAGGCCTTATCACATCAGCAATTAGGTCAGGATCCATTTGTGAGCAGGTAAGAGGATCTTTTATTAGATTCAAGAGATTGGGTAAAACCTTTCTAACCTGCATATTGGTTGTTTGGTTGAGCAATATGCAGACCACTACCATTTCCCAAGGCCTATTTGGATAATCTTCCTGAATCAATCTTTCCATTCTAAAAATTACTTCTTCGCAATATGTTACGATATCTGTTTACCTCCTTGTCGAAGAGAGACGTTGTATCGGAATAGGAAGAATCCATAATTACAGAAAGCTTCCTTATGCACTCATCTCTATCTAGGATCATCTTGTATTCAGGATTCTTGCTCTTTTCTTCAAGTTCTGAGGCGTGCTCTTTGGCTATCCTCTGCAACATCTCGGTTTCTCTAGACATATAAAATTAATTCACATTTAATAAAAAAGCCCGCTTGAGGGCGAGCTTTCTATTAGAGTGGGTATGGAAAATTTCGGTCTTAAGAGATCTTAATCTTTCTGGGTAATGATTCCTCCCTTTTATCGAGGGATATTTCTAAAACCCCGTCATTAATAACAGCTTTGATCTTATCAGAATTTACTGAATTTGGTATTTTAAATCTCTTAATAAAATCTTGGGTCCAGTGAGAATCGTTTCCGGTTCCCTCTATAACCAAAGTGTTACCCTCAAGCTCCACACTTACATCCTTATTTTTATACCCAGGAACGGGTATTTCTATGGAGTAATATTTGTCCTCTTCCCTGATAAAATATTCTCTGGTGGGAACTAGGCTATTCTGATTTGACAGGATTCTTTCCATCATTTCCAGCGGTGAGTAAATGGTTGTGTTTAGCATGTTTTTTTTATTTTTTTGTTTAGCAATATTCGAAAATTGTTCCAATACACAAGGACACAAAAAAAGGCGACTTTGTGTCACCTTTTTTCCGAAATATATGAAATTTTGTCTCCCTTACTTTTTAAGTTGGAGCTTTTTCATAGCTTCAACAAAAGTCCCAAAATCTTTTACCACTCTTTCTCTCTTCTTCTTGGATTTTTTTCTTGCAGCAGGAGTTCCGACGGTTAATGTGTCGAACTTATCTCCAGACCCAACGGGTCCATTATAAAAATCCGCGTTGGTGCCTCCGGAGCCAGGCGCTTCTACCGCTCCCATCCCAGAAACCGTATTAAGGGTAGCAAAGGATCCTCCCATGTCGCCAGCAGGTGCTCCGCCTTCCATCTCCTTCAATGAGTAGGAGTCACAGTCGCACTTCTGCAATATCTCATTTTCCATCTGCCATTTTTCTACGCAGTAATTATTCTCATCTAGCCAAGATTTGTATGCAGATTCTACAGTTTCTGGGGAGCACCCAGATTCCATAACCGGAGTATCGTCCTCACAGCAGAGACAAACCAAGGTCCTTCCCTGTGGTGATTTTCCTGTGGGGTAATATAAATTTTCCATATTGCTTATGCTGTTGCTTTTATATTTTTAGAAAATATCCTTACCGTATTCTGGGATTGGTCCTTTGTGATGTAGCCTATTATATCATTATAAGAATCATAGATAGGATCAGTAACTAATAACTTCCTATCGTGATTATCGATCACCCAGCTACCGACTAAAGAAGTGGATTCCTTCTCCGCAGCAGTTCTAGTCTTAGAAGCCGCTAAATTTTTTCTTTTGCTACAACCGCATCCCATGGTAAAATTGTTTCTATTTCTATTCTATTTATCTGTAGTTTCCTCTTAATTCCTTCCTCCTTAAATAATTGAAGAGATATCTGAGTCCCTTCTTGTATTCAGCGGAATTTCTAAATGGAGAAGGATAGGTTCGGATTGGGTTACCTTGACCCTCAGGGGTTTCCTCACTTCCCCTTACCTCTACAGGGTTATATCTTCTAACTACCCCTGTTGGATGTATAGTATAAAACACTTCTCCATATCCATCAATAGAAGGCTGTGATTTTCTCTGGAACTTTAGAGTATTATTTAACTCCTGCTGGTGTGAGGTAACGTCCTCAAATCCGAGATCGAGAATATCGAGATATTCAATCTCCTTACGGATTTTTTCCAGATCTATATTTCTCCTGTTATCCTCCTGATACTCTTCCCTAGGTTCGTAATCTTTGTAAGACTTAATAGGCGACATTACTTCTTATTAGATTTTATCCAGTCCCTGTAATCCTTCAGGTTAGCGAGATTTTTGTTACCTGCTTTCTTCTTGGCGTCAGGATTCAAATAGGGAATAATTGGCTTTATCCCTTCACCGAAATTCATCATGGGTGTGAAAGAAGGCAAATCCTTGGATTTTATAACCTTAAGATTTTCCCCTACCGGTTCCCCGTCCTCCACTTTATCTGGGAGATCACTGGATTTTGTTTTTGCAAACTTTTTTAGCTCCTTGTCTGTCATAGGGGCTATAAATCTACCACCATCGTCCTTGTACCCGAAAGCTATCTTTTTAATCTCATCCCTCCATTTGGGGTTAATATCCTTAAGCTTCAGATCTCCCTGTCTTACCGCCCAGGCCTGACCCATTATAGCTTGTTGTGCTTTACTAACAGAAGGCATTTGATATTTCTTATTTTATGAAGGAATCGTATGCAGTCACATACTTCATAGATTCCTCTATCTTTTTTAGCTTAGTATAATAGTCGGGATCTTCCATTAGATGATCTTTAGCAATTTCGGATGCTATAAGCTCGTCACCGGTGTGCTCCATTTCAACACTAATCCCAATTGCTAATTGGCCTTCCAGATGTGATAGCATCTTTTCTATTTCCTCTCTATCAACATGATCCTTAGAGTCATCATAGGTGTGCAGGATGGCAATGTCACGAAGATTCTTTCCCGATGAAATTCCACCCTCAATTCTTTCATCAGAATCCTCTTGAAGATATAGACCCTTCATCTTCTTTTTTATCTCGCTGGGAGACATGGGTTTAGCATTAAGCCCCCAATTTGCATTAGGATCTATGATCTTCTTCTTGCTTTTCTTCCACTCAGGATACATCCAAAGCCACCTGTTATAGCCCTTCCCTACTATCTCAAATCCCTTGTCACCGGGCTGGATGGCTATAGGAGATTGCGGTGGTATGTAACTTCCGGTATCAGCCATTATTCTATCACTGCTTCTATTTTTGATTTTGAAATCTGAGTGGTCTCAAAAAATCCAGTTGTCCCTTCAAGGAATCCTGCTACCTTTGTTTCTACCTCCAAAACAGATTCTGCAGCAACCAGGAATTCCGATTTATGAATTACAGGGTCACCATTTCTTTTAGTTTCGGTAGACTCAAAGCTTACTTTTGCAACGTAATATCCCATTTTCTAATAATTTACTGTTTATATATCCATCTAATACAAGAAAGGCAACCTCTCTGGTTGCCTTTCAATGTTTTCTTTTGGGAAATCAGGAATTGTTCTTCATATCCTGAACATCCAGTCTAACTTGCTGTGCTAGCTTTTTAACTTCTTGCATAGCTTGTCTTACTCTAGTACCAGCTGCCTTGTTTCCTTTCTCAGTAAACTTAGCAACATCAGCTTCAGCAGATTCTAGAACTGCTTTAATTTGTTCAAATGTCTCCATTTTTTTTCTATTAAGATTTAAAATTTATACTGGTCAATGTGTTTTTGTTTCACCTTTATCTGCTAATTATGAAAGTTCCCTCGTGTGATCCTTCCTGTATAGACCATTCAGGACCGATGAATGATAGCAATATGGACTTCATGTTTTCTCCGTAATTGTCTACCTCCAGATGGTCTTGCATCTCGTCGAACATTCTAATCACCTTAGGGTTCTTTTCCAGGTAGCTTAGGATGGCCTTAGCTATTTGCTCAAAGAACCTAGACATATCATTATCTTTCAACCTGAATTTACCCTCGCTAAGTTCGGGGATTTCAGCTTTACCCATTGCAATATCTTCTATTATTTCGGGTGCGATTTCATTGACATTCAAAACAGCATAGGAATTTTTAGGACCCTCCATAGTTTCGTATTGAGAGTATTTACCTATCATGAACATGATTCCTTTTTGCCCGCCATTTTCTAATTCCAGCTGGAAAAAGTAGTAGAAGAGATCTCCATCTCTCTTTTGCAAGAACGGCAATGTTCCAAAACCGTCACCTTCATTTAGAGATCCCACGAAATCCTTAAAGTTCCTTATTCTTTTTTCCACTTTATTAAGCTTATTTTTTTATATATCCAACTTTACACTCCCTTTATTAGATCATTATAAAGGTTGGAAACCTCCCTTGGAACCAATTTCTTGAATTTAGAAAAGTCCCTATCCGAAAGTGTTTGTCTAACCTTAGTTCCGGAGGTACCCCTTGGGGTCTCTTCCAGTGAGAAGCCTGGACTTAATTTGTCCTTTATGTCGGATACCTTTATGTAATCCATCTGTTTAGAGTAATCGTCGATACGATCCTCCCCAGCACCTACTAGCTGAGGGTCATATCCCATGGAGATCAATTTTGCTACGCCAGACCCTAAAAGACCCCTAGTTACCATCTCATATCCGGCTATTTCGTCGTTGTTTTGAACAACAGCTTCCATATATCTCCTAACAGTTTCGGGGTCGAATGGGGATTTACCCGATTTATTATGTCCAGGATGAACAACCAGTAGGTAAGATGGGTACCCATTTTTATCCATCATATGTTTGGCCATTTTTAAATGCCCTGAATGAAATGGCTGAAATCTCCCCATGATGATATTAACCTTCTGTGAATTATTCTCATCCTCATCTTCCTCAATCACTTGGATTTCTTCAGGAGCTGAAGAATTAGCATCTATGGTTTCCAAAGTATTTATAAACTCATCATAAGAATGGAAATGGTCCTCGTCGCTATCTGAGACATCATCTTCCTCCTTGATATAATTAACCGGCTGAACAAACTCCCTTCTAAACTCATCGAATGAGAAAAAGTGTGATTCATTAACCTTACTCTTAGGCTTTTTGATGTACTCCTTTATGTCCTTAATCAGGGAATTAAGTTGGTCCATCATACCAACCGTTATGATTCCACCAGCTCTGGTCTTGATTTTCCGGAACGAATTAAGCATCAACTTAAATAAAGACTCGAAAGATTCATCCTGCTTAACTAGTTTGAGAACCCTGCTATCTCTAACCATATCCATATTTAACCTAAAGTCATCTCTCTTTAAATATTCGGGCTCTTCGAAATCAGTACCAGCATATTTTTTGGAATAACGATCTAGGAATTTCACGAAAACATCGGACATGAATGAGATGTATCTTTCGTCGTCGCTTTCACCCTGTACATCAAAGGAGTCAATTCCTTCCTCCAGAATGAAGTTCATAACATCCATTATAGTTATCCCCAAGAAATCACTAGGTTTTTTAGTCTTTCGATTCTGAGCTTTCTGTTTAGCCATCTCTGTAAAAACCGGATCAACCATTTTGGCAAGCACGGTATCACTCTCTTTATCCGGCTCGCCGAACCTGAAAACTACACCCTCCACGTCCTTGTCCAGATCATCATTCAGTGCTGTTTTAGTTAATTCAGGATTTAGAGTCTTTATAATGAATCTCACGAAGCTATTAGTCCGGAACTTTTCAACCAACTCCTTGAAGGGGGTTTCCATAAATTCCATTAAGTCGGATTTCTGATCCTCACTTAATCTACCCTGAAATATAATGGGGGGTTTCTCTACCCCCAGTAAGTCCGCCCAGTCATCCAATTTTTCTTTGTCCTGTACGGTCTTCTTTATCTTACCCCCGTCTCCCATTTGGTGTACGTAGGAAAGTATCAGGTTATTTTTCGGGATCCTATCATATACAATTTCAACCGGAGCCTTGTTAGCAAAATACTCAAGTCCAAATCTCCATCCTCTAGGGATTCTCTCAAGTATATGTGGGGGTAGTGATTCTATATACTGGATTGGTTTCTCGTAGTATTTCATCAAGGTACGATCTACCAGGGTAATAGGATTTCTTTGGTCCCTCCGATAAAATCTAAATTTACCGCTTTCTCTATCTCTCTCGAAAGAAAAGGCAGATCCATCCATCTTTTCATTAATCGTTACAAACTGATTAAAGAGCTGATTTATAAAATCTGCTCCTTTTTTGTTGTACATGTCATATAGATGATTAATCCCCGCCATTCTTATCAATTATAGTTTATATCGTTATTCGAACCGGCTTTAATGAAGTGAGAACCAAACTGAAGATCCATTTCAGACTTAGCCTTCCCATTTACTATTAAATAACCTATACCTTTTATGATAGTTTCCAATAGAATTTTCGATTTATCTCTCAAATCTTTCTGGTATAGCTCAGATAACTCCAGTAAAAGATCATCCAGGTCGGGGGCACTATCTTCCTTAGTTATAAGGTCAAATATTTCTTTCTCCATGGTATAAACAACATCATCCTCCAATAAAATATCCCAGTCTCCATTCTTATTCTCGGATAAGCTGCCGTGGTTACCGAGTACCGTGGAAAATTCTATATTGTCACCTTCTCTTCCTACCAAGAGCGGGGAATCATTCTCCAAGAAAACCTCCAGAGCACCGTACATTAGGTCGTTATGTCTATTAGTAAAATCCATTATCTAACTTCAACTGGTATTTCATATCCGCCATTCTCCAAATATCTGAGAAGATCCTTCTTTATATCTTCAAACTTATCTGAATGTATAAAATCTGGAGATGACACTATAGACCAAACATCCTCGAATGTTTTCACGTCATTCTCGCCAAATCCCTTACCCAAGATCATCTCTATAAATTCATCGGGTTCCCTCGTTATGAACTCAGTACTTCCACTTACGGTTTTGGGATTTTTTAATCTCTTTGTAGCCCCCTTGAAGCTCTTCTTGTTCTTAAAAATACCGTCGCTAAGTCTGAGAGCGTAAGAATAAAAATCCTCCATCTCGCCATCCGGATCTTCAGTTATGACCTCCTTCAAGGAGGATAATATAGCTTGGAAGAGCCAATTTCTATGTGCTGATTTGTATCTACTCTCATTCTTCCTATAGTCCGGGGAATAAAAAATAAATTTAGCCCAATCCATATCCGAGAGAGGAATAAGATCTAGCTGAACAATACCATTATTCGGATCACCCTCTATTGGCCACCCAATCGAAATAACGTTTATTCCCTTCATCAGCTTTATGTCAGGTACAAACCCAATCCTATCTGGGAGCTCCTTAGTAAGCTTATCGTAGATAAATTCCAGCACGTTATCTGCATTTGTACTGTATTTCCTAGCTATGAAGCTCTTGTCTATCCCAAGATCTATGTCACCTGAGGTTTCTTCTGCTCCCTTCTTTTTACCAACGCTTCCTATGACAAGATAGTCCTTATCAATCTCGCCATCACCTATAAGGGGGAAAAGTATTTCCTTTATGGAATCCAAAGTACCGGGAACCTCTCTTTCCTTTATTCTCCTGGATGTCTTTATAGCTGCCCCACCTTCGAAGAGTGCTATGTAATTTTTATAAGAATGTATCCTTCCCATTTAGATCTCGAAATATTTCTCAGCCCCATAAATGTAGTCGGAGTATATTCTTTCCTCCCTATTCTTCGGGTTGTTTATGTCATATTTACCACCGAAGGTTTTCTTACCCTTAATTATAGCGTCTGTGTAAAATTCCTCGTAATCCTTCTGTTTGTTTTTACCAGAAGCTCTAATGCCATCCCCCCATTTAGAGAGTATCTCATCCTTTCCCCTTTCGAGAGATCCATCATCCATTCTGGCAATATCCTCCTTTTTAAAGACATCAGCAATACCCCTGCTGACCCCAGTAATGGCATTTATAGTTCTGGAAAGGAGTCTTCCTGCTGCTCCACCCTCATCATAAACAGTCTGATATATCTTCTCCTCCGGGGTTTGAGCCTCGATCCTTTTTCTAATCGCCTTAATGCGATCTTCAGCTGAGATAGAAGAGTATGAATAGTCCTCCTCATTTAGAAACGAGCGGAATCCCTTTAAGTTATTCATGGTAGTGCATTTTTTGTACACTATATATCGTACGACGAGGTTAAAGCTTTACCTTGAATATCTTGTACTTGAAATTCTCGTTCTTATAAATCTGGATTCTTGCCTCTCCGTGCTTCACAAGGTAGTTCTTGTACTTGGGAGTACTGAAATCGTCGACGAAATCAATAACGTTAACCTTCTCCTTGCCTTCCATTTTTCTCATCCCTCTACCTAAGCTCTGTTTTATCAGAACCTCGCTTTTATATGATTCAACCAGGAATATGTTATGAAGGTTATTAATAGAGATACCAGTGGAGAATGTACCATAAGTAGCAACCAGAACCTTATTTTCTCCGGAGGACATTCGATTTTTATATTCTTCTCTTAAAGACTCGTCGGTATCCCCGTCCACGTAAAATACCTCCTTATTATTTGTGATGTCTCTAAGCCTATTCCATATCTGCTTCCCGTACTCGTCTTTGACAGATTGGAAAAGAACAAGGGAATTCTTAGAGGTTCTACCTATAAAATCCACTATGTAATTAAGCCTCTTTTCACTTTCTATTACAAGCTTCCTCTCGATATTGTAAAGCTCGTTACCCTCCAAATTCTGAGAATTTGCTTTAAGGTTAGCCAGTTTCTCTTTTATAGAGGCATCAAGCCAGTTTAGCATGACAACCTTTATCTCCACCGGTGTAGCATGCTTGTTCTTGAATAGAAAATCAGGGGATATCTCCACTATCACGGGTCCTAGGAATTGCTGTATAGTGAGGTGATCAGCAGAACCTCTTTTAGTAAGAGTCCCGGTAAGGCCGAATCTCCATCCGCAGTGCATACACTTAGATACAATTTTCTTAATGGACATCGAGTTGGTGTGGTGTGCCTCATCAACGAAAACCGCATCCACGTCCTCGAAGAATTCCTTATCCTTCTTAACTAAAGACTGAAAGGTACCTATTATAAGATCGCACCCTTCCCTTAGTTTACTTCCCCCACCTATCTGCTGTATTTTAACACCCAGATCATCAATCCCATAGTCTATGAAATCATCATTTCCCTGGAACACCAGGTTGGTGTTCGGAACTATAACCATAAACTTCTTGATTAGACCCATCTGCTTAAGATAGGCGAATATCATGAAGGAGATAAGGGTTTTACCAGAAGATGTAGCAATCTCGGAAACGGAGTATCTATACTTCACTATCTTCCATGCAGCTTCCACCTGATAGTCCCTAGGTTCTATTTCTTTATCTTTAAAAAAATCATCAACCCAGGACTGGAAATCTTCTAATGTTAGATCGCTTAGCAAAAGGTCTGATAGCCCCTCTATTTCTATGTCTATATTGAACTCCTTGCCAATCTCAAGAACTTCTCTCCAAAGACCTATCGGGACCTTCCAGAAAGCGCCCTTCTTTTCTACAAAGCATATATTCCCATCCCAGATTTTTTTCTTCACCAGGGGATGAAAGTACCAATTGTGTATTTTCTTGGTTAGTGAAAGCTCTATCTGTCTCTTTTCAACCTCATCGGGCGAATGAACCAGAATAAGCCATTGTCTGTCTTCAGAGACGTTGAATTTCAGCATGCATCTAAGTTATTTTATAGTACTACCCCTCAGGTAGTCCTCCAGAGCTATCCTGGATTTTATTCCATATAGCATGTGGTCTACCGTTTGAATAGTCTGGTCTATAAACTTCCTATGACCCTCCACCATCTCGATTTTACCGACGATTTCAGCTACATCGCCCTCTATGAGAACTTTCGTTTCGTTAGATCCATATCTAACGTCGCTGTTTTGATTGTAATCCTTAAGCCTAGCTGCACGAGTCTGTCTTTCTCTGGCGCTAAGTTTGCTAACTATCTGTGCTAACTTAAAACTATATTCCAATAATATTTGCCTAGTGGAGAAAAGCTCAACCTGGGCTTCAGCCACAGTTTTAATGTTTTTGAGATTCAAAGATATGACTTGGATCTTCTCCTTCCATTCGAACCTCTCCTTCTCGAACAGTTTAGCGTAATCAACCTTATCTGTCTGTTGTTCCGGCATCCTAAAAAAGTTTATTTCCCTTGTTTTTACTTATACGGGGTTTACCCAGTTTAATTTCCCTCATCACAGAATTTACCATTTTCGGGGAGGATACACTGATGGTGCCTTCTACTTCCCCTATGTTGGCTATCACATCCCTATCTAACATAGATATGGGGAATTTGACGCTACCCACATTATCCCGATCCAGCGACTCCTCCCATTCCTCCGTTTTGTCTATTGTGGGCATTTCTAATTTAACCATCGATAAAATCTATTAAGTCCAGGACTTCCCCAGTAAAATAGTTATCGAATCTTCTTATTTTTATCCTCTTGGCCCTCAGATAATTTACTATATCGTTTAGGTCCCATTTCTTATTTATCGGAAGCTCATGATCGGTTAAAAATTTCTTCCAGTTAAAAACACTAAATCCCTTGGTTAGTAGCTCTGAGTTCTTAGCCCTTCCCGCACGGTCCCAGTCGTACCAGTATCTAATGTTCTCCATTTCAAACGGGAATTTATTTTCCACCGAACACAGTGCAACCGAATTTTTCCATAGCCAGGAATCCATTGGTCCTTCGAATATAGTTATAGTGTGGTCAAACGAGACCATCCCTATATTAAAAACGCTAGAGATGGGATCTATTTTTCTCGCCTCATCCAGAAATTCAGGATCGGTAACACCAAGCATTTTTTCCCATATGCCGCTGAGTTTATACGTATAGTATTTAGAACCATAGCTAGAAGACATGTTTCTAAACTGTAAGCCCAATATCTCATTATCCTTCGTGAGGTTAAAGAGATAAAGCTTCTTGTCAGACTCGCTCCAGGCAAATTTTTGGTCAGGTATCTGGTTTCTTTTCCTTAAATACCTCTCCATCTTGCTACCCGCCACTTCGGATAATCCCATTTTCTCCATAAAGAGAGATCGAGGGATTACAACCTTGCTGAAGTCTGTATCGAAGAAGAGAGATATATCAACATCACCATAAATTTTCCTCCTTTTCTCCTTCCCGCTTTTTATAACATCAAGTATGTCGACCTTTTCGTTTTTTTCAAGCTTCGACAGTTCCCCAAAATCCTTAAATAGTGAAAACGCATCCTTAAATATTCCGCACCCTCCGTTATAACACTTGTATGTGAGCGTATCCAGGTAAAAGTTGCCCCTCTTTTTACGGTAATTGCTACTATCACCACAATATGGACAGGAAAAATTGAGTCTATTTCCTGCTTTGTAAATCTTCCTTCTATTGGGGTCGTTTGGGAATCCCTTGACCAACACCCCATTAATAAGCTCTTCAATTCTCCCTAAATCCATCGTTTACCAATTTAAATTCTTCATTTCCTTTACTTAGATAACTTCAGTTTAACACTAAAAAGGGAGGAACAGCTCTGGTAACTGTTCCTCCCAGTGTTATAACCTATTAAAGGTCAGAATAGAGATCATCCAAAGAAGAAGCTGTCTCTGGACTAGATGGTTGCTTCAGGGGTTGTTCCTCTTGTGGGGTGTTTCCAACCTTCGTCGAAGATACCTCGTTGTAGATATCGTCTGCGGTTCTAGAGGTGGAAGGTGCAGGGGTAGACGAAACGTTAGCTCCGGACATAACTTCATTAACCATTCTGCCATCCGGTACTGTGTTCCTGATGATGTTCATCACCCTTTCCGTGGTATTCTCGTCCCAATCCTTGTATTCAAAATTGGTAAGGTTATCCGGTCCCGTTTTAAGATACTCCAGAATAGTATCCATGTCCTTCTTGTTCTTACCCATCTTCTTTCCGTCTATCTCTATGGGTGTATTGTTACCCACGAATTGACAGAGATCGTAATTGTTCCATTCACCAACCTTTCTAGAATGTATAGAGAATAGCTTACCCTCGAACAGATCATATGGGTTGCAAGGGTCACCGTATTCTGGCTTCAGTTGAGATTCCAGCATATCGTTGATCTTACGACCAAATTTAAAGGTCATGATCTTCCCTTCTAGCTCGGGGTTGTTTTTATCCTGTACGATCTGGATGAGAGAGTAATAATCCTCCTTTCTGGAGAAGTTTCTAGCCAGATCCTGATCTGCAGCAGAATTGGAGTTCTTAAGCTTCCAAAAGATGTCTTTAAGAACTGATTTTTTACCTACTGTGGACGGACAATCTACAGGGAATCCATCTCCTGTTGTAGGATCATTAAGATATACGTAGTATTTCTGAATTTTGGATTTGGCCGGATCTACGTGGTTTGGTAAAAACCTAATTAGAGACTTGTAAACCCCATCCTTTCCGTTTTCCGGGTACGGCTTGTAAAATTCTAAATCTCTCGAATCTTCCTTCTTGCTCTTCGTTACGAAGTTATCAACATCTAAGTTGAAAATGTCTAAATTACTCATTGTTCCTTTAATTAATTTTTAAAATCCTTTATTTAATCTCTAAGTGTCCCAAAAGTTTCCCCTAGACTGTATATATCCCGAACTTTTTTTTATATCGTTACCCTTTCTTACTTGCTCCGTGGGTAACATGATCCCTCGGAGTGAAACCTGAAGGTCACTTCTCACAACACCATATTCCGATGTGAGTAAATGGTTTCTTAAAAGAGTCTCGGGGTGAAAGAATATCGCATCCCTTGTAAGATAGTTCTCAAGATTTTCATAGAGGCTACAATAGTGACCCATTGCATCCCTAGCTCCATAAGCTATCACATCGTTAATACCTCCCCTCCAATCAAATCCCTGAGGGATAGCGATCATATTTTTTCCAAAATTGAAAAAAAGATCGTTGTGCACCTTTATATCAAATCTTCCCTTTATAATATAGTCATATCTCCTACCCACGGATCTCTCATACTTCTGCATAAGATGGTATGAGGAATTGATTTTATACCACATACAAAAAACAGACTGCGGATTAATCTCGCCATTCAGTGGGGAATAACCCTCATAAATCATCGATCTCTCCCTTATTTTGGTTATAGTCTCCGATTCAAAATCCTCCATCAGGATGGATTTTGGCTTATAGAGGGAAATAGCATCACCAACGCTAAGACTATCTCTCAGGTTACCCGTATAGGGCTGAACGGTTTCTCTTATCTCGTCAGAGGGATTCCAGGATGAGATGAAAACATCCGGGGAGTACTTGTCAAGTATCCTGCTTTTTATATAGGGGTAACATTCCAGACCTTCCCTAAATTGACCCGAAAGAAGTAAAGCTACTCTCATCTATACTTTCCTATATAGTCACTGCAAATTCCTGAGCAGACCGCGATATCCTCATCATTAACTTCAGGCATAACGGCTATGCTATTTTCTATTGGTTGCTTTCCTACTAAGGCCCAGCGATAACCCTTACTAGTAAAAACCACATCGTCGGATTCATGAACAAAATAATTTAGAAAATCCCCCGCCGGATCTATTCTGGAAAGCTCACGAAAAGCTAGCAAATTTTTACAATGGATCCAAAGCTTCCTGGAGTTCTTCAAAAGGAATTCGTATTGAATCTCGTGTTGTGGCTCATCGTGTCCAAGTTTAAACATCCCGTCAATGAACCAGAGATCTATTTCAACTTCGTAATTGTATAAAGCTTCAACTATATAATCAGGATCGTTCTCCCTTTTGGAATTAGGACCATCAATATTTCCGCGATGTGATATTAATATCATCTGCTCTCAAGAATTCACAAACTTATAGATAGCTTCTCTATACTCTTTTCCCCTCTCACCATCGATTGCCTGCCTCATAGCAATCGCACCACTTTTAGTTCCGCTTGGGTGACCGTGCATTGCTCCTCCTACATTTGCTAGGTAATCAACACCAACCTGCTCGTTTATCTGGTCCACAAGACCAGGGTGGAATCCACAGCTTAAAGCAGGGAGAGTTCCTTGATTTCTTGATTGCTCTATAGCGGCTAAAACCTCCTCCTCGTCAGCAGGATAATATCCGCCAATCATTCCCGAGTGAATAAAGTCCACCCCCATCATTCCAGCAAGCTTGCACATGAAAGGCCAAGAGATGCTAAATTGGTGATCCGGGTTTGTTATAACTCTATCTCCGCTCTTTTGGAAATGCATAAAAAGCGGGAGATCGAGCTCCCTTATGTTTTTATAAACTCCCAGCCCGCACCAAAAGTTAACGTGTATCCCATTACCTCCTAGTTCGTAAACCTGTTTTACTCTCTCCAGTATATAGGCAGGATCTGAATGGATAGAAACACAATAAACCACATTCTTATCTTTCAAATAATCCATGATAAGTGGAACCCGGTCCTCTATCTTACAGAATGATGGGCTGGAAAGTATTTCATCCTCCTTGATGAAATTCACTCCTCCCTCAACCATTTCCTTAACCATCTCCAGCATGACTTGTGGCGAGACCCCAGTTTTTGGCTTTAGTATTCCTCCGAGGAGTGGCTTGTTGTAGACACCGGTAAATTTTCTTATACCATCAATCCCATATTTAGGTCCCATAAAACAATCAGAAACACATTCCGGAAAATCTATGTCAATCAACTTGCATTTTTTTATTTCGGCTATATCCATCTGACCTCCCATTACATTCACCAACAAGTGAGCAACCCCGTCAGTTTTAAAGTCAATGTTTATCACAGGGAAAGCAATAGTGACCTCCCCCGTTTTTTCATTGCTCATATCTCCCATATCACCGACGATCAAACAAGAGTGATTCTCAAAGAGCTCATCAGTTTCCCAGACACTCCTGGATGATGGGTTACCCACACTTTGACCTATTGCTATATTCCAAGCAGCAGATGCTAAATTCTTAGAACATTCAACATAATACTTAGCAAAGAAGTACTTGTCAGCATCTATTTGATTTCTCGATTTAAATAATTCAGATTTCATACTTATCTCCCGGTTTAGAGGGTGTCTTAACTATAAAAACCTCGCAGTCTTCGAGGAAAACAGGATTAGCTATCTCGTATTTCCTGATAACGAAAACATCACCAGCTTTGAGTATTTTGTCCTGTATAATCATTCTACCCTTGTGGAGGTAGTTTATTTCGTCAGCTTCTTTGTGATAGTGTGCTGGCCAATCCTCTCCTTTCTTATGCCTTTTAAAGCATATCTCAAATTGATCGGTTTTATAAGCGGAGGGAAGGAAGTCTCCAACGAACCATCCACCCTGGTAATCATCTATTTTAGATACTTCCATTGGCTATTTTATTTTTATAAATCTCAAGATCTTCCGGGGTACCTATCGGGAAATGAAGGTTGAAGAAATATGGCAATATCTTTTTACCCCTCTTTATCAAATAGTTATATGAGGGAGCAACGTAAAACTCACTGTTATACCGGTCATTAGCTTCTATCATCTCCATCGAGGATTCTACGAAATCGGACCCTCTCTTCCAGTAGTGCAATCCGTTAGTAGCTATATTTGATATAACTATTTTTTCCTTCACGTCACAAACTTCCCCGTTTGGATCCAATTTGACGTAACTATTCTTTTTAGAGGAAGATAAAAAGCATCCTAAGAACCCATCACAAGCCGTATTTGAAGCAAACTTGGATAAAACATTAAGATCATAGTCCAATATAATCTGATCACAGTTTACTATGATCAAAGGATCATTGGTATTAATGATAGACTGGGCCAGTAGAGCAGTACAGGCTGGTCCTTCTGTTAATTTCGGGGTGGAAATAACGTCATGTGAAATAGGCATATCGGATATGTGCCTCTTAAACTCATCGACAGATATGTGCTCCTCGTTGATCACGAATATAAAATGGGCAGACTCATTGTGGAGGTTTCCGACTACGGTCCGTATCATAGAATCGTCGATGACCTTGATATAAGGTTTAATCTCGTTATACCCAGCATCGGAAAATCTTTTTCCCATCCCGCCTAGGGGTATCAGTATATTAATCCTCCTTAAGTCTTCCATCTAAAAAAATACAAATCCAGGTAGCATCAATAAGATCATCCAGAGGTTTATTTACATTTCCGCTGGGCGTTATCCATTCTCCCCTATTACTTTCAAGTATATTAGTGAAATAGCTCAGATTGGTTTCAGCTCTTTTACAATTAACTAGGGAATCATAGAGCTGATGTTTTTTTGCATTCCCTTTAATAGCGAATTTCTTAATGGAGGTCGGGGAAAAAACATAAAAATTCGAACTACCCACCTCGTCAACTATTTTTTTTCTAAGTAGGGCAGTAGCCATAGAGATGTCAATTAGGGCATTACCATTGGATGCAAAACTTAAACCCTCCATAGCTATATAGATCTCGTCACCCTCTTGGGTGTGAGATATGACTGAATCCCAGAATCGGTCGACTAGGTCGGAAAAGTAATCAATCTTAAGCCTCTCCCTTTCGGAGTATTCCTCAGGCATTTTCTCTTTTCCCATAAACATGAGATCAAACCCATCCATTTCGGAGAGGAATGCGAATGGTTTTGCTTTAGATCTTTTTAGTGATTCTTCTGTGCGATCACTTCGGGTAAGTGATCCCCATTTAAATTGATTATCCCTAAGCAAACAAAAAGCTGGCGAGTTCAGAGAAAAATCTATTCCGATAAGAGTTCTCAAAATATTGAGTGTTTAAAAGTTTCACTCTATATATCCTCACAAAAAACCCCCGAATTAAGGGGGTTTTATAGATATGTACTTAATGTGATTAAACCTTTACCAGTCTTTTAGAAACTAGCCCCGGAATCTCTATTTCAGAATCCCCTTTCGTAACCGCTTTCTCTATGTTATCCACTATCTTCTTGTCGATAGCGCTTTCAAGTTCGGTAGGTTCCACTATTTTAACTTTTAAACTCTCTCCTGAAGGTTTGAGATCGACTACTTCAACTCTATTCCATTTTTTTCCAAATGGATTTAGATAATTACCTGGATTAAATTCGGCCTCGAGTTGATATTCATTGCCGTTTAAAATTATATTGCCATTACTGCTCTTCTTCACTTCCAATTTTTCATTGATCTGTATAGAACCTTTAGAAGGGTTAGTAAAGGATTCGTAGGTAAGTATCGTTTCCATTAGTCCATTGATGGTTTAACTACATTTCCCTTCTTGCCAGTGTAATTATAGACATTAACAAGCTTGTCGTAGCATTTTTTCATCTGGTCATCTGTCAAGCAAGAGACCAGGTCATTAAGAACCCTTTGGTCGTTACCTGAAGCAGCAACCAATAGATCTTTCATATGTTGCTTTAGGTCATCCTCGCCATACATGGGCTGACCATATTTCATTTCGTTTAACTGAGTTAGTTCAGAGAATTTTTTCATCTTCTTCGATTTTTTCTGTTTTATATATCTTACCTCTCCCTGCCAATTTCTAGCGATATATCCAAATAATTGCACTTAAAGCCTACAGAGAACGTATAAACACTGGGAGCATTTTGGGTGTAATTGAGATTCAGGTTGTTCATCGATGTTAGGGTTACTTCCTTAAAAGTTACCGTAGTAACTATATTCCCATCGTTATCAAGTATTCTTAATGGCAGGTTCTGAATAAAGACCTGCGGGTTTTTAAAATTAAGCTTGTCCAAAACCGTCTCCAGCATTATGAAGTAGTTTATGAAACCCTCAGATATGCGGAAAGAGACCTCAAATTCTCTGCTAAATAGGTCTTGTACTGGGGTCGCACTTTGGTAATTTACCCGCTTACCCAGATTTCTTGTCTGCTCCACTAGATCCATACTCATCCCAGGGAATCCCACGGATTGAATGGAGCTATTCATGAAGGAAGTTATAGTGTCGTAAGGGGTAGGCTGTCTTTTAATGTAGTCTAGGTACTTCTCCTGTACGATATCAGGGAAAAATCCTCTTGGAAAGACGAAGTAAAAGCTATTAGCCCTTGCGTTTAACATGCTCATAGTCTATCTTAACGTGGTTTATTTTATAGTTATTTCTTTCAGATTTCTCCAGAGCTTGACTAGTATCAAAATTAGAATACATGTAAAGACCCGGGATCAATTCCTTGCAATCTCCTTCCACTATATATTCAAACCTATTATCACCATCAAAAAACTCAAGATCCGTGTAGTTGGTTATCTTTCTTCCTTTATAGAACGAACCAGCATTTTCTCTCCATAGGATATCAACCAAAATTCCCATTTCCATCCCTATTGAAACCCCTGAATCTAGGAGGTCCTTTAACTCGGCATATCTGAATTTATTACCAGATAAGATCACGTCGATGTCTGTTGTATCGATATCAGTATCTAGAAAGTAGTTTGAGCAAAAAGCTCCACAAAGATACAGATCAACAGTAGGAGTGCCATTAAAGTCTATCCATGAAGAAATCCAATTATCGAAAAGATCCTTAGTTGGGGATTTAAAAGGTCCCTTATGAATAAACTCACCTCTTCTAAATTCCAAAACGTATTGTGATTAGCTTCTGCCACCGAAACCGAAATCAGGGTCAAAGTTTGCAGAACCGCTATCGCTACCGGATTGGTTAGCAGTAGATCCATTGGAAGAAGCAGATCCGCCAGTAGCTCTTCCCGCACTGGTGTTTCCATAAGCAAGAACTAGCTCCATATCTCCACTTCCGAATATCCCGTCAACTGCATCTACAAAAAGATTTTTCGTAATTCCAACATAAAGCTTGTAGCCGGTTGAACTTGGGTCCAGGAAATATGCTATTATTTCCTGAGTAGTCCACCCGGTAGCTATTTTACCCTGCACGTCGGAGGAGATTGCAGATTTCAGCTGAACTGGGGTTAGCTTAGGTTGGTTATTTCGGTTTACATTACCAGCTTTTCTGCCTAATCCACTAGTTCCAGAAGTTCCGTTTTGTACTCCCGAAACCTGCCAGGAACTTTTTCCAACTCTTTTTGATACAGGTTTAGTCCTAGGTGAGGTTGGAGCTACCACCACTTCAGCTGCTACAGCTGTTTGAACTGGCTCAGTCTCTCCGTCCTTTAGCCAATTACCCCAGTAAAGAGTAGAAAAAGAATTTCCACCTATTTTTGCAGTATTGACGGCTCTACTAGTATTAGAATCCCTTTTGGATGCAATTACAACATCACGGGAAGAATCTCTTAAACTAATAGCTTTCTTAGCTAGCAGAGATTTAACCTTATTAACCTTAGAAATTCCCCTCGTATCAACATTATCGCCATCGGGATCTGGCGGTTTATTAGTGATATAAAATCTTCGGTCTGTAAACTGAAGGATCTGTGTAGAGATCGACTCATCCACTTTGAAAGCAAGCTCCCCCTTAGAAGGCTTTGCTATAGTAGCGTCAGCAATTGAAGGTGCATAAACTTTTTTACCCTTGTTGTCTATGAAAACCATATTGTAAGTTCCAGAGGAGCTAAGGTCTATCTCCTGGGTTGTATTTCCTTGTCCTTTCTTAAAGAAGGAAAATTTGTAGTAGTTATCAAACGGGCTGATCTTTATATAAGCTTTGCCTACCCCATACGAAACTGAAGGTGTACTAGACTCATTGGTTTCAGTTAGTGTAGTTCCATTTACTTCCAGATTTGTCAGAGAAGTGTTTACTAGATTTCTATCAAAGAACACGTTAGAAAATTTGGTAATCTCTCTGGGCGATATTTGATTAACCGGTACTGAAATATCAGTTTTACCTCCTAGCTTATTGTATATCTTCTGTTGCTGAGGTAAAACGGAAAGTTGCAGAGGAGCAATGGTAGTACCATATTTACCAGGATCAGTTGAAGTATAAGTAGCAACCCTCATGGTTCTTGTCTGATTCTTACTGTTAATGAGTGTCATTGTATACCTCAATGAAAAGCTCGTAGCAACATTAGAATACCTAACAATAGGTCTAAATAAATTCGGGACGTCGTATGCTGAAGTCTGAATACTAGTAAAATTAGATGTTTCAAGCCAAGCTGCACCAACCTGCTCAAGAACCTCTATCCTATTCTCTATATAGTAGCTGTTTCCTATAGAATTCTGAAACAGTATGAAATCCTCTATAAAACCCCCATCATCTGTTCCGAAATATTCAAAGAAATCTCCAGTATCTGCTGGAGCAATATAAGCTCCTATGTTACTGAATGGATCAGTGGGTTCGAGAGATAATGCTGCTAAAAGTTGAGTACCATAGGTTTCATATCCGCTAACAATCGTAGTATCAGTTATGGAATAGGCACTTATTCTTAGAGGCTGAGAAGCTAAAAATCCTCTCCCACTTTTCGAAGTTTTAGCGGCAAGGGTTAAAGGTCGATTGGATACACTAGCAGCATTGTATTTATTGACCATATCTGAGAGTGAAGGTATCTTCACCTCGAAATACTTATCATATATGTTAGCACCTATTGTTAAAGGACTAGGATTCAACGTATACTGCTGGGAATTACCCTTTGAGAGTTTAATCTGCGAAAAGGTAACATAAGATCCGTCTACATCCGGGTACTTAACATTTAGTATCAATCCATCCAGGTTATCCAAATTATACCCGGATAGGATGTGGTACCTCACGGAGTCATACACAACACTGAGATTCGATGGAAAAGATATAGGAAGATCAGCGGTGTTGGTAAGCTCAGATTTAAAGTCGTTATAAGGGACTATTAAATTAGGGTTTAGAGTTACGAAGGTCGTGGAATTAGTTTGCACCACACTATTGTTGGACGTGTTCTGTGTAATTGAAGCATTCTCGTCCAGATTGAATATTTGAACGTCATTAGAGGGCTGTCCGTCCGAATCTTCCAGTAAGCCATTTACGAGCTTATTATAACCCACTGTGGGGCTGCCAATATTGACAAAGTACTTCTCCGGGGTAGGTGGGCTGGCATACATATATTCCATGACCAGATACGGGGAAAGTTGTACATATTTAGAGGTTGTCGTAAAAGCCATTCTATCTATTTATTATTTTCCAAACTGAAGCCACTTGGGGGAATAACTTAGTCCAATTCCTAGGAAAGGACCAACTGTATATCCGCCGTTGTCTAAAGAAATACCATAGCCTGCGGATACACCAACACCAAAAGTCCTTCTTGCCGACTTCAGAGCCCTTTTAGTCTCCGGGTCGTCTATCATGTTAAGAGCTTGTAATTCTCTGAACTTTAAACCAGGAAAATCAGTAGAGGCCCTGATGTATAACAAGCCATCATCAGGATTACTATATAAACCAGTGACCAGGTCTATTCTCTGCTCTATACTTAAAGAGGCATCCCCAGGAAATATAGTACTGTCGCTATCAAAAGTGTAAGGTATTGTACCGTCAATTAAGAGACGATTAGTACCGGGTAATACCGGGTTGTAAGAGAAAGCTATATAAGATGAGTCACCCTCGTTGTGATTCGTAGATGAGACCACGATAGTTGTGTCACGATAAACAATCTCCGTTTTAATTATGACTCCAGGTTTCCTTTTTCTCTCTAATTCTAGCCTTTTTATAAGATCTTCCTGCTCGTCAGAGAGCTCATTATATTTTAGTTTAAAAGCAGACCTCTCCGCTAAAGCACCGCTTAATCTAGTTTCCAAATGCCTAACAGAATCCTGTTGGGCTAGTAAATTGCCCAAATTTCTATTAGCTTCCTCTCTTGCTCTTTCCGTTATGCCGCACTGTCTAAATAACAAGAGCATAAGCAATATGGACAGCAGGATCGGGAAAATCCTTCCGGTTAAAAAAGATACTGTGTCCTTATAAAGTTTCATATGTCATTTCGAAGGGATCGAGTCTTCCCTCACCATATTTTTCGCCCAGAGAACTGATAAAATCCTGCTCTGAATCTCTCAAGTCTTCTAGTTCCCGGATTAGAGTACCAGCTTTCATGTTTAGCCTTTCCATCTCCGACTGAACTTTCTCTATCTCGCCTCTAACTCTAGCAAATTCAGACTTCATTGATTGAGCTTTTTTAAGTTCTATTTTGGTTAATCTTTTTATCATATTTATCCAAGTTTTAAAAAGTGTTCAAACGGTTAAATCTATATTATTACACCACCACCTCCTCCAGGAACTGTTACAACTGAGTTGTAGCTAACCCATCCGGCTATATTAGCATTATTTCCATCGACACCTCCTGCAGTGCCCGCGGAAGTATCATTATTACCGAAAGCTTCATAGAAGAGAGAAGAATTACCATTGATAAAGGTGAGTCTTATTCTTTTGCACCCCAAAGCCCCAGGATTCATGCCAGAAGAATAGTTATCAGGTATTTCTACCAGATTATAGTTCGAGGATCCATTAATATTTACTCTTATTCCACCAAAGGATCTGGTAGTGTCCTCGACAAGAAATTCTATTGTTCTATATTTATATAGTGACAGATTTAACCAGCTGTAGTTGTTACCTACGGTAAGATAAAATCTGCCCTTACGATAATTACTAACTACAGAGACTGCGATAGCAGATGGTTTAATAATCACAATGTCCTCCGATGGAGTAACTGGAACATGGTAATATGTAACCCCGCTTCTAACAAAGGTGGAGGTGAACGGAGTGGATATCGTCTGTGTGTATCTAGTTAGGTTTCCTCCGGTTACACCCGAGGTATTAGAAGAAAAATTAGAGGATCCGATTTGGAATGAATCCCCGTTAGATCTAACTTCAAAGGACTGTCCCCTGTGTGCCGAGGCAGAATTAGAATCCCTGCCCAGCTGTAAAGCACTTCCATAACCAGAAGTTGTCCCATACCCTGCGGTATTAGATAATCCAATCCTCATGCCCTTACTTCCAGTAGAATTTGCGTTTATAAGTCCACTCGTTCCATAGGCACTTGTAATTCTATGGGAGAAACCGGTAGGACCTATAATAACAGGACCGGAAGTAAAATCAGCCCCGAAAATAGCACTACTTAACTGGAGATTAGATGAATTAACACTGAGATTTCCAGAAGAAATAATTTGGGAACTAGAAGCTGTTATTCCTATGTAGCTCTGGGATTTTATATTATTCGATCCAGCAGGAAATGAATCAATATTCCCGGTTACACCCAACGTTATAGATTTAGCAGCATATCTGGAAAAGCCCGGATTTTTCCAGACTAAGTCATAATCCGAGGTTGAAGAATTCTTCCAATAGAACCCTCCTATGTTACTTCTATCAAAAAATGTTTTATCGATCCCTAATATTGGACTGTAGGTATTAGAAACAGTACTTATCAACAACTTTGCAAAATTCGGATTAACGTCACCTGTAGTTCCGCTTAAGTCCGAAAGGGTCAAATACTTATCCCCGGGACTAGAATTTATAAGTACCGCATTATCCTCAGTAGATCCCCCTGGGCCCGATATTTGAGATAGCGATGCAAAAATACCCGTTGTCTCCAGAGTTTCTCCAGTATTAATCCAACCACCAGTAGCTGAAGAATATTTATACACATCCTGACCACCGGTATTTCCTATATCAATCCAGATATCACCAGGTTGGGATATTGATGCTGAGGGCTGCGAGGGGGAGAAGTACCAATTAGATGCTCTATCCCCTGTTGTACCTCGATCCCCGTCCAATCCAGCCTGACCTATTATGCCGGTAGCACCTATAGCTCCGTTAGGTCCTTGTTCCCCTATGGCATTAAAATGTACCTGGTTAAAATTATGGTTTACCTTAGTAATTATCTTATTCTTAGAATCTCCAGGTAAAATGTATTTAGTATTGAATGTAGCCATATCCTATTATAGTAGAGATTAAGTAAGAATTCCGGCATACCCTTTATCGGAGTTGTAATAAACTGTAATATCAGTAGCTGAAGATCCTTTAGCGATAATTAGATCCAGATACAAAACGGGGGTTGAAAATACGCGATCCGGAGTTCCACTGAAACTGGTACTACTAAGATAAAGACCATTTATTGGTTTTGAGTCGTCAACAGCAACTATTCTTACATTTATCGCAGTATTTGATTTAAGATACCCGCCCCAAGAGCCAGTCATAATGATACCAGAGGGGATTCCTATATACCTCTGAGTTCCTGAAGCGGGGCTCAGATCTACCTCCACGAAATTACCATTCATGACTCTGTTGTATCCCATTGACCATATGTTCTGATTTGTAGTACCATTGGCACTTCCATCGTAGTTACTAGAGGTACCAACGAATTGTGTCCTACCCTGGACCATTCTACTTCCTTCTATTCTTCCATCCGCTCTTACACCAAAATATCTAGTGCTACCTATGGTGAGATCCAGTAGGTAAGAGGAACTGGAAGCAGTACTCGTATCGATCACCACTCCACCTGCAGAATTTGAGGTATTCTCATTAATGGAAGAGAAAACATAATCCGTGGTATTAGAGGTAATCGATATAGGAACATTCGTTTCCATACTGCTACTTCCCATATTAAAATTGGAACTAGTGACAAAAAAATTGCTACCCAGTGAAAAAGAAACATCGCTCCCCGCGGTAATTTTTACCACCCCTCCGGAATTAAAATTCATGAATCCGCTGGAGGAAATATCTACATTTCCACTGGTACTAATCAGTTCTAAACCACCGCCGGCACTCAGTGTAAGTCCATCCTGAGGGACGGTAAAAAGCAAATCATAATTTGAACCCACCGGGGAAAGCCACCTAAATTGTGGGTGCCTGGTATAATCTGATGGATCACCAATTCCAGGGGCATCAGTTTTAGAAAATTCCAGGATGGGGTAATCGTTAGATCCATTGGTTGACAGAAGTAGTTTGGAATAATTGGGATTTGCCGTAGTGGTAGTGGAGATTGAATCACTTAAGACCATCGTAGTTTTTTCAGGAAAAGAACTACTGAATACGATCGCATCCTTATTTCCAGTCGGTCCAGATATTCCCTCTATTAACTTAAAAGACTCGGAAGCCTTAAGATTAGCTCCTGTATCAACCCATCCACTATCCCCATACTGGAAAATTTTGTTCCCCTGCGAGGGATTTACCCAATAGTCACCCACGAATATCGGATCCGAAGCGCCACCAATTGGCTCAGTACTTTGCACTAACCACTGGGTTCCTCTTCTGCCTTCCTGTCCGGGATCTCCTTTAGGTCCAGCAGGCCCTACTGCACCCTGAGGTCCAGTTTTACCAATTTTTCCTTGCGGACCCCCACCATTAGCAACTATCGAATCAAAATTGTTATTAATCTTCCTAATTATATCTTCCTGTGAATCTCCCTGGGTAAGATTCGATATGTTTAAATTCGGCATGCTAAAATCTTATCTTTGTTTATATATTCTGGATTTTCTGAGCATTAAATTTTTTCAATCTGGAAGGTAAACGTTGTTGAATAATTGCTCCCTGCTTCCAACGGGAGCTCGAAAGTATACGAGAGGGAATTCCTCCTGGTTAATTTATAATTCTCATTTCTGTAATATCTATATCTAACCCTATCCGGATTTATCAGATCACCTCTGAGTAATATTTCGGTTGGAGATAGATCCGTACCTGTCTTTTTAACGTAAAGATCGAAAGATATCCCCTGGTAGATCGGAGACACATTATTATCTATATAGGCCTTAATGTCATCCTCAATACTACTAGGATCACCAACTCCATACTCGGAAATCATATTATCGACAAACACCTTGTCTATTCCAGAATTAAGAAGATATCTTCTAAGTATTCTATCTAACCTAATAGATCCTACAAGCTTATTGTTAAGCACGTCTTTCTGCCAGAAAACCTCGACGTCCGGGTATATTCCCTCATCGACCGATTGAAGATCAACGCTACTAAAGGCTGTTCCAAGCTGTCCTATTCCCGTATTGGAATTGGCAGGACCTATATTTTGTATCTCGGTTAATGCAGCCTTAGCGTTGTCATTTATCAACTGTATATCCGTTGTCCCGGTCGTTCTAGATATTTCTAAAGAAATAAATGTGTATGCAGTTACTAAATAAGGGGTCTGCATCATCTTTGAACCCAGAAAGGATTTACTTTCCCTCATAGACCTCGTACCCGCAACCGGGGTTTGTGTTGTCGAACTAGAGTATAAATTGTAATATCCAGGATCCCACGAGGACAAAAACACCGAAAAATCCTTTCTCGCTATCGGGGTTTGACCTATTAGAGGATAAACAGGACCACTCGGGAAACTATCAGACTGGCTCAATATATTGCTTCCCCTATCTACCTTGCTATAATTAAGGTTTTTGAGTTTTCCAAAGTCATTTTTTTCGGGTGCAAATGTGCAATTCCGGTAAGATAGATCAACAGAGGTATATCCAGAGACAGTGTCATTTTTATCGTTTTTATACCTAATAATTTTCTCGAATAAGGGCTCATAAGATCCAGCATACCTAAGTATATCAGCACCATATGATGCTCCACCATTGTTTATTGTATACCCAGTAGGTTGATTTTGACCTAGAGTTTGGGGACCAGAATAAGATTTTACTGGTACAAGACCGGTACCTCTAGAAATCGCAGTTGGCTTCTCAAACTTCAAAAGAAAATCACTACTCCTAGTCTTGGTAGTCCCAGATCTCTCATCCCAGTAGTAGGTCGTATATGAAATATATGGGCTCTCTGAATTCACTCTCTCGGATATCTGAGAAAGAGAAATTCTTTTCATGATATATTCCATGTTTTTGAAACCCCCTCCCAATTGAAAAACAGGATTTCCCCTATATGTGCTTTGTGGTCCAATCGGAACAGTAACCGGAGAGGAAAAAGCAAAAGGTATATCGAAGGTATAATTTGTACCAACCGGGCCAAAGGAAACCAGATTCTTAGACCTCCCTACAGGCCAGGGATATTTACTCGATATAGCAGGAACATCGAAACTACCGTTACCGGTTAGACCCACAGATCCAGTCCCTCCTACCGGATAAACCAGATTTATCTCTTCTCTTAAATCTGTGTCATAATCCTGATTAGGTATAATATAGATAAATCCAGGATTAGTGTTCGGGGTTACAGAACTTGGAGAAACAACGGACAAATCCAGTGCAGAGCTTAGTTTTATATCACTCATATCATACAACCTCCGAGGTGTCGGAGTAGCGCCTGTAGATCCAGTTGTTCCAACCTGCAAATCTTTCTTCTTGTCTACAAGGCTGTATAACAATGTATAGTCAACAAATGCACCAGTAGGCCCGACATCACCAAGTGGCAATGCCCGGTAATCATTTATTACTATGCTACAAACAAAAAGAATTGACTTCTGTTGAGTATTCTCTATAAACTCGTAGGATACCGGTGCTTGTATAGTGTCCGGAGTTTCATCGACCACCCTTAAAATGGCAGAAAATTTATAGTCCTCAAATCCTCTATAGTTAGCTATAAATTTCTCGGCGTCCGTAGATGGATCATCGATATTACTCTTCCTCCTCAGTGACATTTTAACGCCCCTAAATAGAGTTTCGTAATAACCAGTGGATGAGTTATATCTGAAAGGTGTAAAAAGCTCCTTTGTGAAATTAGACCCAGAATTGTAAGGGTAAGGGTAATCAAGAGTATCTACAGTAAAGAACGAAGAGAAGTAAAGAGAATCCCCAGGATCAGCGCTTTTTGCTTTATCGAGATCAATTTCCCCGGGCAAATAGTTCCTCTGATTATTTATCTTATCCACCGGATAACCAGGAGGAATTCCCTCCAAGAGCATCCATTCATGTGTAAGATACTTCGGATCCGGAATCTCCCTCTCAAAACTCGGAGAAAAATTAGTGGGGCTAAATGCAGGGGAAGCGTTCAGCCTGTAGGAATTACCTCTAGCGTCGGTCCCACCAAAATACCCCCATTTATTAATATAGGGAACTATCTTAGATCTATTAGCCCTACGTTGTGTATAATTTTCTCTAAGGTAAGAATATTCACTATCTAGTTTCCCGTAATTAAATAAGGCTCCCTTGTCCTCCACTGGTGGAACCTGCTCTTCAGAATCGATGGATTGTATTCCATAAAATCCATCAAATGAATCTAGGTTTTCCTCAGCTTTAATTGAATTAACATCATAGATAACACTAGGATTTTCCCAGTATATCTGTGTGAAAATAGCAGGGACTACAATTGACGGAGTTCCATTAACAGCAACACCCTCGTCATAGAAAATACTAACAGATGATCCCACAAAGGCAGCTCCCGGCCCGAGAACCCTCTCAGAAGGCAAACCTATGTCAACTCTAATAGAACCTCGTCTAACCAGATATTTGACATTCTCTTTTATCTGTCCAGAACGGTCGGGAATGAGCTGGAAATATCTATGATATTCTGGGGTTGGTGTTTCTCCATAAGACGAGCTCCATAGATCAAAATCAAAATTCTTAAGATCAAAAAAGGTAAATACTCCCACATGTGATTTCGCGACATCAAAAACTCTAAATCTTGAATCACTACCCAGATCGATCTTTATTTTCTGATCTTTTAGATTAGCAACAAGTAAATCTTGAAATCCACCAAATCCAGTTACGGTTCCGGACCTTGTAATGGGGTCGTCAACATATCTAGAAATGGACTCTATCATACCTATCCCTCCAGTAACCCCGGTGGTCTCGTCTACCTCGATCCAATAGTCTTTTTTAACCTTATCCACATCATCTATGGAAAATGCTACCCTACACAATGGGTAATCGGTTCCCCCAGAGAAATAAACTACCCCGTTAGTCTCAGATGCATCCACTCCCCCTATTTTAACATATCCCACACTGCTGAAAGTTGAGTACTCGGACCAATCAGCTGGATCCGAGCCCGGAGGTTCATTAGGAGATGATGGCAAGGCGGAAGGAATACCAACCGTACTAGTAACCTCGTAATATTTGCCAAGATAGAAAACCACATCGCCGAAAGAAAAAGCGGAGGTTCCGTTCCAAACGCCTACATAAGAATTATTAAAAGTATCATAGTCGTCATATGCGACTATCGAGAAGTTCTTGTTTAAGGAATACCCCGAGGATTTGGAGACAATAACAACCGAATTATCCGAGGTAGCACAGTCCCATAGGGAATCGTCAATTGAGTTTATACACTGGGAGAAAGACTCAGCAAAGTCCGATTTCTTCCCATCTTTCCAGTTGAAATAATGGTAATTACCGGAATTGTAGGATTTACCCTTACTCCAGCCTAAAACGCTACCTGAAAAATCACCGCTGCGAACTAGGTCATATTTCCCTGCTGCCTCGGAATAAGTTCCATTAGGCCAGAAGATCTTAAATACTATCTCTGAGGGGAAATCAGATTTTTTGAGAAACTCAACGTAAGAATTTGCCTTACCCTTACTATTGGGCAGTATCCCAGCGTAATTGCCTATAAGATCATCAGCTCCAGTAAAATTAGCAAGATTAACTGACTTGTTGAATAAAACGAGACTACCAGTATTTGCCCCAGTATTCCCGGTTACCCCAAAAGAATCATTATAGTAAGGACCATATTTAGCATACTCTGGGGTATTATTACTCCAAGTTTTGCTAGTGCTAATGTAATTTTCTACCCTTTTGAGCGAATAAAAATTATCGTTCTTATCGGTAATGTAGTATAGCTTCTGCGGATCGTTTACGTTGGTGTCATAAGATCCAGGAATCCATCCGCTTGCCCCTTGATAATATAGTCTAACCCCACCGGTGCTACTCTGGAATTGGGGCTTATTGTTGTAGTAATAGCCAATATTATTCCTAGATGGCTTAGGTAAATTTAGGTTATTTCCGGAGTTTCTAAATTTATAGAAATAATCACCGTTTAATTTAAATTCCCCGAGATCGTTTCTAGAAACATAAAATCCAAAATACCTATTTATGGTATACAGATCAGAATCATCGTCATTGAACAGGAATTCCAAATTCAACAGAGAGGGAGTTATGATTCCATTTCTAGAGAAACCGGAAGTTACATAATCCTCAAAATCAGACTGCACAGAGGAATCAGGGGAGGCTAAATAATCATAGTAAAACTCTCCAGCCTTGCTATATACGCCATCTTTAATGGATACACCGTTGTAATATGTGTAAGTATTAGACTCCAATGAGAAATCTATAGGATTGTATTCAAACCTGGGGTTATTAACAATATCCCTTATATAGCTACCTACGAGAGTGTCCTCTCTAAGATCAAATGTAGCTACCACGGAGGCATTAGGTAGAATTTTAGAGTTGAAGAACTGCTCAACATTGTCAACCTCTGGTTGGTATTTAAGCTCCGACATCTCAACAACTTTACCACTTCCAGATAAGACCTGATAACTGCTATAATTCTCGACGCCGTTGAATAAATCCCCGCTACTATAAATGATCGGGGTAGCAAAATTATCCAAGCCATATGAGATTGTAAAATCCTCAGATGAGTCCGGGTCCTGTACAACCTTATACTCCGTATTATTTTTTATAACCGTCTGGTTGGTACTATATGGATATGAGAGTGGTTCGGGAACTTTAAAAACCACAAAGAACTCAGGTAACTCCTGTCTTAGCCATAGAGGCTGAAAGTATCTGAAATTCTCCGTATAGTTCCTGTCTATCAACGTAGAAGCACCAGCTCCATAGAAGAAATCATATTGCAGCTCGAAGTCATCAACTGCTTTATTTTCACCATCAGTGAATTTTCCAACTTCGAATATTATATCATTAGGAACCGTGCCCTCCTCAAAAAAATTGTATATGTCCTTGGCATATGTGAGATTACCAGTCACCTGATATTTCTTAAACCTCTGGGAGCTAAGTGTGGGATTAGCATTAAAAGAGTTCAACCATAATCCCCCAGAGGAATCCAGGGTTATCTTAAGATTCCCTGTCAGTAGTGGATTAGTTCTCAGAACCCCAAAGGATGAATTATAGTCAAAGAGTTTTGGTGAAGCCATATTTTTCTCTTTATCCTATCTTATCCAACGATCCTTGACGAGGTAAAGTTAGGAGAAGACAGGGTATCATTTTTATATTTTCCAGTAACCTCAACATCAAATGAGAATGGACTTTGGTTTTTAACCTGTATATCTATCCCTACTTTTTTGGTGTATGTAATATTAGTCGGGTTACCATCTGATCTAAATCCTCCTATATTACCGAGAGCATCAGTAGCTCTAAATTGGAATATGAGAGGGACACTTATACCATTTGAGCTACCCTGAATATTCTTAGTAGCCAATTGGGTAGATCCCTCCACCTGTATAAGAGAAGCAGTAGGAGGACCAACGAAAAGGTAAGCTCCGCAAGTGTACCTTCCTATAAGATAAGCGTCATCCTCGGTGAAACCTAATTTTTGGGGGTACATTCCATCATTACGATCCCCAGCAGTACTTGTAGCTCCGGTAGCAAATTCTTCCGTAACCTGCTGATAGCCCAATTGTTTATAGTTATCAGTCAATGTTGTATCTACATAGAAATAATCAGATTGCCTGAAGTATGGGTAAACCACAACGTTATTGCTGAAGTTTGGTTTCATCAAATCAGTGAATCCAACACCAGCACCAGTGTTTAAAATTGGGTGGTTTATGTGGATGCAGAACTCAGAAAGCGTCCCGTTTCCGTCGGGTGTCTTAGATCCAGTAGCTCCTGAGTATGTGCCGTCCCAAACATTGGAATCTGTACCAGAAGCAGTAGGAACTGTAGCATCCGTAGGATCAAAGGGTAACAGTTGACTACCGTTTCTTGGTAGATTGTTAGAATCCCCAGTGTAATCATAGGAGGGTACATAAGCAGCAGGCTGTACGTAAAGATCATTATCCAGTCCTACACTCCTCCATCTTGGGTATAGGTATTGGCTACTCGAATTACCCGAAGCATATGGAGGAGCTTGCCTGAACAGCTGGAAGGAAGTCGTTGTAGCAGACGAAGATCCAGGTACAACTATGTTGGACGGATTGAGGGAGGTTATCGAAATTGGGACCTCACCATATCTTAAATTAGTGGCATATCCAGAGGGTAAAGGATACGTACTGTCGTTACCTGCTAAAATATCTAATCCCCCAGGCAAAATAGAGGAAAGCTCGAGTACACCAGAGGAAGAATTAGTTATCCTTATCTCGTATATAGAAGAAGCTATTTTACCAGCATCAGCCGTAGTTGGATTATCATAAATCTGGTTATAAAATCCTCCGCTTATCTTTACTGTTGCTCCGTTGCTTACTTCCTGTGAGTTTCCTGAAGAATCCACAATAGAGACTTCCAACGTTCCTGCTGCGCTAGTAAGCCTAGCACTCAATGAGTTAATTTGATCCTGTAGCTCGGTTATTTTTCTAAGGAGATCCACCGGACTACCGTTGCTATCATAAAATCCACTAGCAATGGAATCCGAGCCTAGATAATAAACCTTGTCACCCGTGCTAAACTGCTGTGAAAGAAGCCCGTCAATACCCTTGGATGAAAGATCCTGCTGGATTTCAAGAACTGCGGCATCCTTTAGGTTATTATTAACATTAGCTGCAGTGCTTTGTGTGCTGGCATCCTCCGGGAATGTTACAACCACAGATTCACTAAAATCGGACATCGCAGGATTATCTGGCCATCCTGCCTCAGAGATGGACCTTATCCTTATTTCAACCCTTTCTCCCTTGGTTATCGGGATATCGAGTTGGTTTATATTTATAGCATCAGCATTATCTGGCTGCTCTTCGGCCCACACATAAGTTCCTGTATTTATGTCATATACCTTTTGTCTAATCTCGCTTTTTATCTCATTCCAATTGGAAAAGGCCCCAGTTTTTTCTTGTCCGTTCTCATCCACATAATTTATCTGATCGACCGCAGGGGAAGCACCGGAATCGCTCAGGTACCTGTATTGTATTAGAAATTGAATAACATTCTGAGGGCCGGTTAATGGGCTTTCTTTTGCTGGCGGCATTGCCCAGAAACCCCTAACCCTGTACTTAGGAACTACAGATATTTGGGGTGTACTTTCATTTAGAGTGGTTATATCAGAAACAACAGATGCCAAAAGTTGTTGTTTCTGCACTCTTTGCTCGGTAAGAGAGATCAAGCTGGCCTGCTGTGACTGGTTCGATGAAGAAGGGCTACTAGATCTGGAAGCCTGAACAGGCGCCAGCGAATTGGTTGACCCAAGAACAGCCGAACTGGAAGCACTGTTAATCGAAGACCTTACTCTGGATATCGAGTTGTCCAGCTGAGAAAGCTCGCTCTGTAGGGTAGACTTCAAAGCAACCTTCTCGTTTAAGGTCTGAACATCAGTTCCTTGGGTTAACTGTTTGTTTATTTGTACTACCTTAAAGTTACTGGCAGCTAAAACCGGAGCATTGGGAAGCTCAGCATTAATAGCGGCAATCTTTTTCTCCTTGGCCATTCCTAGGAATATCTGACCTATATCAGCAACATTGCTGAGATAAAACTGCTCGAGCGTTCTAACCCCGCCATCGGTGTTTATGTTTAGCTCGTTACTGAAGAAAGTTATGCCATTAGACCATGTAGAGCCAACCACATTATAGTTATCGTCTATTTTTTTAAAGAATATCCCCTGTCTTTCATCAAACCCGACATTCACCTGTATAGTCCTTTCACTGAATTGGGTTGAAAGCAAGGTTAAAGTATTACTCCCGATCTGTACCGCTTGGTAACCAGATGTTCTCTTCATCTGAACCGATGTCTCCTCTATATTTACACTGGTTATACTGTACCTTGTTCCGTCATCGGTTAATAGGGTATCTCCAACTTTTAGTGTTTTGCCGTCGGTTACGTTAGTGGTAGTATCTGTATAATTTACAGAGGTAAGTTTGTAATTCCTTCTGGTTTCCTCAGTTGAATTTCCATTAGCATCGGTAATGGTTACGACATCATCGTAGAAAGATACTACCCCGAAATTTCCCTTGTTTCTGATTGTCCTGAGTGGAAGATCTATATTCTCTTCATCAACAAAATAAAGTATTCCCGCATCATCCAGAGCGTCTATAAATTCTTCCTCACTTAAATCGTTTCTGCCACTTAGGGTCTGATCAAAATAATTCTTTTTCTCCTCCGTATCGGTATTTGCTATTATTCTTTTTACCCTTACCCTATCGGCGTCATCCTCCATTTGTCCAGTGACATCTATAGTCACATAGAGAAGGGGGGTTAAAAAACTTTCAAAGAACCAGTTATCTCTAGTATCGAAAGTACTAGGAACCTGTAGATTCACCAAAGGTGCCGGGTCTTTTACAGGCTGTGATTTGTAAACTTGAGAATAGGTTCCATCTGGATTCCGGACAGTAGCAAAATTATCACCTAAACCTGCCAGCGATTGTATATTAGAATCGAGTCTTTGTATTTGGGATCTAAGATATCCGTAACCAGGCAAATTAGCAAAAGAAGGTAATCCGTCCTCGTCCAGGACTTCTATCTGAACGCTATCACTGGTAGAGGTAGCTACCTCATTCAGTCCATTTATTATTTCTATGGAATTCTTCTGAAGTCTTAAAAACTGAGCTACTAAAGAGCTGATTGAATTTTGTGTAGATGCCATTTTTTACTTTAAAGTTTTACCCGTTATTAGTTAAGCTTTTTCCAACTATATCAGCCTGGAATATCAGATTATCCGAATCAACACACACAATATCTATTACTGGCATGTAATCATAGGAGCTAATATCAGAATCCACCAGAGAAACTATCAAAGTAGAGTAAGAAACTCCGCTTGGATTAGATAGAGGATATCTGCCAGCAGCATCCGTAAGGAAAGTTATATTGAAGTCACCTGGTATAACCTGGTCGCCAAAGCTAAATCTCATAGTCTGTCCCTCCTTCCATCTGGGAGAAAGGTCACTTATTCTGATCACTAAATCAGAAGAGAGAGTAATAGGTACGCCATTATTGACGTGCTTTATATAGTTGGTGTAGTTGACAAGGTTAACGTCGTTAGGAGATGAGTTTTGAAGTGTCACGGTTCCTAGATTCGAGCCGATATTAAAATCCTGATTGTCGTTAGATATAGTAACCTGATTCGGAGTACTTCTATCCACTATCACTCCAGCACCCTGTTTTATTCCATCTAAGCTATATGAGATCTCGACAGAGGTCTCGTTGTTAACCACCGCTCTTATTAGTTCATAGTTTTGATTTATCAAAGACATAACAGCCTGTGTATTGTTAAACAAGGCTTGGTTTGAAGCATAAGAGTTTTCCAGCGAAGCTATTCTTCTATCAAGATTAGCAGTAGTGTCTGTGGAGAGAGTAAGATTTTCTAAGTTAGACACCCGATTTTCTAGCTGAGTATATGTAGAAGCATTATTATTCAACGTGGAAGATGCATCCTGAAGGACATTCATAGCGTCCATGAACATGGTCAGCGAGAAAGGAGAATAATCATTGATTGCTTGCTCCACCCCGGTTTGGTCAATATCTACATCAAATTTTATATTTAACTTTAGTCCATAAGAGTTACCATTTAGCTTGGATACTACATTTGGCTTAAATTTCTTAAATACCGGGATACTGTAAATATCAGATCCCTCTGACTGCACGTCATCCAGGAACAAAACTCCATATAGATTGGTCGCAGAATCAGTCGGAACAGCAGGATCATAAACGTCATAATAGACCAGAACACAATTAAAATCAAAATCCTGAGATATCGATGTAGAATTGAATTCCTCTAGAGTGCTTATCGAAGCATCATCGACTATCTGTTTGTAAGAGTCAGGATCAAAATCTATACCGACTGAATCCAATCTTGTTCTAACATATTTCTGGAATCCTGCTCCCCCGGTAGCTCCGGAATAAGACTTAGATAAAATCTGGGATGTCGGATCAGTAAAAGAGGAATCACTAAAATAGGTGTTAGCGGTATCCCTGGGGCTATACCAGTTTCCGTCTCCAGTAGCTCCATCTGTCGTGTCCTCGTAAGTAACGCTAGGTACTCCTAGAACATCATCATCAAAGATTGCCAGATTGGTAAGTCCACTTGGATTTAGTTCATCGTAAGCCCTTCCAGTCAAATATTCAGTGTCCAGTGGATCTGTTGGGCTGTTGGTCCATTGGTAGTCAGGATAATAGTTAGCATCGACTACGTTCTTAAATAATACAGTTGGAGTATTACCATCCTTAGTGGGAACGTGGACGTAAACTTCTGAATACGTATTATTGTTATTCTTTACGGAGTTAACTATATCCAAATTTCCGATATATTGAACTACCCTATTGTAAGTAGACCCAGTCAATCCATAAGATCCAGTTCCACCGGAGGGATCTCCCTCGACATACCTTTTCTGCGTTACTGGAAGAGAATCGACTATGGTAACGGTATTTTGATCAAGGGCTGAAACTACTTGGTCGCTTGAAGCTGGCTGGAATCTTATAGCACCAAGCTCCTTAAGCCATTTGAAAAATATTCTCTCTGAAACATTTTGCTTTAGGTCCGAATTGTACACATCTGAACTAAGTATAGTAGTCTCGAGATTTAGACAGTAGCTCTGGAAACTTTGCGAAAAGTCAGTATTTGCGTTACCAGTTATGATTTTTCCCGCACTTGTAGCCTTATCTATGAAAGCGCCATCGGGAGCGTTCAGCTTAATCGAATTACCAAGGGGATCTCCAGAATTTATCTGAGGTATATTTAGCAAAGCAAATTTGGAGAACTTAAATTTGTTTACCGAGTTGTTAAACGTAAAGGATAAATCCTCTGCAGCAGAAGAGAAGGCGTAAAACGTTCCGCCCTGTACCTGTAGAGGCCTTATAAAAGGTGTTTTTGCCATCTATCTTTGCTTTTTTGTCATTACCAGGTCATATTGGAGGATCCTAAAACTACCCATGATCCCTCCTGAGTCCCTGTATCTTTACCAATCCTAGGTTCCCATTGTAACTGTATCGACGATTGATAAGGCTTACCAGCATCTACAGTTATTCCGGTAGATGGGAATTCACCATAGCTAGAGACTGTATTAAATCCTGTATAAGCTGATCCCTGAACGCCGGTTTTAATACTCCCAGCAGTGTTGTCTGTATTTACTATAGTCACTCTTAAACCAGCAGGAATATTTGATGCAGTTCCGCCTGTTGTACCTACACTTAGGTAAAGGCCAGAGCTACAACTAGCATAGATTACATCCTCCAGTCCAGTAATAGCATACGGAGAACCTGAAGTAGTTGTTATACCACCTCCACCAGTAGCAGAGTTAGGGAAAGCTGTTCCCGCAGTAATACCGGCAGAAACCGTAGTGTTTTGACTCCGGATACTTCCGCTTAGGTAACCATAAGTTAGCGAAGAATTTAGAGCCGAAGCGCCATTTAGATTGGTTGAGCCCGTAAAAGTTGTAGTCCCGCTCTGGTTTAAGCTACCAGATAGAGAAAATGTACCACTACCTGTTAGATTGGTAGTTGCGATACTTTGGAAGCTTCCAGCTCCGGTAGAGGTTATTTGGGCTAATGCTGTTCCCCCACTAGGAATAGTTAATGAATCAAACTTACCAGTTTTTGCTGATATCCTTCCGGTGGAAGCACTCGTCAGATCCAATATACCGTTGGTGGAATCTATACCAAAGGTGTTATTGTATGAATTAATCCAATTCTCCAATAAAAGGAAATTGGAATTAAGTGTCGTCCTAGAGGAAGAAATCGAATCTGATCCTAAAATCGTTGTTGTACTTACTGTGGCCATTTCATGTAAATTTTTTGATTTCCTTAGTTTTGAAATATATATCACATCCATTTTCAAACTCTAAAATATGCTTGGAAATAAACCCTCCATCAGGAGAGTATATGATTTGAAGACAAAAAAGTCCGAATTAAGACTGGTTGAACCCAATCAGGCCAAGCTTATTCCAGTTATTATGTGCACTTGGATGAGAATAGAGGGATTCAAAAGAGTAGTAGAAAACCTAAACCGCCAGTCACACCGGAGCTTCAAACTTTTTGTGTGGAATAATAACCCAGACATTACTGAAGAAATTTTATCCATACTATCCGAAAAAGCTTCTTTTAGCTCAGACGTATTCCAAAGCGAGGTTAACATAGGTGGATTTGGGAGGTTCTATTTTGCTAATTTTCTATACGGTGATCCAAGGTTAGAAAGATATTGCATCTTTATAGATGACGATCAGACATTTGAGGAAGATATGATTAAAAAATTCTCACAGGAAGCTTCACCGAAAACCATACTCTCCCAGTGGTCTTGGAAATTTAATTCAACCAGGTACTTCGGAAGAGAAAACCGGGTGCTGGTAGAGCCGCATAATGAGGTTCACCACTGTGGAACCGGAGGGATGGTAGCAGATATGGAGATATTTATGGAAAGGGATCTTTATGAATGTCCAAAGAAATATTGGTTCATAGAAGATCTCTGGCTTTCATACTTTTCAAGTCATGTGAAAGGATATAAACTACTGAAGAGCTCCACGATATTTCAAAACGGATCGGATGAGCATAATCTAAACGACATAGTAAAGGAACAAAAAGAAACCATGCTAGCTGAACTAATAGAAGATCTAGGATGGGATATACTCAAAAAATAAAAAACCCAAAAAATGCCCGAAAACACACAAAAAAGAGTACCAAAAGGTGACATAAAATTCTCAATCTCGCTATCGGAGGAGCAGAAATTAGCAAAAGCAGAAATTAGGAATCATCCATTCAGCTTTATAACCGGGAAGGCAGGTAGCGGTAAAACACTGCTAGCAGTACAAATAGCTCTAGATTCTTTTTTCAAGAGGGAGGTTAATAAAATAGTTATAACAAGACCTACAGTCTCCAACGAGGATAATGGATTTTTACCAGGATCATTGGAAGAAAAAATGGAGCCTTGGCTAGTCCCGATAAGGTCCAATATGAGAAAAGTGTACAATAAACCAGACATACTGGAAAAGATGGAAAAAGAGGAGAATATAGAATTGGTATCACTTACCCACTTTAGGGGACGAACTTTTGATAATTGCGTAGTGATAGTGGACGAGTTCCAAAATTTAACAAAACAGCAGTTGGGAATGGTATTGGGTAGACTCGGAAAAAATTCTACCATGATGCTATGCGGGGATGGCCAGCAAATCGATCTTAAATTCAATAATGACTCAGCAATCCACGAAGTCCCGAAACTTAAGGACTCTTCATTTGTTTACACAATATCACTTAAGGACAATCACAGACACGAGTCGATCGACGAAGTTCTCAGGCTTCTTTCCAATAGTTATTGATTGAAGGTAGCATCCGGGTTATTCGGTATTACTATACCAGATCCGAATTTAATCCTGCTATCAAGCATAATTTGAAGTTGTTCTAAATTCATATCTCGACCTAGTTCGAGAGCTTTAGAGTTTCTATCCAAGTTAGCAGGTATGTACCCGTAATCTGCAGAATTGACATACTCAGGGTTAGGATCGCTAGCAACTGGGATTGATTGATTCACAACTTTTATAAAAGCAGGTTTGGAAACCTCGTAGACGTTCCCAACAGAATCCTCTACAGAATTAACAACGGAATAATACCCAGATTCCGCGAATGTGTAAATGAAGTATGGGACATTTTTTACGTCGAGCAGTACCTCCTTTGTTTTCGCATTAGTCAGGATCCATCTATTATTATTTTTCCCAAATATCTTGGAGTCATAATTACTTAGGAAAAGAGTGGAGAGCATCGGAACATACAGATCAGAATCGCTATTGTGAACATCGACCCATGACCATGTACCGGACCCGACTCTTGATATGACATCACCCATAGCCTTACCTGGTTCCTTCTTATAGCCCTTAAACATGGAAACGAAGTTACCGTCACCTGATTCATAGGGAAGGTTAGCAGGACCAGTAACTCCCGAATGGGATCCAGCTAAAAACATATTATTTCCATCCGAGATGGTAAAAGTAAAGTCCTCCTGGACACCAACGGAAGGAACTATTCTTAGAGAAACCTCACCAAGTATAAGATTCCTAGGTTTTGTCCCAGTTATACCACCGGATAGCATACTAAACTGGTAAACACCAGGGCTACCATAAACCGGGTTAATCCCAGGGTCGTCGTAATATCCAGTATTTCCACCAATATCGGTCCACTCTATTCTTCCCCCACGCCCAGAGAAGTCGACTATTTGATCAGTTATGTCATTCCCGCCCTGGATAACGTTTATAAATACAACATCTATTAAGGGAATAAGATCATACACAGATAACTGATCCACATCCGGTATGTTAATGGTTCCAATATGGAAGAGATCACTCTTGAATGATATGGGACTATTTTGTGAGGTTACAAATGTGTCTATTAATGTACCTGAAACATTCCTTTTAACTATATTGTAAGAATCGCCTACAATGGAGGGATCCTGTGGATACTTTAAGGATACGTAATAATCCCCGTCAGGATTAACTCTACTACACTGGGTTAGTGATACCTTATAAGGTTCTCCATAAGTGGAAGATAAAAAATTATAGTTGGACAACAGGGAATATTTGCCACCAGGTTTCAACGAGAGAGTTCCTAGATTAACATCTCCAGAAGTTCCGCTCACAAGACCATCAGTACCACTTGGAGATGGTGTAATAGTGGCATTTCCGCTGTATAGAAAATCAAAGTAGTATTGATTATCAGACCTATAAACCATCCCAGACGAATTCCAGTCTGAGTATAAAGGATCCGCTGAATTAAAATTCTTTATAAAAGCCCCGGTAATCCCGGAATTAGATGACGAATTTAACAAGAAGAAAGGTCTAGCAAAGCCTGTAGGTCCGGGATGATCTAGACTTATTCCCCTGGAAGAAATGTTACCACTAGCAGAACCGCTCAGAACATAGGTTGAACTATCCCTCAATGACTGGATTTCCTTCAAATAAAATCCAGTTGAACCCAGGGTAAATCCATTTTTAAGATCCAAATAAGAATCCATATCAATTACGAAACCACTACTGTAATAGCTTCCGCCCTCAAATCCGGAAAATAGGAAATACGGTGCGTTTGGAATGTCCTCCGTAAATTCATACCCGTTAGTAAGAGTAGAGATGCCGCCTTCAATGTTAGTGGTAAGTCTTACTGAATTTTTAGATATTGAAAGATCTGTAATCCCGATCCCCGTCATAGAACCAGAGGTTGGTGATCCAGGTCTACTATCATAGGAATAACTAGCTCTAGGGAAGTATCTAAAATTACTCAGGCAATATTCGGATTGTATAACATTACTCTGAGAAAAATCTAATCCACCGTAGCTAACCTGATTACCCAGGTCATAATCAACCTCCGCGATGAAATATCCGGAGCTTCCGTCCAAAATCGACTCGTCGGGTATGTATGCACCGCTAGTTGCTCCAGTAGGTCCGTTTAGTATCCACGGATAATCATAACTAGCAGTAATACCTGGGGTAGCTATATTGGAGAAACCTATAGGTGCACCTGTTGGTCCGCTAACACCAGTGGCATTCATCTCTGAAGCACCAGGAAACTTGGATCCATATACAAACTTACCTGCCTCTATATAGCTACTAAAGGACCCGGCAACAAACAGGGTAGAATCATCAAGGGATGGGCAAGCTCTAAGAGCCCTCGTAGATTTTCCCCTAAATGGGATTGCCCCCATAATTTGCCCTGAATCGCTATAAAATGCTACAAATCCAACCTCCCCAGTTCCTCCAGTTCCACCACTAGGGTTCGGATTGCTAAGAATATATGAGGAGTCTAAATTTGATGGCTCTCCTAAATTTATAGAAGACTCCCCGGAATATCCTGTTATCACATTATATCCCTTATATCTACACGAGGAGGTAATTGTGAAACTATCAATATCATCAAGCCAAGTATAGGAGTCAGGGATTAATCTCTTCTGCTCCAGGTCAGAATAACTCAGAATTGGAGGGTTACTCCAGTAGCTTCTATCACCAGCGGAATTATTGGCTATATCCTTGAAATCAGTCTCAAGAAATAGATTTCTTGGATCCATTCCAGGATGACTATTCAGGAGTGGTGAGAGGTCATAATTAGTCCACGTGGGAAATTCCCAGGTGTACTTGTTTGCTTTTGGCAGTCTTGCGGTATCTGTTGTTCCTCCAGTGGTGGTAGGTGTATAAGATACAAAATTCCACCCGGTAGTTCCGGTATATTTGGAAGTGCCATATACGTGAGGTATAGTATAATCAAAGAGGGTTAGATAATTTCCAGCTACTACCCACAAATCAGAGGGATAAGCAGTTTTGCTTGTGTATCTGGTCTTCTCTTGTATAATTAGGAGATCTATGACTCTGTCATCAATTAAATCAGAATTAGACTGTGTGTAATTAGTAAATGTTGTCCCGTTAAAATGGTAAAACCCATCAGTATTTGGTGTTGCCACCATAGTGGGGGAACCAACCTTAAAGAACACATGGCCATTTTTTCGGGCTACCACTTTCGTAACCCCAATTCCAGACCCCACTGACCATCTATAGTACTTTTCTCCATCCCAGTACACCAGACCATCGGAAGTTCCCAACCAATAATTTCCATTCTCATCAAAGGAGATCGAATATACAGTGTTTGATCCTATGTTGGAATTTGAGGTGTTTCTTTTCACCATCTCAGGTATAGATATAACACCTCCAGACAGCTCCGAGGTTGCTATTTTTCCGTCGGGTATAACTTGTAGCCCGTCGTTTGTACAGAGGTAATAATTATAATCTCCTCCCTCAGTTCCGACCGCCGTCATTTCATAAATATGAGGCCATGTATAATTGGGTGCAACTTCTTCCCATGATTCATCGACCTTATCATATCTCCATAAATAGCCACCAGTTACACCAATGTCACCGCTAGCTCCGGTTCCGCCACCACCGTTAAGCGGGGAGATAAATGCTAGAACATCGTTACCATACGGACAAGCGTAAATTGATGGAACATCCCAATTATCACCAGAAGCGATTATGTTACCAAACTCTGACTGTGACCAGGATTTACCAGATCTAACATCCTCTCCTGAGATATAAAAAACCAAGCTGTTTTCGACCCCTGTGGTAACAGCAGAACCTACCCACTTGTTATCCTGAGGATCTATAGAGATTGACCTGGTGTCCTTGTAGTATGGTCCATTGGAAGGGACAGCTGAATTGGAAGAATTATAATACTTCCACTGATCCCCGTCATAATTGTTTAAGTTTCTCCCAACAACCCAAACGGATCCGTTGGAATCCAGAGCAGCATCGTTTATGTAAAGGTTTAAATTAGCCATTATTATCCATATTTATCTTAAGCAATACTTCCCCCTATTTGTACTTGAGATCCTATTTCCTGATAATCAAGGAGATCCGTGAGTACCCTCATACAGCCGGTACACGTGTGACCCGTTGCATTCACTTTGTCACTTCCGAAAGGTAAAACCTCACCTCCAAAAGGAGATATGAGCAGATCTAACGGCTTGGAATTATCAGCAAATTCGAGCTTTATAATATCGGTTGTCTTTAACAAGATCTTAAGTCCATAATAAGAACTTGGGGTTCCTCCAGTATCTATATTGTATCTTTGTAATGCCACAGCTTCAACATCATTAGTCCCACCAGCAAAGTTACTAGTAAAAGCAGCATTAAGAATGCTAGCTACCCCAGATTGACCCCCCACGTCCTGCATGGCATAATAGTTACCGCTATCTACGTTTCCAACCCCGCCATTGTCATTGAAAGAAATAGTAAATCCACCAGCTCCAGCCGTCTTAGAAATATAGCTAACAGTCACCTCGTAAACAGAAGCGACCGGAGCTCCATAACTTTGCAAATATTGAGGTGAGGGGATAACAGGATCCTTGAAGGTACCAGCTCCAACCAGAACTGGGAATCTTCTGCTCGGATATGTTGCTAACTGGGCTGAATGAAGTATAGGATATCGGCTTCCTATAATTTCAGCAAGGAGACTATTAGTATAGTTATAAGAGTCTACCAAGGCAGTTATGTCTGAAGACACAGAGAAGTAAATTTTGTTCACACTTCCTCCGCCTAGAATGTAGTTGCCACTGACGACCGTCGGGATCACAGATCCATAAAGACTCGTAACTATACAAGCGAACCCACTAAACGATCCCCAGCCACTATTGAGGAAATCAGAGCTAATTGTTGGGGGTAACCCGGTGCAGTAAATCGTAGCAGATTCTAAATTGGAATGAAAGTATTGTATGGGCTGTGCACCGCTACCACTAGTCCCGGGGGTTATACTCATAATTATATCATTACCCGGAAGTCCAATTGAGGAAGTTCTGGTTGGGATTGCCGCAACCGGAGATTCTTCATCATAGGATGTAAGAGGTAGGGGATATCCATTTATAACAAATTCCTCCAGTGGTCCTATTTTATACACAGAATATCCCTTAACGACAGTGTCAGAACCCGAGACATTAGATGCAGTTAGCTCCACTGAAACATTTATCTCTGTACCTGGCGCATCACCAGCAAGAGCACCCGGGACATCCACCCAATCGGAATAAGAAAACCCGGTAACATTCTGGGTAGTTGCTGTGTATGATCCAATAGTCCAAGCGAATGTATCGGGTGCTGAGGGTAACCCGGTACTTGTATCAGTAAAAGAGTTAGTCTCATCCATAAGCCTAGATGTATACTGTCTGCTGAAATTGGCAAATACAGCAGCAGGCAAAACGTTTACCAGGTCAGTCTGTACCAGAGAAGAGGTAACGCTAGCAGCATCCGTAACCGTAAGGGTAGCGGTATAATCACCAGGGGAGGAATATGTGACGCTAGCAGTAGGACCAGTAGCGGTCGACGGAACACCTCCGCTAAAGCTCCAAGAATACTCATACGGTAAAAGGCCACCAGTCGTAGTGTCCGTAAATATTATATTCTGTCCTTGGTATATTTGTATGTTCGGCATATCTTACGATTTATTGTTTCTTAAGGTCCAGTTGCATAGGTAAACGAAACTACCAAAGGAGGTGGAGCTCCAGGTACCGAAGCAGGTACCGCACTCGTACCGCCGGATATAGCAGCGTCGTAAAAAATAGGCTCTATAGGACCAGAAGTAGTTAGAGATGCTGTAGCTCCTGTCGGGATTGTTCTGTAGTAAAAATTGGTTATATTGGAATCTACAGAAGAGTTTAACTGCGACACAGCAGAACCAACGGTGAGGTAAGAGGTAGAACCTGTTCCCCCGTCCTTAGTAAAAGTAACACCGGTTGGGAGAGGGTAGTTATCAGCACCAGTACTGAGCTCAATATGATCCCCAGGTTTAATGCTATGAATCTCATATCCACCAAGCCACCCGCTCTCATAGCCGAAATCAGCCCACGAGTGAGCATATGCCTCATCCCAAGAAGAATCCGTAAAAGTTTCCCAGTTTAAAAATTTAGTTCCGAAGTACTTAAGGTTTTCAACTGGTAAAACACCATCAGCAGGATCCCAGGAAACGTAAGCAGTTCCCCCTGTAACACCCCCACTTAAATAAGGATCGCTGGATACAAGGGATAGCGATCCAGACAGTAGAACGCTAAGTTTATCATTATTTCCTATATTCCCACTCGATACATCAGCAACCACATTTACAGTAGCAGGAACGTCGTTGGGAGCGAAAGACTGCGCAAAGTAATCGGGCTGAGTGTATACTCCGTTTATTTCTGCTATTATCGAGTTAACTGTAGATTGAAGATTAGATCCGGATGATGTTGCACCTATTGCACGGCCGTTTATATAAACAGTAATATCACCCCCGCCGGTAGTTTTCTGGTCTGGGTACGTGCTAGGCAAAACATAATATGCTGTTGCTCCTATCAATGATCCAGTTCCAGAGGTAGCACCGACTCCAGATTGGTTAGTTATCACATAAGGGACCTGGAAGCTATATCCGGTAGATCCACTCGGAATAGAAACGATATTCCAAGACTTGTTTAGTGGATCTATAGATCCGCTAATAAAGATATCGTCGCCTTCCTTAAAATTATGAGGTTGCTCAGTGTGTATGGTCGCGTATCCATATTGGCTGCCGCTTATCCACAGCGAATAGGCATACTTAATATCGATCATCGACTGGTTGATAGTAAAATTACCGGATGCTCCCACACCCTCGGTATATTTCTTCACACTCAGTTTTTGCCCATCAATAGCGTTATTTCCATATACTGCAAAATCGAGAATCTCTTCAGGAATCTGCTTTGCTACCTCAGAAAAAGTTTTTCCCTCCGCCGGATATTCCCATATGGAATTATAGGAGTCCCATGTTCTAATGGTCTGATCCCAGAGGTAGTTTTCATTCTCCCTATACCTTGTCCACCCGTCTATTAAAATACTTCTGGGCGAAACCTGGATTTTAGACTTCTGTATCTTAACATTTCTGAAGTTGAAGGAGTCGTATAAATTGCACTTAATATCATAAGATCCAGTATATGGAAGGAAATGGGCTAATTTGTAATAGTCCATAGTATAACCACGATAAGAGAAATAATATGGACTTCCCCCCTGTGTAGGGGATTTTGATATTTCCCACTCTATCTCGTTATATGCTGAGAAGTCTATCGAAGACCAGGTTAAAGCTTTGTTGTTAAAATTGAATGTTGGCAGCGTAAGTGAATCCCAGGTCATACCCATTTCATCCCAATCCCACCTATCAACATCTAACTCCAAAACAACTGGCATACCTAGTGGATTAAGATATTTGTTACCAGTGGTCCTGTTAAGGTCAATGACAGGGTCATTAACATCATCACCCAGACTTTTAAGCATCTCGTTTTCCTTTATGTAATAAAAATTAGAGATTGCATTGATCATTTCCCTATTTTGGTCCGGTGTATATTTCTGCCCGTTATAAAGTGGATTTACACCATTACCAAAATCTGATATGCTGGAATCAATAACGCTGATCGACCCATTAAGGGAGGAATTGGCTGTAGAGTAATAGTATAGATTATTAGACTCCTGTGGATTAACGTCTATCGTAACTGTTCCTCCCGTAGCACCGTTATTGACCACTCCCAGTGGATTTATCTGACTTAGTGAAGGGCTCGTAGTTAGGTAGAGGTCATAATCGTAAGACCCTTGGGTAAGGTTAAGCTTGTATTTCTTACCTCTCATAAAGGTAAGAGATGGGTTAGATCCCGCGACACCATTAACTATAAAAGCATTCCCAGATGGACCTGTCACAGCAAAATTTAAATCAACCACATCATAGTAGTTCATTGGTGCTTGTATCGATGTCTTGCTTGTACGGGTCCCGAAAGCTCTAAGATCCTCTATAAACCCAAAATCAGGATTAGCAGTGAATGATATATTGTTACCAATGTCGATATCCTCCCTCTCCAGTACATCGGTCCATGCTTTGCTGTTATAAATATTGTAATAAACGCCCTCCCCAGTTATGTCGATTATTCTAGCATTGAGGGGAAGGTATGATGCCTTTAATCTCTCCTTAAGAGCAAATAGCTTAACAAGAACCTCCTCCTGAGTAAAAGCAAATGCTTCCGGAGTATCTGGGTATCCATATGGATCTTTTGTAGAAGAGGTCGTATTTATATCATAGTAAAGCCCGAATAGTGAGGTCTTTTTATAGGTTCTACTTGGAACCAACGTATTCTCGGATGAAACATCCAACACATACTCGCCATCAGAGTTTGGCCCGTAGGTTTGCTCCAGCCTATACTTCCCGGTATTCTCATTATCAAAGACGTCCGCAATGAGATTAGATTGGTTGGGTATTGGTGTATTTCCGTAATTATTAAGGAAATTCTTGTTCTCTTCCAGTGGGGAAAGATTAAGCTTGTTATATCTCAGATTAAGCCAGTATTCCTTTATCCTTAAATCCTGATATCCAAAGAATTTCAGGGCTCCTATTAGTCCTTTGTAGCTGCCTATATATGGGAATATCTCTTCACCGGCAATCATAAGTTCCTTCCTCTTCTCGTTTATCTCGATGTAGTCCGGCAAAGGCTCGGAAGGATCGTGATCCCTAAGTATTGGGGAATCACTACCGAAAAATGCCCTACCTAGATTATTAGTAAGTACATTGAGCCTCGAGTCTTCACCTATTACCTGACCATAGAAGAGAACTTCTGCTATCTTCTGTGGCTGATTATAGGTTATGTCTTCTATAATCAGCTTCCTCTCGTATATCTCCGCAGCAAAATCGGGTGCGCTAAGGGCAACATTAACTGAGATAGATCTTGACGGTGTACCAGCCTCTGGGGTAACTATATAACCGTTACTATAAGAATCGCTTATATTCTTAATAACTGGGATGGCTATATTTTCATAATTCACTATGGAAGGATCCCCACCAAGGTCTGGGTCATTCTCGGTTATCTGGTAAGTGAAAACAATATCACTAACATTAGTATTACCGTAGACATCGTTTTCCCACCTAGTTCTCCATAAGGGATCACTAGATGATCCTGTAGACCCGGTATGCGGTACCCCCAAGAAATCGGATCCAGTTACAGAGTCTTTAAACTGCTGCACTATAAATATTTGCTCGTTCTCATAAAGCCCCGCCGAGACGGGGTCAAAAAATATAGACCCTGTGAAATACCCGCCAGGCAAATCAGAGGTTATACATTCAACATAGGCAGTATTATCGTTGGAAATGGTAGTTACCCCGATAACTCTGGATAAATTTATAGTAAGGATTGATCCAGAAATGGATATCGAAGAAATCTCACCTTGCAGAATGTTGGAAGGATAGAAGGTAATCTTAAGAGTTATTTTTCCACCCTTGGAAACCTTATCGTTAACCGTATTAGCCCAGCTAGTAAGATCGTATCCATTCATATCCAACTTGTTCATATAGAGAACATTGGAAGCAATATCAAACAGGGAAATCCTTCCCTGCGGAGGGGTAGAATTAGTGGACCTAGACTCGTAATTAAAATTGTAAGTCAGAGGAGCAGATGCAGTAGCCCCAACATATTCAAAATTTAGAGGTTCTCCCTTCTTATCAAAAAACTTAAGGTGCCTATTTGCCATCTTTAGAATACTCTCTTGTTGTTAAACGGTACTGTGTAATTAAAGGAATTCCTTATTTGCTTTACCGATTCGATCAATGCAAAAACTACTCTCTGAAGATAATAGAGGATCTCCGATTTTTTGGGGTCTCTAAAAATAACATTCGACATAGTGTTTTGGAAGATCTTCTCCTTGTAATCATACCCACTTCTAATATTATCGTAAGCGGAGTCCCGTATATCATAAAGGTTGTCGGTGGGGTCAAATTGGTAATATCTTCTAGCCATGCTATTCCCCTGAATCTTCTTCATAATATCCGTGTACGTGCTGGCACTAGAACAAGGGCCATATAGAGTATCTCCCTTGGCACTAACAGTAACCTTCCTATACCCGCTGCATCCTATATTATAAGATCTCTCCTGAGCTTTTCCGATGCTCTTATAGAGATCATCACTTGTTTTGAAAACAGGCGTTTGGGTTCTAAAAGATATATCATTCGCGGTAAACGAATAGATCTTCTTTCTCTCCAGATATGGGCTGTAGTCTCTTCTCATATTATCTGTTGGAAGCTATTAGCTTTGATTTAGTCTCGGAATTAAGCTCATTGAGGAAATTCTTTGGATTAACCGAAGAAATGGAGATATTTAGTGCCGAAGGTTTCCCAGGAACTATTCCTTCCTGATACTCCACACCGTTTCTATCTTCCCATCCTCCCCTCATAAGAACTAGCTCACCTCTTTTTATGATAATATCACCGAAGTCGTCGAGACCTATCTGTTTGTTCTTTTGAGCAGCACTCGCATTTTGTAAGTTATCAACGGTTCTATGATAATTCTCATTCTGTTCACCTATGAAATAGAAGGAAACCGAATCTATTCCCTCTATCGATTCTAGTATCGCTATTATATCGGATTTAGGAATCCTATCTCTTCTCTTATTGTTAAGCATATACTCGGAAATAGAAGTTCTGACCTTGTCCTTTATGACCTCAGGATCATAGCCCTCAAAAATCGACATAACCACGTTTCCAACAAACCTACTGATCTCAGGTTGTATGATTTTTACAACCGTGGTCGCTATCATTCTACCGGAATCCTCAATGAGATTCAGGATGGAAAGCTTTTGAGAGTTAGTGAGTAAGAAACTAGTTTCTGGAATATCGAAATAATCCTGGTTGCTAGTCATGTTAATAGTTACATCAGGAACCAAGAAAATATAAACTACGTTATCATCATCCAAGTAATCATCATCGAAAGTTGAGAAAGCCTGTATCTGAGAAAAGATATTGAATTTCTGTAGGTATATCTCATAATTTTCAGCATTAGCAAACACGAAAGCCCGACTGGTTTTAGGTGCTACCAATCTGGTAACTTCTATAGGTTCGGGATCAGATCCGAAAGAAGGATCTAGTACGCCGGTCAATTTTAAATAGTTATCAAGGTTAACAGTACTTCCGAAGAGATCTTCCCCGCTATCCATAAACTTATACGTAAGAACCTGATCAGGCCTGCTCTGAAGATTTCCATTAAATCCAGATGTCTGCAGGTATTCCACCCTTATTGTGGCTCCCTGTTGTGGAATCTTACCAAAGTTTGAATTACCGAAATAGATGTCTATTCCCTCCTGTATACCGCTCTTAACTAGATATCCCTCCTTGTTAAGAGGTATATCATAGAGGGATTCATACCTTTCCCATTTATTGTCGTTGACATAGACATCAACATAAAATTGGTCTATCAGAGCACCAGCTTTCGAAGGAAGATTAAAACTCTGTAATGCCCTACCAGTACCTGTAAACGTATTAGAAGCGAAGGATCCTTGAACAATCTTAAAATTAAAAGAAGCTGTCCGGTTAAGTGGTACTTTCACGGAAGGAGCTCCGAGTAATATTGAATATGGAAGTCCGTTTTGTATACATTGAATTCTCGGGGTTCCGCTTAATACTACTGCTCCACCACCAACATCAGACTCTCTAAGATTCCACGTTAAAGCAATCTCTCCTTGTGCAGCCATTCCTCTTGAAGGATCATGACCAGCGATTCTAGCTAAACTTTTTATTGAGTAGTTTCTAGTTGCTTCCTGTATATTTAATTCAGTTATCGAATCCTCTATGAAGTACAAAATCATCTGAGAGAGGTTTTCCAACACAAACAATATCTGCCCCCAAGCAGAAGCAACTGTGAAAACGTTGCGGGATTGGTTGTACGTCCTTTGCAAGAATTGATAAGAGTCGTTTAGTAGACCTCCAATCAGAATGTTGTTCTTCTTAAAAATATTTTCTGCCATCTTTTTAACTTACTTTCAAAGCAATCGCTGGTGAGGTATTACTTAAACCTGGTAAATAGAAATCCAGATATGCAATATCTCTCTGAGTACCCTGGTAAAACTTTACCTCAAAATACCCGTTTAACTGGGCAAAAAGAGGAACATAAATCCTAAGATGCTCGTTTATTCTTTCCCTTAAGCTACTTTCAGAGAGATCCAGAGAGAAAACCAGATCCTCTAAGTTAAGTCCAAATTTAGGATCACCTAATACTTCTCCACGATTAGTAACGAGCATCATTTTAAGTTGCCCAACACATATGTCCGTAGGGTTTGTTATCTCAAGGATATTCTCCTTGTAATTGAAATCTTCAGGATCTTTGTTATAAATCTCAACCATTGGGAATTTATTTTCCCAATATATATCGAGATTAATTCCACTGTAAGAAATAGGAAGGAGTGTTCTCTCCGTTGATCATATCCATCACTTCTTGGAGCTCTTTCTCACCGTCACTTCTAAGCTCTGAGGTGTTTACACTAACACCACCAGGAAGGTTATAGTTGAAAGCACTAAGCACTCTAGATAGACTTATTTTGGACTTGGCTAAGCAATAACGTATGAATAATTCGTCGTCATATAGATCATCGTCGTCTATAGCAACAAAGCACCTGACTGCAACGTCCATACCGTTTTGGTCGTATCCTGTTCCAACCCCTGACATACCAGACCTATTAGGATCTCTACCGAGAATGGTAAGTTTCTTGGTATTCTTATTCCATTTAAAAGCGTAAGTTGGCAGAAGATATGCCTGCGCCAGGTCAAAGTAAGAATACATTACAGTTCTATAAACCAGGTTATCCCCGGTGAACGGAGATAACAGAAGTTCAGATCCCAGGAGTTTGGAATCACCAAAGTCACGATCAGGAGTTCCCGATATACCCATTCCATTAACTTCCCTCACGTCGTACACAGTCACGATAGAGGGAGGAAGCTGTATCTGTCTCGTATTTCTAAAGCTAGGATTTGCAAAAAGATTGTTAGCCAGTATAAAGACCCTATCCTCCACAGCATATTGGTAATTGTCATACATGTAATCACGTGCCCTTCTAATAATCCTATGAATCTCGTCGTCATTTAGATTATAGGGTAAAGAGCAGCTTGCTGATAAGTCATCCTTGATTTCCTGTACTAATTCCTCTAGAGTCATCTCAATAATTCTGATTTTTAAATATTATCCTGCGAATAGGATCATTTAGGTTCTTAAGCCTGGAGTCAGTTATAAATCTACTTTGTCTTATATCACTGAATCCCTTTACTTCCTCCGTCTCTTTGCTAACATTGGCACTACTTCCAAGGTCAGCCTTTCTGATTACACCGCCATTCACCTCGCAGTTTATCATCTTTCTGGGACAATCGATGTAGCAAGAATCTAGTAGGTTACCGTAGTCAGCACTAGTGTTGTGTATTTTACTATTATAGACCTTGTTGGAATTAGATATTTGAGACTCCATAATCTCAGAATCCTTAACCTCACACCCATAGAGGTTGCAGTTTTCTAATTTGCAATTTCTAATTTTACAATCTATCAGATCAAGGTCAGCAAGATATCCGGATCCCTTACACTTGGCATTTTTTAATTGGAATCTCCCAGTAGAAGTATCATAATTGAAGAATGCATATTTCACACCACCCTCCACGATTATATCGAACACCTTTTCTCTTATTACGGGGAAATAAGTTTTTATATTTTCCTCATATCCTTTAAGGTCCACCAATAGATGGAAATCCGGGAAATTCATGAAGAAAGACTCAGGATCAGAAAAACTTCTAACCACCTTAGTATACTCCTTCATCATTTCTTGGAGTCTTTTCAAGTCTGACTGGTTATATCCTCTTTTTCCAGATAAAAGGTCGTGCAGGTACAGTACCACATAATCAATAACATCCCTTATGGCAGAGATCTTCTTCTGGTAGTCCTTCCCACCAAGATATCTAATTTCGATATATCCCTTGGGTACTTTGGTAAAGTTAGCACCATAGTACTTCTCCTCCGGTATTTTAAAAAGCCTTGGATCTATCGATGATATATTTTCCAGAATAGAAAATCTATTCACCGGTACTATCTTTTTAACAGATTTAGCGTAAACATTATTAGTTCGGTTACCGAATTTAGAATAGATCAATCCCTCGTCAATTCCGAGAACAAACTTCAATCTGTCCAGCTCCTCCATCCTTTTAAGCTCCCGGTTTTCCTTGGAGAAGCTAACAGAAAATTGGAATGCACATTTATCATTCGTCCATCCATTCTCGTCTATCCACCTTAAGGTCTTAATCAGAATTGGGATAGCCTCTGCGTACGGGAGAGGACCAGTAATGAGCTCATTCATATTTGATCCACCAGAATAGTCAGGTTCCAACTTGAACGAGTCTGCAGTGGCAGGAACTTTAGAGTGATACTTATTACTCAACACCACTTTCTTTCCCAGAAGTTTAGACAACTGGTCCACTATCCTTCCCCTAACCATTTCCGAGTAAAATTCAAACTCGAATCCGATTAGGGAAGAACTTAAAGCGCTAGCTTTATCAAAGTGGTTATCTTTACTCATCCAATGGTTTAGCAAATATTTTTCCCATCACCGCATCAACTTCATAAATTTCTACGTCGATGGAATCTCCCGCTTTTAATCCCTTATGATCTCTTGACATCCTTCCCTGAGGTATCATTGCCATTAGGCCAAGCTCAGGAATCTCTATCAGAGCTCCATTCTTTCTCTTGTGCTTAATTATTGCATTGACTGGCTCGTTTGTGCCTTCGTCTATATTCTTTTTAAGGTCATAGACTCTAACAGTTTTCTCCAACGGACCACCAAAGGTCAGGGTTAGTCTATTGTCATCCTTGACTTCCTTTACATAGAACTCTATCTCATCACCAGCTCTAAACCCTTCGACTACCTGATTTTCAAATTCAGTTTTGTGTATCAGACCTGTGTAAATGTCTTCCCATTCCACGAAAACTCCAAATTTAGAAGTACCGGTAACATGTCCCTTATACTTTTTGGTTAGATCCAATTCCTGTATTTTCTGGTCCATTATCTTCTCCAGATACTTCTTATAAGAAACTACAAATATTCCCTTGTGTTGGACATATCCGTCTATCATCACGTAGATAGTTTTACCCACATATGAATCAAAATCCGTTATCTTATTAGCAGCTGCTAAAGAACCGGGGAGAAAACATTCGATCCCCTGTACATCTACCAGATATCCACCCTTATTTACTGACTTTATTCTTGCCTCGTATGCAAGGTTTTCCTTGTGTATCTGCTCGAAGAATTCGACCTTCATGTCATTGATGAACCCTTCAACTACAGATCCATAATAAGTACCCATCACGTTTCTAACTGTAGCATTCACTTTGCTACCCACAGAAAAGTCCAAACCGGTAATTCCCAGTCTTCTTGCGTCCTTTCCTTCCTTTGACAGGTCAATATAGATAGATTGTCCTCCTTCAGTCTGAGCTATGCAGTATTCGTCGTTAACTCTTAAAATCTCACATTCATAAGAATTTCCAGCCTTAAGATCCTTGGAATACTCTTTATCCCCCATGAAATCGAACATGCGGTCATAAACATCCTGAGCATATGGCTCATGGCAATATACTTTAGATCCGTCTTTAGTTTTGACTTTGTGGTTTACCTCGAATCTGTTAGGTACATCCCAGTTAAAATCCTCGATAGGAGTATTTTGTTCGCTCATTTTTTTGGTATTAAAGTGTTATAACCACTTATATATCCAATCAAAAAAAACTAAATAAGATGACTTTTACCCCAGAAGAGATGGCATGATTAAATACCTTATGAGATAGAATTCCCGATTAATCATAATGCGCAATTTCTTGGATTCAATTATCTCTGGGTATCCAACGTTAATTATCTTGTGGGTATTCAAGGCATCCCTTACGCTTCCAGAGAAAAGGGTGTTTTTATTTCCCTCCGAATCCACACCAGGTATGGTAATCTGGGTATCGCTCAAATTAATGTTACCCCCGGTATCTATATTTCTATCCCGAAAAAGATATAAGACTGATAGAAATACCTTTACACTGTCACCAACTTGATCTAGCCTCCTCTGTCCCCAATAGAAAGAATCTCTTCCGGGATATGTAGGTTGAAAATCATACCCGTTATAAAAATTTAAGCCTGTTACACCGGAAGATATGGGGAGTTTAGCTCTAATAACGGAGGAGCTCATACCATTGTTTTCCAGCTGGGCAGAAAGATCATAGAAGAAAGTCTCTATAGGGGAACTTCCATCGATATCATAAGTGATATCATACCAAAGATCCCTATCCTCAGAGTCATAAGACCCAAAAGTTCCTCTCTTAGTCCCCTGCCAATACCAACTATCGGTTTTATTAGTAACTAAAAGGTCCAAAACTTCATTTATAGATTCTATGGTAAGATCAGGGGAACCTCCTGAGCCTGAGGATATAGCAGCAAGTTTAGATTCTACTGATTGTCCTGAATTTAATCCAAATAAACTCCTCACGACTGCGGGGAATAGCGAGGGTACCTCAGCAGCTAGTCCACCTACTACGGCAATTATCCCCTTTATTGCTTCCCAAACCCCTATAAGCTTAATCGGTAGGTATTTTTCTATAATATACAGGGATACCTTATTAGGATTGTCAACTGTTAAAGAAGCATCAAATTCACTCTTGTTTATTCCTCTAATTATCTTCTCTATATCGCTAAGAGATTCGTAGTCGCTCTTCTTACCTTCGTCGAGAACACCATATTCGATGTATGTGTTTTCCACCTTTTTATAAGACACCCTAAAAACAGAGTAGTCCGAATCTACACTCAGCCTAATGGAGTCACCAGAATTGACATTAATAAGGGATCCAAGAGAATTTGTAACATCACTGCTTACTAGCGAAACCCTCATCACTGTAATATCGTCTAAATTTCTAGAATTAGCAGAAATCTGTCCTTCCTCGGGAACAGTAAGATCCCCTTTAAAATTATACGGGAAAGTAACTGGGAAAGTGTCAAGATCTTCATCCTCTATTTGATCCCTCAGAGAATCAAAGAACTCCTTATTCGGTTGATAAGATCTAAGCCCCTTAGCAAAATCCCCGCAAACCATATCGCTTATCAATGGCTTTAATCCCCGGTTAGAATCGGAGGGGTCAACTTTTGCTTCTTCGTAAGGCATGATAGTTGTAATCGCAGGGGAAATATAAGGCTCCAAAAACTGAAGAAAAGCCTCCGATATAAGATCGCAAATGAGTCCGAGCGGATCGGTAAGACCCTTGATTACGGTTCTTACTAATGATATCGGATTAGTTATCTTTTCAGCTAATCCCTTTAAAACTCCGAGTATCACCTTAACAGGTAACAGAAGTAGCTTTAGATAATTGAGGAGTATCTTAATTAAAAAAAAGGGGTTATCAGCTCCAATCTGCAATACCCTAGCAAAAGATACGAGATCCTCTTTACTGGTTTCAGTTAAGTCTGGGGAGTTGTTTAGTGTGGTCTCCTGTATCTTAGCAAAATCTATCTTAGGAAATTTTCCATCAAAGACACCTGATAATACATCGCCATAAGAAAGTCCAGCTCGTTCAGAAAGCTGTTCCAAATACTGTTTGGTTGGAGAAGTGGAAGAAACTTTAGAGAAATCCCCAAGAACCAAATTTATACTGGAAAGAAGCGGAAAATTAAGACCCAATACTGAAAAGGGTATAGAAATCTTGCCATTCGAAGTAAAATCTCGAAGTGCAAGCCTTCTCGAAGATCTGATGGAAGCACTAGAAAATCCAGGAATAATCACATCTCCACTGTTAGGAATCTCCTCAATATTCAGCGATTTTATTCTTAGGTCAACTTTGTAATAAGGATCAGACGAATCTATTTTTCTAATAGAGGTAACATCAAAAACCCCGTATTTCCCACCACTACTTACCTCTATCTCATCTCCAGACCTAAGCAACCTAAGAGAGCCGTTATTATCATTGGTGTCAGTTATCTCGCTAACACTTATAGACGTCAGACTTTCTATTCCATCTGAGGGAGTAGTTATTTGTCCATCAACTGGTGCTTGACTGATGTTATAAGTTATCGAATAGGAAAAACGATCGAGCTCATCATCTACGTTGTCGGAGGACGATGAATCAATGAGACTTTTTAATCTACCTATGTCACCCCCGATATTCTCTAGATTTAAAGATATCGGGAAAGGAAACTCTTCTAGCTGAGCATTTATCCCCTCATCAAGCATGAATTGAAGAGGATTGGAAAATAAAGTTTTTATTGAGCTAACTGTATCCTTGATTTCACTCAATCCTCCCTTCAAAACCTTCTTCCCCATGAATATGGGAGCAAATGAGGTAGCTAGACTTCTCTCAAAGGTTCTTATCTGTAGCTTAACCAAGAGTCCAAGACCAAACAGGTTGGAATTGGGTATCTTGAATTTACTGTCGCTTACTATACTGTCAGCAGTATCATTTACCCTGTCTATAAATGCGTTAATCTCAGCATCTTCTAATATTTTGTCGGGTAATACAGCCATTCATTATCTAGTTTTAGATACATTGGAAAGGTGAGATGGATCGGAAGGAATAACGGGTGGAGACGTCGGTGCTCCTAAATTTCCCAAGTGAGTATGTGAATTAAAGTAGGTCTGGAAAAGATTCCCCTTTATTACAGACTCAGTTGCAGCTTCGCCGAGTTCAATGTTATTACAATTAACGATGACTTTATTATTCTCCATTCTTATCTGATCTTCACCCATCTCAATTACGATCCTCAATTCGCCACCGTCCTGCGTATCAAGCTGCACTTTAGCATCACCTAAAATAAGATTAAGCCCCTTTTTCTTTGTATAAAATATCTGGAGAGGTCCGGGGTCAGAATCGTTATCATATATCAGTGAATGAGCCCCTTCGTAAGAATCCGAAATTTCTTCCAGTAGATCTGGTGAGGTCTCCCAGTCGGAATAGTAATTCATCCTGTAGTAGTTCTGGCCATCAAAATCCACCGCTACTACTGCACCAAGTCTAGGAACTGAAAGGTTACCCTTTCCACCTCTTCCGAAGGATGGGCTTTGAACCTGGCTAGCCCAGGGTATATCCTCCGTCTCCAACCCATCGAAAAGGCCGAAAACTTTTACCCTAGCACGACCAGATTTTTGAGGATCGTCAATATCTACTATTTCTCCTAAGTATATCTTTGGATTTGCCATAGGTTAAATCTCATCTTGGTCTGGGTTGAATCCCCCTAAACTAACATTGTATTTGTCAGGTGGCTTAGTGTTCCCCAAATTCAGCGGGGATTCCGCTATGAAATCGCCACTGGTTACTGGATAAACATTACCTATATTACCCTCCAGATAGCTTTGTTTTTTATCACTATACACTTTACCTGGGGGCTGTGAAAAATTATTTTCGGGGGATCTAAGTTCCCCTCTGGAAGACACGAGACTACTTTCACCATAAACTTTGTCCGGAGAAAGCTGCTCGTTGGAATATTGCTTCTCGTAGACACTTCCACCAACATCTTCATATTTTCTATCTGGGACGCCGAGATCAGATCCGGGGACATCTCCATAAACATCGTCCTTGGATAAGCTGTTGTACTCCCTATCAGGAACACCTAAATCGGAACCTGGCACATTCGAGTATACGTCATCATTAAAATCAGGATAAACCCGATCAGGAACCCCAAGGTCTGAGCCAGGTACTTCTGAGTATACATCGTCATTAAAATCGGGATAAACCCTATCAGGAACACCAAGATCAGAACCGGGAACGTCAGGGTACACATCGCCAGATGGGTCTGGATAAACTCTATCAGGAACCCCCAGGTCAGCACCGGGTACATCCGGATATACATCACCCGATGGATTTGCATAAACCCTATCGGGAACACCAAGATCGGCACCAGGAACGTCAGGGTATGCATCACCAGATGGATCTAAATAAACCCTGTCAGGAACACCAAGATCAGTACCGGGCACGTTAGGATAAGCATCACCCGAAGGCTGCCCATAAACTCTGTCAGGAACACCAAGATCAGTACCAGGTACATTTGCATATGCATCCCCAGTAGGTTCTGGATAAACCCTATCAGGAACACCAAGAGCAGATCCAGGTACGTTGGGATATTCATCTTTAACTCCCTGGATAGGCGGATAAACCCTTTCCGGTGGTCCACCTTCTCCAGTAGTTTGTGGGTTTGGCAAATTCCCCTTAAATATGTTATCTATACCGGTTTCAGCTGCTCCATTTAGGAAATTTTCCAGATTATTGAAACCGAATCTTCCGCCCTCGTTGGTCAGTCTTCCAATTTGGGAGGGATTAAGAGAGTATATGTTACCCAGAAGGGATTGATCAATGCCATTTAAATTAGAGGTAAGTGCACTAACACCTTCGTTTACCAGGTCGGTTACCACGTTTGAAACTGCATTAGTTAATAGCTGTCCACCAAGTCCTAGTAAATTTTCCAGGCTTAAAGCTGAATCTCCAAGTTCTTCCAGCGAAGATGAATTCTGATCATATGAATCAGCAAGAATCAGTGGTTTTTTATCCGCCCTTATATTGGGATACTGACTTTTAACTCTAACTTTACCAACATGAACTTTGAAAGAGTTAGTTTCGGGATCAGCTGAACTAGATCCCATGTCTATTGTGCTTTTATATGGGACGCTTTCGCTAAAGTCAAACTCACACTGCTGGCACTCGTAAATTTTTACAGGCTTGATCCCACTCTGGTCCGATTGGTTTGTAAAAGCTGCAAAGTCATTGGATAAGCCACTTTGGTCTAAGACGTTACCAACAAAGCTGGAAAATGCTCCGCCTCCTCCTCCACTATCAGAACCTGCAGAGGCATCGAATCCTCCACCCGCAAGATCACCAAAGCTGGATATAATGCTGCCACCTGGATTTGTGTTGGAATTGATAAGTCCAGACAGGTCGTTGAGAGCAGTTAGAGCAGTACTAGATGCAGTGAGTCTGCTCGTCTTGAAGAAGTTTCTTATCTCTGTAACGAATATCCACATCGTGAACTTTCTGAGATTCCTCGGTACGAGCCACCTCATATTTTCAAAATCAAACGTAGCCTGATTATAAAGGTCGGCTAGAGCAGATATCCGGAGATTTAGTGATTCTAAAGTATTAAATGTTAGAACCTTATCTCCAGTTCTTTGGGTATCAAAACCGTCAAGCTCGTTGGATGGCTGGAATCCATTTCTGCTAATTAGGGAGAGCTGATCTAGTCCTTCTATAGATTGGAAAAACCACGGTGAATTTGTATTTATATCCTTAAGCAGCTTCTGAAACTGCAATATAGCGTTTGCTCTTTTCTTCTGATTATTATCTGCAAACCCTGCATCTCTCTGAAGAAGATAATTGTAAGTAGAATAATATGCAACCTCCGGATTTGATGCTATGTACTGAGGTTGTCCAGTAAAAGAATCCTGTATGTTAGCCATACCTGAATTCTCGTTAGTGTAGTTGTCCCTTTTAAGCAATGGACTTGGCGCCCATCCATACTCCGGATTTATTGGCAAAGATCCGAAGTCAAACATAATCTTAAACCCCAGATAGGTAGGATCCTCGTTGCCGCCTGAATTAGATAGCTTAAATCCTTTCAGGAATAAATTTCTGTTTTTGTCAGTTGCCATTAGGGTTTAGTTCTTTTTATATTTATCCGGAATAAAGATTTATCGGGAAAGATTTAGGGAAGGTTCCAGCGCTATTCAGGAACCACTCTCTCCTCTTAAGGTGTAACACCTGCTTCATCTGGGAAAATCCCTCGTAAACAACCTCTATTCCATCCAATACATATATTCCGGATAAAAACTGATCCAATACTGGGTTTACTTCCTCCTGTGTCTCTTGGTTATTGGATATCCCTGCGTTTTCCTTTCTTATACCCTGATCATTCACATAAATAAGAACCGGTATAGCTTGTCCCCTATAAAAACCAGCATAGTATGGCTTGGTCTCAACTCTTAGGGTAAATTTATCTAAGTCATTTATGTTGAATTCATTCTGTACAAGTGCCTGAATAAAATTTTCATGGACCCCGCCACCTTGACCATCAAAGCTGTTTAAACTCCCATACCAGTTTTTCCTGACCTCCTTTAGGTACTCTTCCTCCTTAGGTCTACCCTTTTGTAATACCTGGTTTTCCCCAACATTCTCTGTAGTTACACTTTCTATGGTGTATTTTATGTACTTTTCTACGTAGTTATCAGTTTGCAATCCATCATCATAGAATTGTACCTCCTGTATATAGCCGCTTCCGTTATTGATATTTCCTGCCTGTGAGACCAGGGTAAAATTGGAGATGTAAAGTGGAATATCGCTACTGCCCTTCTGGTTTGTCAGAGCCAGGGGCATCTCCTGTGTATCTAATTCCAATCCTTCAAAAGATGTATCGTTAGCAGTATTATCCGATAAGCCTCTAATAACCTTCACCTGCTGAACGTAATCCTCAGCGGTCAGTTGATTATCCATATTTACTACATTGAGATTGTAGTAAGGATCTATCCATATTTTAAAAAAGCTTCTATCGTCTTTATATGTTCTAGAAGCAACCTCCTTCATGAAGTCGTAATAGGATAGATTTGGACATATCCAGGTCATTGTATCGTTTCTCTCCGAATCATTGGAGGAGAATCCGAGGTCCAATTCCTGCGAAATTTCAAACAGGGTCTCATACGAACTCTTAGCCCTGAAAGCTTTTGAAACCTCTGAATAAATCCCCGGGATCCTAGCTTCCGCTAATACACTAAATTCTATGTTATTCCCCTCCGAATTTACCGACTGCCCAGAACGAACAGAAAGGATATTGAAGTCCATCCTGATAGGCTTGTATACATCAACCCAAGATCTAATATAAACAGAGACTATATCGCCGTCCTTGGGATAGTTTACGCTAATAAAGAGCGGATCACCCATTACGAAATTGAACCTTACTACGGGAATAATTCCGGTCATATCAAGGGAGAAATATGACATAAACTTTTCAACGTAGTATCCATTAATGAAGACTACAGGTCGATAGGCACCAAAGGATTTTTCGTCAGCATCCTGTAGGAGTGGTTCGTTTTTATTATCGGGTCCACTCCGATTGGGAACTACCAGCTCATCCAGCCTAATACTGGTCTTAGCAAAATTGTTTATTACTATCTGATCAGATGGCATATTACATCAGATTTTATAAATTGGCATTAGGATTAGGTGTTGCATTACTAACATCTGGTCCCAGTGCAATAACTGCATTAGTTCTAACCGTCTGTCTTTCTCCGTCTTGTAGTATGTTTGGTGGCAGAACCTGCGGAGGAGTGTTTTTAGCCTTGTTACGCATCTCCAAAAACTTCTTCCTTGAATCACTGGTTTTAAACCTTCTCTGCTCTTGGGATTTTCTAAACTTACTATTGGGATTCTCTGCTCCAGACCCTTTCTTGACGAGTTTGCTTTTAGAGTCCAGTGCTGCGTCTAGACTGATTTGCAAGGGGAAAACAACAAGATCACCGGTGTTCATAGCAAACGGGTTAGATATACCATTGAATTTTAGAAAGGTACCGGTGTAAGCAAGATCACCATAAGCGCTAAATGCAAACCTATCAGGTCTCATCACAAAATCATCCGGAACTATCTTATAGCTTTTTATTTGTGGGTTAACACCAGTGTAATTTATACTGGATCTGGTAAGGTCCCATATACCTATATTTTTAGTCTGTAGATCAGAATCCGGATTATATACGTTTTTATTTCTTGCTAGTGTATCAATCTTAAGCATATCTAATTTTATTTTTATTGAGCAATACCTCCACTTTCCTGTGTATATTGCTCAGAAGGATTGATGCTAGTGGTATCGTCTGGGTCCACCACTACTGGTTGTCCTTCAGTATTTCCTAGAGAGTTGAGTGATTGGCTGTTAGAGTAAGTTGGTAGAGAACTTTGATACAATCTAATCTTACCCCTGTTGAACATTGATTCTATCTCCCCTCTTTCTCTGTCCCTTCCGTGCTTTAAACTATAGGTAGCAACTATCTCAGTTGGGAAATCGTCAGGTCCTAGTACTTCGCCAAATTCAATATCAACATTCTCGCATATAAGATTACCTATCATTGCAATGGGATTCATAGGATTACCAACCACCAAATGCCATTCACCAACAGGTGCTCCAGTATAAAGGGATAAAGGCAGCCTGATCTGTTCTATCAAATCGTCCGCTAAAGCCGCAGCTAATATGTTCCCGACAGCGGAATTATCATCAAGATCTGCAGCAACCTGAGCCAAATCTTGGGTACTCAGTTGTTGAATAACACTATTTAGATCTTGTACAGCTTTTTCAACTTGATTAGCACTCTCTTTTAAAGCTTCGGCATCAGGGTTATTCATAGTTGTCCCGCTAGGATCCGCTAAAAACTTGATAGCTGTTTTAGTCCAACCAACAGGATCACTATAAAATCTTTTCAGTCCGTCATCTCCACCAGGGAACCCGATAGCTGGGAATTTGTTATCATATCTTATATCAGGGGTTAGGTAATTACCGTAATTTGTTCCCAGACCCAGGCAATTACCTATTATATCCAACATGGCTGCTTTAGTATTAACCTCTGAAACGGAGGTTAGCTCATAATGAAATTTCAGGGTAATTGTCTTATCACCAAAGGTTAGGCCTCTACCTCTAATCCATGTCTTATCAACAGTATCAACGGAGGTAAATATAAAATCACTAAGCGGACCTCCTTCAGGTCTAGTCATTTTATCCCTAAGAGCAAAATTTATCTTGGGGACTGTCACCTGCTCCCTCCCAGCATCAGTAGCTTGTATAGCCAGATTGGCGGTATCTCCCAAGATAGAAACGAGATCCCCCGCACCTGCGCTGGATGCAGTACCAGCAAAAGCCCTACCAAGAACAGATTTAAAGAATCCCTGATCAAATCCCTCCTGGGTTTGAACTTCCTTTTGTGTTCTCGGGTTCCAGGTCAAACCGGTAGCAAATCCTATAATATTATTCAGGGAGTTGTCTGTTGCTCCGCCCCACCACGTCACAGCCTGTGCTACGGGTCTACCTGCTCCCTCAACTTTATAAAAATCAGACTGAACCACCCCGTCAGGCAGGGTTAGATTATCCCTCATCGGAGCAGGAAATCTCCTTAGGGTTATCATGTAGTTATTTGGGATAGACCCATAATATTTACAGTACAGGAAGTCTGCCCATGTGTAAGGCGCTGAAGCTCCACCTATAATAGGGTTATTTGTATTTGGATCGGATTCACTACCTTCCGATTGTTTTAAAGCATTCTCCTGCTCCATCGATGCTCTTACGAGAGCTCCTGCGCTAGGGTTCTTGGAAGCTGTGGATGTTATACCAGAGTTATACTCAGATCTCTCCGACTTATAATATCTGTCAATAAAGTCATTACCTGAAGCATCCTGGAGGGAATAGAACAAAAATTGACCATACTTATCAGAGCCATTTGTATAAAAGCCACCACGATAAAAAAGGGTCCTTGCAGTGGGGACAGTAAGAGGTACTGTCGAACCTAAGTTAGACTTCTGATCAACAACCGAGGTTGCTGCCTGCTCTATACCCTCCTCTCCGTTGGAATAGAATTGCCGAGTTTTGTTATCTCTATTGAACTGCTCTCTTCCACCAAAACCCGGAGTAGGTGAATTAGTGTTAGTGTAGGTTTCGCCCATTCATACAGTACTTATTTTACTCCATCTTTATGGTGTACTCTATATCCAAGTCGCTGCTGTTATCCAAGAAATGTCTCAGATTATCAGCGAAAGACTCCGATATGTTCTTGTACACCACAAGGATATCGTTGCATCTAGTACTATATATTCCTTGGGTAATTTTCTTCTGAACAGCGTAGTTTATGACAAATTCAGATTCCCTGGTGAGATCGTCAGTGTCGTACCCTAGCTCTCTTATAATCTTTCCTATATCTACAATATAGTAGGTAGCATCAGAGCAGAATTTTCTCTTTGCTTCCTTTAAGGAACACCTAGTAAGAACAAAATTTATTTCCTCCAGCTCCTTATCCATTCGGGTTATCAAAATTTCCATCCGAAGCCTCAGGTCCGGAGCCTTCCTCGCCAGAGGATTTCAAGAACTCAAAAGGCTTTGCTCCCGAGTCTTGACCTGGAAGACTTCCCTTCATCTCTGATAAAATTCTCTCCTCTTCCTCCTTTTTATTCCTTAACTCCAATTCTAGCTGTGCATTCTTCACTCTTTGCAGGTGTTGTAGATGTAGCTGTTTTCCCATTTCTTGGGATCTCCTTACTCTTTCCCTTTGCTCCTGCAATGTTTCATTTTTGCCTATATAGCCAAGTTGTTTGGCCATTTGCCTTCTTTGTCTTCTCGATAAACTCATTATATGGAAAAATTAAATCCCCTACTTTTATTCCCTTCCTCCGATGAGTGAGATGATCCTTGTATATCTATACCAAGAACATATTTAAATAGCTTCAGGAAAAGACCAGGGATGAAGATATCTCTAGATTTAACAACGTCATTAGCAGGTATGAACTTAAATTCCATATTCTGCTCTTGTTCACTACCGTCAGTTGGAGCCTTAACCTTATCCAAACCAGTAACATCTACGGCAAAACAAGGTTGCTCGTGATCAACAAACTTGGAAGAGGTAACAGATCCTAGATAGTACCACCTCTCATTTTCAGAGGCCTCGAATCCGCTTTCCTCGAAAAGCTCTCTCTTAGCGGTTGACAATAAATCCGGATCTTCCTCGTCGCTTGTCCCCGTTATTAAAGTGACACACCTTCCGCCCTCTCTAAAGGGATTATCCTCCTCTAATACACCTACCGCAAGCGGAAGACCCTGTTCATCCGATATGAACGGCATTATCACCACATTCATAAAAAGGGGTATTACCCCAACCATTCCGTTTCTTTCCACCATGTGGAAATTTGGGGATTCGTATAATACCTTATTCTGACTCATCTTCTTTTACTACGCTTCTTGTAGATTTATTTTTATCATAATAGGCAAGTATAGATTCTCCGAGAGCAGCCCTAATATCCTCTATATCAATTCCCTCCGTAACATAGTCAACTATCTCAGTCTCAGCCTCATCGAAAGATGAGATTAAAACCGAGTACAAACTCTTAGGAGGTAGATTCAATTTTAAGCTGATGGAGACATTTACCCAATTGTTCTTCTGTTTTTTAAGTAGTGTATATATCGGAGAATCTTCTACTTGCACAGAGGAAACCGTATTCTTCTCCCTCTTCGGGGAAATATCCTGCTGTGTAGAAGGAATTGCATTGATCCTATCAGGTGATGTTGGTTCGATGTCCTTACCAAAATCTACAGGGGAAGCGGGAAAGGAGTCCATGTACTCATTGAGAAGATCCAAGTTAATTCTTCTCCCACTATTAAAAGTAAGAAAAGTCATCCCAGTACTCTCGTCTTTCTCAATATCCTTATATTTTTCGGTATTACCCATTTGATCGCTTTTGACCCAAACGTAATCCATCTTGGAAAGATCCTCCCTAAGTTCCTCTATAGATTTATCCTGTAGGTTCATTTTTTTCTTCTTTGAAAATATATTCTTCAGCCATTTCATATGCTTACATCTAACAGCAAAAAGCTAATTAAACAACTTACAAAAAGCAAACATAAACCACAACGGCATCAGCTTAGTTTACTTTTTTATAGACGGTAATAAGGGATATGTTCCAGATAAAATTATTTACTAGAGAAATTGCTTCTAGCGTGTGTGTACATCTCTTCAATATGGGACTCTGGAATGGTGTTCTTTAGAACGTTCATCAGATTATCTATTTCACTCTTCTCTCTGATCTTGCGTTCATCAACAGGGGATTCATCCGAACGTGAATGATATTTCAACATCTTAAGCAAATGATCGACAAGATTTTTTTGATGCTCTTCCGCATCCTTGCCCATTACAATGGATAACATATACTGGTCAACAGGATCGGACTTTATGCCCTGTATCTTATCATGGGAGGTAGCATGTGAACCTTTATCCGTAGTATACTTGCAGCCAAATTTTCCACCATTTTTCTTCAATGTGAAAGCAGGATGGATATCATTAGCATCCTTATAAACTCTAATAGATTTGAAAAGGTCATCCTTCGATTTACGATCTAGCTCAACTTGCATTCCGTTATCGAGGTCTGCTTCATATAAATTTTCATCAATCTCAGTAATCTCAGCCACGGAGCAATCAACACCAAGCATATCCATTATCAATTCAATATCCTCTCCCACAGAGGGGTTAGATTTAGCTCCCGCAATCTCCGAAGAGATATAATTTTCAAGGAAATCATCGAACGCTAAGCTATTTTCTTTAACGTCAAACCAATTCATGAATGTGTCAACCTTAAGAATATCAAAATCACCGAAATTAGTCTTCTTCATGCACTTTTTAGGCACGGAAATAGTTCTGTCGCCATAGCTTAGATTATGACCCTCTGGTGTTTCCCTGTGTGATATCCGATTATTCTCCCCGGTATGGGGTATTTTTATTTTAACTACACCGTCGATAAAAGGGCCCAATATCCCCAGGCTTGTCTTATTGGGGAAATGGCTCTCGTTTATGTTGATAAACTCACCAAAATTTAGGACCGGATTACTCATTCTCACCAAATAAGACGTCTATTTTAAAATCCTTAGGATTCATGGATTTTCTCATATCAACAACTACTTTGGTGGGATTACACGGAATCAGATTCCGAGCTTTTTTACAAAGAACCGAAGACATATCTATGTTTTCACCAGGAACTATATCCATCTCATATTCCTTGGGTGGATCTGGATATGAGTCAACCTTGAGCTCCAGCTCTATGTTGTCGATTTGAAATTTAAGATCCTGTATACCTGATTTTGATCTACCTATAGAAACCGAGTACTCTATCTCGCATTCCTTCTCATCAACATCTACAAGTTCAGGGGGTCTATTAATCAAATCAATATCTAGATATCCTAGCTCATGAGAGAATGAATACTCGCTAGAAACCCTTCTACCCTTGGAGTTATCAAAAGAAACGTAGTCGTGAATTCTTGGCATTATCTTACTTCACTTTTTTTATGTATTATATATCCCTCCGCTTTGAAGGTTCTTTTTAATGTCTTACCCAAAAACACAAAGGGGAAATATATAAGATGAACATAAAAAATTCCGCCATGAAAGATCTCAAGACAACATGGTTTATACAGCACCCAATAGACCAAGAGCACAAGCAATACATATTGCTAGATTTTCTTCAAAGTGTAAACTCTGAGATATCCAACGAAAATATCTACTACCCAGTAAAGAAGATATTCTCAATAATTAAGGAGCTGACGTTCGTGAAGAACTTACTAGAGGGTAAAGACATGAAGCCCTATACAAAGATCGAGAGACTAAGAATACTTAGCGAATGTGTAGAGGAGCATCAGCTATCATTTAAGGAAAAGGTGGAGTGTCTCAAAATAGTTGAGTCTTCATTGGCAATCCTCTATAAATACGCGGATCTCGGGATGAGTCTGTGGAGAAATATAGAGAGGAGAATAAAAACATTCGATCTTATACCAAATAGCGAGGACTTAAGCGACTACGGAATCCTGATGGTCAGAAATATGTCGACCGATGAGATGTTCGCATACCTTTGGCAAACCGGGGATACTGGGAGATCTTCCAAAGGAACCATGATGAAAAGAATTCCTCTAAAAAATCCATATTTCTCTCTATCCTATGAATTCTCAGTCCATGAAATAATGCAGACCATTGAGATGAGAGGAAATTCACCCAGAATAACCGTAATGGAGATATCGGAGGACTTTAGGAGTGACTCGGTAATTCTAAAAATAGCAAAGGAGTTATTCGTAAGAGAAATTTCCTCCAGCAAGGAAACGGAGATCTAATTATTGAGATTCCTTCCACACATTGTCAATCAGTGAAACTCCCTCATGCTGGCGGGCTAATCTATCACGAATTATGCCCATTTGAGTTATTCCCTCACTCCATTGAACTTCATTAAACCATATATCGGGACTATCCCAAGAATACTTGTCTAGACATTCGAGGTAAAAATCCCTAGAAGCAGCTGGGAGTATCACGCAATGTGCGAGTATAACCTTATTGGTTAAGTAGAAATCTGGATAATCAGGATCTGACTCATTATCTATAGGAGGGGACTGCAAATAATCGTTTACGTATCTGGACCCTAATGAAGTATAATAAAGTCCTCTAGCTTTGGAGAATTCGATAGCCTCCTTTAGCTTATTCATGAATTCTTGACGATCGCAAAGCAATACACAGTCACATTCACAAAGAACCAGGGCGTCAAGATCCTCGGTAAAATTTTCAGATATAGCTTTCTTAAAAGACTGGAAAGCACCATAGTGTCCCGGTCCATGATTCGTAAATTCAGATTGGCTGATTGCCTTCTCTTTCTTCCAATCATCCCCGGAATATCTACGATTTATCTGCTGAACATACTCCAGACCCATACCACCAAGGGGCGAAAGTGAATCTATAGATGCTATCTCCCTCTCTTCCTCTATCTCAGTGAGTATATGGACCAATCTAATATTCATATCTTCTTTTTGGTTTATACAGAAACAAAAAAGACAAGTTTCGAAAAACTTGCCTTTCTCACATAAATCATATGTTCTTATTCCTTACTCGAAATCAGATAGCCTTGTAATTATGGATTCGTTAACAGTACTCTCCGATGTATCCATTGTAGCTCTCATACCGGGCTCCTGTATTCCTACTCCACCTATCGCGTTTACGTAGTCTCTATCTCCCTTGGCGTTGTATCCAGGAACTTGAATTCCCGCTTTTTCCGGACTAAATACTGCATCAGCATAACCAACCCAATCATAAGCCGGCTCCCTTTTTATCTTATGTAATCCAGTCTTCTCCTCGCCTCCGGTTTGATTCTCCTCAGAGAAGGGTTTGAAATTCTCGTCGTGAACTTTTTTCCTAAACTGCTCGAAGTCTAGAACTTCCCTTTTTGCGACATCATTTATATTCATGTTCTGTAATTTTCTTTTTCCTGGTTAATTTAACTTGGATTGTAGCCAAAGCTATTTCTGTTAGCAGGAGCTGAGGAGATTAATCCACCTATAAAGTCATCCACTATATTACCCTTGTCTATCTCCAAAGAATTCCCTTCTCTGTCTATATCAGTTCTGATTGCTTTCTCTATACTCCCCTTGTCAGTCGGACTTAATCCTCTAATGAAAGAATCCCTGTCAACAGGTTCAAATCCATTAAAAGCCTCCAGGTAAAATCCCTCCAGTTGGTCCCTAAAGTTATTCCTTCTTACCTCGTTGCTGAACATTTCAGATATTGTTCTATAGATCCATCCGTTCTTATCAATACCTAGTTTTTCAGCTATACCGTCAAGTCCCATCTCAGTAAGAAATTCCATGGTCGCATCGGCAGCTTTGGGGGCTAAATAACTAGCGCTAGTCTTTCCGCTAAAAAGTATGGTGAAATAATCATTGATCGGTATCTGCTCAACGAAGTTCTGCACAAGCTTACTAAAGATGGAATTTTCGGTTATACCTAGATTACCCAGCAAATATGCAGTTACCTTGCCTTTAAATACGTCACTAAGAGGAGTCATAACAGATGACAAAGCACCAGTTATGTAGTCATATATACCGGATTCGTTAACGTCACGATTCGACCTAAACTCATCAAAGGTCTTTATTCCATTATCCATGCGGAAGTTTTTTCTTTATATATCTATCCGCACTGAGTTATTTTATCCCATAAACAGATCCACTGCTCCATGTCGATATGCTATCTTATCCTTCTTTATCTGAGGATTTTTTAGTGGAGCTTTATCCCTATTTAAAATAGCTTCAGGTAGGAGAGGACCGAAGGTATCTTTCAATATCTTCTTATCCGTTCTCCACTCTTTAGGAATGGATAATGCAAACCTGACTATATCCAAATTTAGAAATGGACTTCTGAGCTCCAGGGTATGAGCCATAGACATTTTATCCAGCCTTGGGAGATGATAATAGCTAAGCTCATCGAAAATATCGGATCTCTGAGAATCATACTCATGAATTCTCTTATATCCTCCAAAGAGCTCATCGGCCCCATCCCCGCTTAGAACTATCCTATACCCACCAAATTTTTTAACAGCATCAAATAAGTGGTATTGTGGAATTACTGAACCTAGATCTATCGGACTTTCATTCCACTTTCGATATATCTCAGAGTTCATGTGGCTGTCCATAGAATAATCCAAGAATGAAACCTCAGCTCCCAAATGGCTGGCAAGAATTTTAACGTACTCGCTTTCATTATTCTCTATACTAAACCACCGGACATCAGATTCAGTTTCCTTAAGTATAGCAGCAATGATGGATGAATCCAGTCCACCCGAAACAAGTAGAGAAATAGGGTAATCCTTGGATATTAGCCTATTTTCAACAGATTCAAACATCTTGCTCCAAAGCCATTCCATATGATCTTCGTAGCTAGATCCCTCGAGCTCATATATTGGATGTTCGAATCCCTTGAAATAATTAGAGTAGACATTCTTAAATTCGGGACTTGCCAAATTGAAGCTGTAGATATTATTAGGTAAAAATCTCTTGACCTCTGAGTATGAGGTCCGATTATCCGTATTGTATCCCCACTTTCTTATAGCGCTCATGAGGGTAAGGTCGATCTCACTATTCACACTAACTAGTGATTTTACTTCAGATGAGATTTCACCCAGATTGTTATAATACAGTGGTTTTCTGCCCAGTGGATCAGTAAATGCTATTACGTCATTGCTGTTAGAATCGAATATAACCAAAGCCCAGAATCCATCCCAAGTTTGAATCTCTGGTAAGAACATAGCACAGAACATCTCAAAGGACCCACCGGAGTATCGGCTAAACAGATTACACAGGTACTCGGTATCCGATGAAAATCTATCCTTATCGTAGTTAAATATCTCCCCGTTGAACATCATATAGACGCCTCTAGAGACTTCTTTTGGTTGATCCCAAGTATCACCATCGGAAGTCTGAATTGGGAGTCTATGATGACACAAATACCATCCATTCAGCTCTAGGGTTTTACTTTCTATACCTCTATGCTTTATTGTATTCAGATTCTCCTCAGTCCCAGTTTGGGTTAGCAATATACCACACATATTATTCTATATTCATTATGGCTTCAACTGATTTATTGTCAAAGCTGTTAGTAATAAACCTAATTGGGACATTATAGGGCTGATTTGCTATAAGATCTCTCAAATTTTCCATTATCTCCGATTCAGCATTATCGCCGTCCCTAAAATCCCAGTTATCCTTATTCCGGTCACTGGAATCTGGGTTTTCTCCAGTTACGTATACTATTTCACATTTGCTAAAGAGACCTTGATCCGCTATCATCTCGATTTGGGATCGGGCTTGTTCCTCAGTAATCCTTCCAGAAAGAATCCCCCACGTAAGAACAGTGAGTATTCCACGATCTAAGACAAAGTCAGGGAGAAGTCCCTCCCTATTCATCTGGAGTAACATTAGCTCTTTCCCCAAAGCAAAGGAATGAGTAATCTCGCCGTTGTCTGGGAGATCTAACCTATTGAACCACCCGACAAAATCGAACTTAAATATCCTCAGTCCGCTATGTGAAGCATATTTACGTGCTAAAAATGTCTTCCCTGAATTTCTGGGACCCTCGAATATCCTTACCATCCGGTATGCTTTTTGGTTCTTTTCTTTTTATCTTCCTATCACCCATATATTTCCACAATTTATGATTTATTCTGTAACGGGCATATTTCTCTATAATTAATCTACGGTCCACAAAATAGTATGTTGGAAAGCTGATATTCAATTTTCCGTCCAGGATATACTTGTAAATTAAACAATTGTAAACATGCTGCTCTGGACAAAGGTGTGTGAAGTTCTGATACGGTTCAGGATCCGGATTTCTCATCAGAAGGCTCTTATCCTCACAAAGGTTCTTATACTCCCTAAAGAACTCCCTGGATTTTTCAGTATTCCGGACTATCATCCTACTCGATGCAATCTCAAAGCACCCTGAAACAATATCGCTATCCTCCTTGCTGTCCAATATCTTATCAGAGGTATATCTTTTCCCGTGCATACCCACAAGAGGAGGATTTCCGTCAAGGAGGTCGGCTTCAAAAGGGGAGAAGAAATCCGACCCGTTTATATCCAACAGGTACTCACATGTTTCTTTTATCCTTCCCCATTGGGTTTGCCAATACTGGGGATATTTAGAGAAATTGCAGTCATGGTAAATTAATATCGATCCCTCCTCAATATTTTTTAGTGTGTAATCTATCAAGAATGGCTTAAAATCTCCAGATCCTACACTACTGATTCCTGGATTAAGATTTAAGATATCACCCAAGGGATTACAGAAATTATCTGACCCTGGAAGTGATTTAAGTGATTCTCTGTCATATATCCACAGGTCATCGAAATAAGGATCTAATAAGAGTCTGATGTTCCCCAGGCTACCTAGCAAAGATTTCCTCTCCTCTTCAGTAGCACCTTCCCTTATATTACAAAAACTTAAAAAGTATATTTTGCTCATACTACAAAGAATGTAGCTATTCTATCAGGAAGAATGAACTATGTTTCTTGCAATTAAGCAGACCCTGGAACAATATAGATGGATTCCTTCATATGAGAGGGTATTGAATCTATTCCAACTATTGAGATCCTATCCAAATGCTTATTCTTTGCTTTCAACACAGGGGAGATTTTTTTGAGCGTATCTTTCACAACTAAGAAATCGTCATCCGATACATCACCATTTATATTCATGCATTCCAAACAATGAGCATTAGAATGGGATTCTTTTACCGGGACCAAAGAACACATTGCTTCATTTACCATGGGTGATTTAGATCTAAAGGAACTATTTTTAATTATAGCTTTGGATAGCCCCTCTGCATCCTCGTCATACTTATCAAGAGCCATATCAAGGGCACATTTCCACTCCTCCTTCTTTCCATCATATGAAATGAGAGGAGCGAGGAAAACAACGCAATTGTATATGAACCTTTGCTCAGCAGGACTTAGTGTATCCAAATCTATCGAATCCCCGCACACACCTTCCATAGATCTTTTTATAGTGCTGAGGGCATTGGTTGGAATATATCCCTTCTTTATATTATTGTCACACGGTTCAAGTGACTCGGAGCAATTTCTATACGCGGATTCCATCTCCTTAAGACCATCACTTGCATAATCTGCGTTTTTACCAAACACATCACCTATGGCTTTTGACTTTGTATCTGAATCAACGCCAGCGAAATTTTTATAGTAGCTAGTATACCAATCACCAAACGAATCAACATCTTCTGAATCATTTCCATGCACTTTAGCATAGCTATTCCAGTTACATGGCTTATTTACATTGGTTGAAAGTCTTTTAGTAGGATAGACAGATACATTACCGTCATCACCAACCATTACGAAATGCGAAACCTCTTTATCGTTGTCCACCGCGTCAGTCCATGATGTTATGAAATCCGAAGGACAAGATCCCTTTAAAGTTTTATCTTCCCTCAAGAAATCCTCAGCTTCAGCGTTTTTATTATAACCCTTTGTTCTTAAAAGTTTTGCAAGTCTCTCGGCTAACATGACATCCGAGGTAGTAGGCATACCAGTGCTCTGACTGGTCTCTAGCTCTTCCTCATACTTCTTAAGCTCATCTGATATTCTATCAGGATCAATATATCTCTTGTCCTCAAACAAACCCATAAAGGATCTTACGTCTATTACGGATGATTCCGAAAGATTAGCATAAGATTTTCTCATCTTGTCCAGGCAGTCATTTATCGATTCCTTATTCTGTGAAGAAACCTGATCAAGCTTTAATATGGAATCAAGAAGCGATTTATCAATTTCCCCGTTTACGTTTTTATTATCAAGAGCCCCCTGAATAGCTTTTACTGCAGCAGAAGTTCCTTCTTCAAATTTACCATCAGCACCACCTCTTGGCTCTAGTACATTCTTCAGCGGAGAATATGCATCTATTAGAGCTTTCTGAACAGCTTCTATTATTCCGCAACCTCTTAACCTAGGATCAGAATCCTTATCACCCATTTTTAAAGGGAAAACTCTATCATTCATGCTGGATTCTTTTTCCTCCATCTCTTCCCTTACCTTAATTTCAGTGATACCCTCCTGGGTAAATGCTTTAGTTACAGCATCCAAAGCACTAGTAAAGAGATCTTGGACATCCGAGAATTTCTGATAAAGGTCGTCATCCTTCTGGATTTTTGCCATCACCTGTTCAGCAGCTTTAACCTTGTATTCGTTGTACTCCTTACACAGATTGTCAACCTTTTTCTCTATCTCAACAAGATCTTTCCTTTGGTCACGTGAAGATAGGGAGTCAAGACGCTGTTTTAATTGAGAAAACAGCCTTTGCCAATCTCTTCCGTACCCATTTTTAGCATCCTTACCTTTAGAATCACAGATAAGAGCTATGAGATTTTTTCTAAGCCTATCAACCCTACCATCATATCCTATTACAAGTCCCTCATTAAGGGATTTCTCCTTAGCTATCTTATCCATCTCAGTTTGCATCCTAGCAAGAGCTTTCTCGAAAAGGTCTATGAATTTAGCTTCCTTGGAAGTATCTATCTCTATAGCTCTTTTAACCGCTTCTCCTACGGAACTAAGCGAATCCAAATAAAGCTGTTTAATCTGAGCAAAATGAGGATCTATAACATCCACATCACTACAGATATCCTTGGCTTTTGCTATGAGATTTTTAACAGAGGAAGAACCAGACATTTCATCAACTTTTTTCCTGAATTGGTCAGGATTTCTATTCTTATCAGAAGCAATATCGAAGCAAATCTTCTTGCAATTACTAGCAAGAGTATCTGCCATTCTCTTGATAAGATCCTCCACGTTTTGGTTCTCGTTTAAAGAGAGATACGTGCTAGAAAGGCTTCTAGCTACCGGATTGTATCTTAGATATTCTTTTCCCATCTTAGTAAATATTTGTTGTGTCCCCAGAATCGGCTTTAGCTTGCATAGCATTAGCTAATGCATTCAAAAGAGCAGGCATTTGCCCAGTGAGTGTTGCTTGTCTTCTTATACTCGCAGCTTTTTCTACCAAATCGGTAGCTTCCTTCTGTTTTGCTATTTCTTCAGCAATCTCAGCTTGTTTTTCGTTAACATCAGCTTTAGCTTTGACTAAATCTTCATTAACACCTTCGAACAAGTGAAATTCGCTTAGCTTTTTAATATTGTTATGCATATCTTCTAGCGATAGTAATTTTTGTTCTTAAATCCCTTATCTGACCCATCATCATCTCTCTCAACTCTTTTAGGTCCTTATCCACCGAGCTCTTATCGAGACCTTTTTTCATAGCCTGTCCAACTAATCTATCCTTCTCAGTATCTAGAGTAGCATACCTTTCATTCCTTTCTGTTGTCATGAATTTGATGAGGTCTTTAATCTGATTCTTTTCTAGACCTTGTGCATACTTTGTAAATTGAACAGCATTCATGGCCAATATAGGATCTAAAGAGAATTTAGCTCTAGAGATTGTAGAAGTGCTAGGATCTGGAATTTCGAGGGGTTTAGCAAGATCGAGTCTGCCGAATTTTTTCCTGAAATTCTCATCCTTCTCTTTCGCCGCTAAAGCAGCTTCCTTATACTTGTCATATAGCTCATCTGCGATATCTTGGTCGGTGAGCTGCTTAGCAAGTTTATATAGCTTTTCTGTTAATTCAGCTTCAAGCTCTGTTTTTTTCAAATTCCAATAAGAAACAAGTCTTGGGTTTCCTTCGGTTATCTCTTCCACCTTCTTATCGACCCTCGAAATCTCCGAGGCCTTCTTTTTATTCAAAGCTCCGACAAGTTTCCTGTTTCTATCTATCAGCCTCTCCAGTTTTTTAGCCTCCGCAGGATCGCTCTTGGTCTGCGCTCTTTGAATCTGCAGCGCATCTATGTCGGTTTGGATTTCGTTCCAATCCCTAGCATATTGGGTTTCTATCTTGTTTATCTTAGCAAGCAAAGAGTTTATTTTAGCAACAGATCCACCAAAATTCGAGCTCAGCCAGTTTATAATCTTGTCCGTTTTATTGGAAGATTCGTTAATCTCGCTGTTCCTGCTCCATTCTGAAAATTTTAGCAACATATCAGGATAATTTTTTTGTTAAAGACTTTATCTTAGAATCAGTAGGATTGTTCGAGAGATCGATAATTTCCTTAGTTAAACCAGATTGTGCGTCTTTACCATCAGTCACCGCTAGATTTATCTTACTGAAAATATCAGTCAGTGAAGTGGTGTTAGAAAGCTTTTTATCTATCGATTTTTTCCCTCTACCAACACTAGAGTAGAGTGTGTATAGATTCTCCAAAGCATCAATCTCGTTAGCAATAGAGGTAGACTTCCTCAAAGCAGAGTTTATTTTTCTTTTACTCCCGCCATTTTTCATAGATATCTCCTTCTTAATCGAATTAAGTAGATCCACTAATTCTTCCTTGAGTGCTTCAGATCTCTCCGCAGTCTTATCCCTTAGATCCATCAAAACCCCAGCGTCTCTATTCCCAACGATCTTTTTGAGTTCTCCTATATCGGATAAATCCGAATCCTTTATCGAGCTAGAAGCGCTTTTTCTTGCGGATATCCTGGAGATTAACTCGTCAGCTTTTTTGGAAGCCTCATCAAATTTGGCTTTAAGTTTTTTAATTTCATCTGAGTCCTCACTGGATTTTCTAGCCATTTCATACTCAAATTTAGAAAGTTCATACTCGTCGTCAGCAAGACCGGTTTCATAATATTCCTTCCTCCTGTCGTTGCCGTCAATAACTTTATGCATAAGGTCCGCACCTTTTCTCATTTGTGCATTTTTCATCTTGACAAATGCAGAATATTCCTTTTTCTTCTTATCAATCTCGTTCTCGATTTGTATCAGGGCTTCTCTACTTCCTGCACTACGTGCCTTGTTCCTCTTTATCTCCAATGCATCAAGCTCATCTCTTAGCTCATATTTCTTAGTGATAATCTCCTTTTTTATATCGAGGTCTCCCTTTCTTATGTTATCTATAAGATTTATTCTGGACAATCCGCCGAGAAGGCTTTTAGAGAGATTATTCATAAGACTATCTAAGGCTTTCTTCTCAGAAATATCAATCTCCGCATAGTCGGTATAATAGGACTCCAACAAGCTTTCACCTATAGGTTCCGAGAGATCCCGAAGAGAGATGAAATCCTTATGATTAAGTATTTTACGCATTATGCAATATTCTCATTTATACTATATATCCCCACAAATAAAAAAACCCCAGGCCGAAGCCTGGGGTTTAGTATTGATTCTTATTCTATTTTAGATTAAGAAAGACCTCCAGCAGGTACGTTAACGTGGAAGCAGAAGTACATAGTTTCTGGGTGGAAACCAGCTTCGACTAGAGCGTAACGTGACTTAACTGCTACTTTAGGTGACATAGTACCTTCAGAGATTGTCTGAATAGACTCAGCCATCATGTAAGGCATGAACTTAAGTCCTGGTTCGTCGTCACCACCTTTTCTTCCAATAAGAACTCTGTTATCGTTGAACTTCATGTTCTGATCAACGTATACGGTCATACCAGCAAGCGAACCTACAGGGTAAAGTGTACCGTTGTTCTGAGTCAACGTATTAGAGAAAGGAGCAAAAGTGAATTGAGAGATGTCTTGCAATGCACTTGCAACGTTAGCGTTAGTAACGATGAAGTTAGCAGGACCTCTTCTTCCTCTGTTAGCTACTACGTTAGCACCAGCTAGGATTCTAGAGAATAGT